CCGGCGTCGCCGACACCCGGCCCCCGGTGCCCATCGACGCATCTGGGGTCGGCAGCAGCGCCGGGTCCTGGCCCAGCCACATTGCCGCGCTGGCCAGGTCGGAGTGGCCTCCCTCGCCCCGGGCCTGATGAATCTGGGCCGGGTCGCCGGGCGTCGGCAGGAGCTCGCACTCCACCTGGTCGGCCAGCGTCGGCCCGTGGCCGCCCTCCCGGCGTTTGTCTGGGTGCTGGCTCCCGCCGTTCACCGCAAGCTGGGCGGTTGGGGTTTTGAGCAGCTGCACGGCCATCGCCAGTGGAGTCCCCTGGCCGTTCCCGTTGATGCCCTTCGCCAGGTTCGCCTGCCTGCGTGCCTCCCAGGATTCCGGCGACTCCCCGTCGTTGAAGTTCCCCGCCGCTGGTGTCGGCAGCAGGCCACGCCAGGATGAAAACCCGTTCCCGCCGGTGGGGGGCGCCGACATCGGATGCTCGTACAACACACCACTGCGCATCGAACCCGACTTCGGCCAGGTCTGCCTGAACGGTGCCCATCCAAGGTCGGAAAATAGGTCCCCCTGATCCGTCACCCACTGGCCGCCCACAAGCCGGGCAATTTTCCGGCATCCAGCAGGTGTCACAGGTTCCCGGTGCGCACTCGGCCCCTTGGCATTCAGCTCCTGCATTCTGCGCTGGATAGTGCGGCAGTGATCCCTCGCATGATCCGTCCACACGCAACCCAGCTTGTTCGGGCGCCTCGGCAGCAACGACTTGATGTCCTCCAGCCGGATCCCGAGGCGCGCCTGTTCCGCTTTCAGCACGAGATGTGGCGCGATCTGGCGCAGCATCACGGACGCGGCCTGTCCCGAGATCGTCCAGGCGTGCGCCTCGTCCCACTTCCCCGTCGCCGCCCGCGACATGTGGAGAGAGCCCCCGAACTGCCTGTGCAGGGCCGTGAGAATGTCCATCGCCTTCACGGTCATCCCGACGGTCACTACAGTGGCGAAGTTCTTCTTCTTGCCGCTGACATGTATGCATCCCTCGCCGTCGATAAGGCCAGCCACATACGCATCGGGCAATAGGCTCGTCAATCCAGTCACCTCCAGATAGAAGGTTGGCAACATTCTCAAGCACAACAAGCGGAGGCTTGAGCGCTGCAATGGCCAGGACGACATTGGCCCAGATTCCGCTCCTGGTGCCGCCGTGAAGACCCTTTCGTGCACCAGCGCACGAAAGATCAGTGCAGGGAAACCCGGCCAGCAGGATGTCCACTGGGCTTACCTGGGTCCAGTCGGCCCGGGTAATGTCGCCCAGGTTCGGCACGCCGGGGTACCGGTGCGCGAGGATCGCCGCCGCGCCCGGGTCGTTGTCGGCGGTGAACACGACCTGCCCGCCGAACACCGCTGTCACGCCCATGCCCAGGCCGCCGTACCCGGCGCACAGTTCACCGACCGCCGGCCCCGTCATCCGCCTTTCCTTTCCTCCGCGCCGAGTTCGTCGGCGTACAGTTCGCGGAACCGTGCGGGCTGCTCGCGGGCGAGCCGGGTCAGTGCCCGGTTGCGGGCCGCGCCGCGGCTGAACAGGCGGCTGTACACGTTCGGGTGGGTTTTCCGCCACGCCCGGAAGTAGGCCCGGTTCGCCTCCACGCACGCCGCGCACGGGTCTTCTCCGGCGCGTTTGTGCCGCATGTAGCCCGAGCGGGTGCCGCACGCCGCTGGTGTTTTCACCCCGGCTGCCTCCCCGCTGCTTTCAGCGCGGCGTCCCGCAGCAGCACAGCCACCAGCACGGCCTGTGAACGTTCGGCGGCGGTGATCAGCCCGGCAGCCAGTGCCTGGTCTGCGTCGGTGCAGGCTTCGGTGTACTGCCGGGCGATCGCGCCGGCGCGGGTCACGGCCCGTCCACGGCGTGCTTGACCACGAGGCTGACGTCTTCGCGGCCGGTGGCCGGGTTGTCGTTGAACCGGGCCACCACACCCAGCGGCGTCTCGCTGGCCCGCATCCGGCCGGGGAAGTGGTCGCGGATGACCCGCTGCAGCTGCCACATCACCGGATCCGCGCGGCCACCGCTCATCAGGGCCATGGAGTCGCCGACGGCAGCAGATGCCGCCATGCCCAGGCAGATCGCACCCGGTGGCCACGACCCGGCCGCCCCGGTTGCCTGCCCCCAGCCGTGTTCGTCCAGCAGCCGCAGGATCGTGTCCGCGGTTTCCTGTTTCACCTAGTCCTCCACGCAGTGCTTGATGACGAGCCGCAGGTCTTCTTCGCTGGTCTGCGGGTGGTCGTTGAAATAGATCAGGTCCGCGCATTTGCCCCGGCCGGGGAACATGCGCTTGGCCTTGGTGCCCAGTTCGCATTCCGCGTCGTCTACGGCGTTGAGGCCGAACTGCTGCCCGAGGGCCCGGCACACCGCCTCGGACGCGCAGATCTGCCCGCTGGTGCTGACGCTGCGGTCCTGGGTCCAGCCGTGCTGGTCAAGCTGGGCGAGGATCCGGTCCGCGACGTCGCGTTTCACGTGTCCTCCACACACTGCTTGATGAGCAGCCGCACATCCTCTTCGCTGGTCTGCGGGTCATCGTTGAAAGTGATCGCGTCACCCTTGCCGATCTGGCTGGGAAAGAGGGCACGCGCCTTATCGCACAGTTCGTCCCACACCACCCGCACATTGCCAATGTTCTGGGCTGTGTATGCGAGGGTGAGTGCGTGGCTCAGGCAGATTTTGCCGTCGCCGCTGACCGCCTGTCCCTGGCCCCAGCCGTGCTGGTCGAGCTGCGCGAGAATCGCGTCTGCGGTTTCCTGCCGCATCTATTCCTCCTGCTTGGTTTCTTCGTTGGGGCGCCATTGGGTGCAGCCGCAACTGCCGCGCAGGCATTTAGCCCGGGCGCCCGTGCTGGTGATGTCGTGCTCCAGAATTGAGTGGGTGCAGTAGCAGTCCCGCAGCGCCGGTGCCCGCACATGCCCGCAGGTGGGGCAGCGCTGCCCCCATTCGGGGTGGTCCCACCAGTCCGGCTGGCCGGTCATGACACCAGCGCCCCCTCCGGTGGTTCGGCGGTGTAGCTGGCACCTGGGGTGAGCCACCGCACCGACCAACCGTCCCGGTACGGCGCCCACAAATGCACCGGTATCAGCGCCGGGTCCTCATGCGACCAGAGCCAGAACCCGCGGTCGTGCATGTCGGCGTCTCGGTCCTCGCACAGCCGGTGACAGCCACATGAGGTCGCCGACCCGCATACCAGTATCAAATTCTCGGGGCTGTTGTTGATGCCGCCGGTGCCGCGGGCCACCCGGTGCTGGATCGACCACCAGCCGCCATAACCCAGGCCCCGGCCGCAGGCGGCGCAGCAGCCACCTTCCCGGTCCCAGATGAGCGCCCGCGTGACCCGGTCCGGGCCGGTGTCTTTCACCCGCCTGCGCCCGATCATGGGTGCCGCCCCGTCCCGGACAGTTCCCGTTCGGTGGCCTCCTCGGTGCGGAGTTTCCCGAGGCGTTCTTTGAGCGCGCCCAGGTGTGCCCACTGCACTTTCACCAGGTTTTCCGCTTTCTTCCACACCCGGTATCTGACGGCGGTGGCGAGGAACGCTTCGGCTTTGCGGTCATCGACGGTGCCGCCGGCTTCCCGGTAAATGCGGTAGTTGTCCAGCTTGTAATCCACTTCGGCGTCGGTGCACGTGTCCAGATGCCGGCGGAGGTCTTTGACGGCCTGGTCGAGGGCGTCGCACACGCCGTCCATTTCATGTCTCACGGCACCGCCCCGGTCTTGACCCGCCGCACCTGCAGCTTGGCCACCGTGGCCGGCTTGTCGATCCAGGGCGGTTTCAGCCCCCGGCTGGTGTAGTCGGCGAGCACCTGGTCCTCATCGAGAACCCGCCTGGCCTCACCGGGTTTCGTCATCGACACCTGCCAGCCGCCGGCGGTGCCGTCCAGGCCACGGATCAGGTCCGCGTAGTGCGCCCGGTCCGCGTCCAGCGCCTTGATCTGCTCGCTGGCTTCGCCGTAGCCGATGACCGCCTCGGCCAGCTGCACGTCGGTGATCGGCTCCCCCTCCGGCGGTGACTGCCCGGCCCGGCAGAGGGAGAAGAACTCGCAGTAGGCGGTGCACCACGCCCACGGCTCATCCCGCGGCGGCAGCCCGCCGCCGGCCAGCACGGTGCGCACGTAGGCGAGCCGGTCGGCGCCCTCGTCGGCGAGCGCCCGGTCAAAGGGCTCCTCATAGCACCACCAGTCGCTGAACGTGCCGTCGACCGGCACCACGAGGATCCGCACCGCCGCGCCGGCGGGCAGTTCCCCGGCGTCGATGAGCCCTGCGGCGTAGCCGTGCGCCTGGACCCGTTTCGGCCACAGGCTGGCCGGGCGGGTGGCCCAGGTGCGGGCGGACGCCAGCCTGGTGGTTTTGATGTCGGTCACGCCGCCCGCGTCGACCAGGTCGGCGCGGCCGGGGATATCCCGGTAACAGGTCGCCACTTCGGCCCGGACCCCGTCACCGGCGAGGATGCGCTGCAGGTATTCGTGGATGGCGGTGCCGCGCTGCGCCGCCCACGTGTCCGGCGCATCCGAGGGCCATTCGCCGCCGAGCCGGTAGCCGAGCCGGGCCCGGCAGCCACCCACCTCCGACCAGCCGATTTCGGCCTGCCGGGACCGGGGCCGGGCCGCGTCATAGGCGCGGACGGTGGCGATCGTCTCATCCAGCCACGTCACGGCTGCACCGCCCCGAGCAGCGCCTGCGCGGCGGCCCGCAACTGGGCCGGGGTGGCATCCTCCACACCGGTGCCGGTGATGCCGCGTACCCGCTCGTCCAGGCTGTCCGCGGCGACCCCGGCCGCCTCGGCGGCCTCGATGAGGCTGGCCAGCGCCCGGTCCGCGTCCTCCAGCTGGCGGCGCCGGTGGGCGATGTACTGGCCCAGGCCACCGGTTTTCCCGGATTCGGGGTCGCGGATCAGGGCGGGCTGCTTGCGGGCCTCACGAGCCCGGGTGGAGATCGCAGACAGTTCGGCGACGGTGTGCGCCGCCCACGCTTCACCGGCGAACGCCTGCGCGTCCGGGTCGGTCTCACCGGTGGCCTGCTGCCCCGCCGGCGGATCAGCACTGGGCCGGGCGATGACCCCGGCCGGCATTCCTTTGGCCGGCGGGGCAGCCGTCCCATCAGCGGCCTGCCCTATCTCGTCGTCGGTGTACAGGCCCCCCAAATCCTCCGGGAAGGCTTTGCGGAGGGCGAGCGCCTCGGAGCATTTGGCGATCATGTGGTCGGGCATGGACGCCCACTGGCCCTGCGGGTTGCCGTCCCGGTAGGTCTGCACATAGGAGGTGAACCGGGCGGTCGCGTCGAACCGGTGCCCGTTGCGGACCACGACCACCTTGGCCGCGGCCGGTGGCCCGTCGCCCAGCCACACCTCATGCTTGCCGCCGTCGGGGCCGAACCAGATGGTGTCCTCGTAGGAGTAGTCGATGCCGGCCTCGTCGGCGGCGCGGCGGGCAATCACCCGGAACCCGTCGATGGTGGTCTGCGCCCGGTACACGTCCCGGCCCGCCCGCTTGTCATAACGGCCGATGCAGACGATCTGCCGGGCGAACGGGTCGAGCCGGCGGCGGCGGCATTCATGAAAATAGAGCGCGAGCTCGGCCTGGCTGATCTGGTCGCTGACGCCCATCTGGAAGAGGGCCGCGAGCTGCTGATCGTTCCAGGCTTCCTGGTCGTCGCGGATGGCAAGGGCGGTGGTCATCACTCTCCGTCTGGGTCTGGGCCACCAGCAGCGCGACCGTGATGGGTGCCGGACGTTACGGGGCTGCTGGTGGCGGCCGTGTCACGGCCGGCGGCGATGGTCCGCTGGGTGCCGGTACAGGTTTGGCCGCCGGCCGTGGCCTGGGCACCGCCAGCAGCGCCGCAACCTTGGGTGCCGGGATCTTCTTGGCTGCTGGCGGTGGCCTGATCCCCGCCCCCGGCGGCGGCTTCGACATGGCCACCGTCGAGGACATGGCCACCGGGGGCGGGAGAGCCGGCCTGGCCGGCAGCGATCGTCGCATGGGTGCCGGCGGCAGTGTGGCCGCTGGCCAGGCCGGTGTCTTCGTGGATGGCGCGGGCCTCGCGCCACAGTTCCAGCAGCACCTGCTTGGCGACGGCGCGCAGCCCGCGGGCGTGCTTGTGCCCATCCGACAGCGGCGAGCCGGGCTGGGCGGGGCTGCCGCGGGGGCCGCAGCGCACACAGCCGGTGGCGTGCACCGCGCCGGCGTACTTGTCCCGCGCCTGGTCGTAGACGGCCCGCAGGCCACCGCCGCGCTGCTTGATGCAGGACGCGGCGACGAGGTGGGCGCGCATTTTCGCGGCCGGGGACCAGTTCGCCCGCACCCCCCGCTGCCTGCGGGGCGCGACCCCCACCAGCACCGGACCGGGGCCCCCGCCAGCGGCGGAATCCTGGCCAGCGGCGGAATCATGGCTGGCGGGGGTGCCTGCCCCGCCACCAGCGGGATCACTTTGGCTGTTGCTGGCAATATGGCTGGTGGCGGGAACCTGGATGACGTGGTAGCCGGCGAACGCCCACAGCTCGCTGACCTTGCGGGGCCGGGCCGGCTCGGCCTCCCCGTCTGCGCGGGTGATCGCGGGCCGCACGTAGGGGTCACCGAGGGTGGCGAGCAGCCGGGCGGCCTGTTTCGCGCCGACCCCCTTGGACCGGCGCACCCACCCATACAGCGGGTGGCTGCGCATCCGCCCGGTCAGGTTCAGCTCGGCCTGATGCTCGGCGTCTTCGAGCATCGCCACGAGGGCGGCGAGCCGCGCCACGTCCGGGTGGGAGGCGTCCAGGCCGAAGCCGCGGACCTCCCCGTCGGTGTCGGCGGTGGCGCGGGTCAGCTGCCGCAGCCGGTTCTCATTCGCGATCCTGGTGCGTTCGAGGTCGTCGAGGATGTCGGCGGCGAACGCCAGCAGCGGGTCACCCAGCTGGCCGGCCATGCCGTCCCCGCCGGCGTGCGTCCCCCGTGGGTGTGCGGGGTGGGTGTGGCCGGCGGGGACAGCGGCGGCCGGGGCGGCACTGCCGGTGGCGGTGGCGCTTCCTCCTTGGCCCCGGCCACCGCCCGCAGCGCCGGCAAGATGGTCACCGGTGATCTTGTGGCTGCGGGTCTCGTCTGTGCCCCCGGCGGCGGCGTCCCTTTGGGTGCCACCGGTGACGTGGCCGCCGGGGGGGATGGTGGGGGTGTCCTGGCCGCGGATCGCAGCCCAGCTGATCTTGCCTGGCATTGGTTCACCCGCTCCTGGCGGTGACGTATTCGGCGAGCACCCCGGCGGGCAGCTGCCCCACCTGCTGCACCCGGTGGATGTCGAGCGCGGCGGCGAGCTCACGTTCGTAGGCGGCCTTGCGGGAGAACGTGGCGGCCTGCCGTTCCAGCAGCCCGGCGTGGAAAATCAGGTCGGCGCTGGTGCATTCGCCGAACGGCTTCTGCCCGCCGGGGGTGTAGATGGTGGCCCGCAGCGCCGGCCAGGATTCGCGGATCGCGGTCACCTTCGCCGACCGGCCGGGCCGGCGCACCCCGGCGACCGGCTTGAACCCGGTGGGCCGGCGCTGGGCGTTGAACCGGCGGCAGTATTCCTCCAGCGCCACCAGCAGCGCGTCGCCGCGGTGGCGGGCCGGGATCCGTTCCCAGATCTCCCTGGCCAGCACCTTGCGGTCGCCGCCGCCCAGATCCCGCCACGCCTGCGCCGCCACCTGGGCCAGGTCGAACTGGCTACCGGTCACCGGGCTGCTCCCCCCCGGTGGCATCAGCTGCGGGCAGTGGCCCGAACTTGCGGTCCAGCCAGGTGGTGAGTTTGCTGGCGTCCCCGCCAGCCCACGCCTTGTACAGGCTGGCGGGAATCTTGACGGCGGGGGTGAGCATGCCCGGCCAGCCGGCGGCGGTGCAGCCGGGGCAGCGGAACAGCCGGGTCGGGTCGTGCCGCCATCCCGCGTCCACCGCCAGGTACGGGCTGCCCTCGAACACTTCCCCGCAGCCGGGCGTGTCGCAGACGGTCCGCAGGCACGCGGTGTTGCCCGCGAGGAAACCGGCCAGTGCCGCCAGGGCACCGCGTGCGTGGCCGCTGTCCACGGGGGTCTCCTCCTTCTGGGTGGTCATGGCGTGGCCTGCCGGATGCGGCGGACCAGGTTGGCGCGGGTCAGCCGCCCGTCCGCGCGGGCAGCGGCGAGGGCCTTCTCAAACACCTCGTCGGTCACCCCGTCGGTCAGCGCGTAGATGCCGGTGGAGTTGGCCGACAGGTCTTCCTTGGACACCCACGCCTGCGGGGACACCGGCACCGCAGCGGCGCCGCTGCTGCGGCGGCCTTTCCCGTCGGCGGCGACCCGCTCAAACCGGCCACGGCGCACCCGGTCATAGCCGCCGCGGGTGGCCGGGCGCATCCCGGGCCGCCGGATCTGCCCGGCCTGCTGCCCCGAGCGCAGCAGCAGCCCGGCGCACCGTTCGGCGCGGCGGCACACCTCGGCCGCGGCGAGCTGCATGTCGCGGGTCAGCTTCCCCGCCCGCACGCGCACCGTTTCGGCGTCGGAGCGGATCGCCAGCACCTGCCGGATGTCGCCGTCGCCGAGCGCGTCGGCGAGGCCTTCCGCCGCGGCGGCGGCGTAACCGCGGGGGTCGGCGGCGCAGCGCGCCAGCCCGGCGGTCACTGTGGCTCCGGGAACGCCTCGGGCCGGGCACCACCCGGCTTGAACGTCAGGAACGCGAGCTTGCTGCCGGCCCGGTAGGCGTTCCACGCCTTGATCAGGATCGCGGTCAGGTAGGTTTCTGACCGCCGGCCCCGCACGTTCCGCGCCTCGGCCAGCGCCCTGCGCAGCTCATAGACCGGGTCGCCCTTGGCCATGTTCTGCCCGTCGGCGAGACGGGCGAAGAAGAACTCACAGTCCTCCTCGTCCAGCTGCGCGAACAGCCAGATTCCCAGCCCGATGTGGGAGGCGGGCAGGTCACAGTGCGCCGTCACGTTCATCGCCCACCGGGTCACCGACCGCAGCCCCGGGTAGCGGTGCAGCGTGCCGAGCATCTGCGCCGGGGTGGGCGTGAAGTTCCCGGCGCCGGTGTAGGCGCGGCCTCCCGCCTCCCAGATGGTGACCCGCCGGCAGATCGCCGCCAGGGTGAACGCGTCCTTCTCCCCACGCAGCGCGAGCACGTCGGAAAAGTTGCGTTTGATGCCGATGTCGGTGGTTTCCTGCGCGGGCGCGTCGAGTCCTTCGACCACGAGCAGTTCCTGCGCGGTGCCCGATTCGGCGATCGCGGCGAGCCGGTGCTGCCCGTCCAGCAGCGTCCCGTCGGTGGACCGCTTGACAGTCTCACCGTTGAGCACGTAGCTGCCGGTGGTCATGTCGGCGACCAGCGGGCCGATCCGGCGGGGCCGCAGGTGCCGGTTGTGGGTGTTCCCGGACAGCCATTCGCGGGCCATCTCGGGGGTGACGAGCACGAACCTGGCGGTTATCTTGCCGTCCGCGGACGTGGCCACCGCAGTGGCCGCCGGGACGGCAGTCTTGGAGGGCATCTGTTAAGCTCCTGTCTGTTGTTCGAGGCGGCCCAGCAGGTCTTGGCAAACCTGGGCCGCATACCGCAGGTGACTGTGCAGATGCGCAGTCACCTGCGCTTTTGAGCCGTCGAACCGGTCATCGGCGAAAATCCGCTCACACCGTTCGACGGCGCGCCGCAGCTGCCACGCACTGTCGCGGGCATAGTCGGGCAGCGGCCCCGGGCTGGCCCGGCCGGCCGGTGGCCGCCCATTGGGCCGGGAGATGCTGCCGCGCAGTTTGCGGACCACACCGCGCCGGGACAGGTTCTCCTCGGCCCGCGCGGCGGCCAGCGCCCGCTCAAACCTGGCGTCACTGACCCCGTCGGCGAGCCGGTATGTCTCGGTCAGGGTGCCGCCGCCGCCGATCAGGTCCCGGGAGCCCAGCTTGCCGGTGGACCCGGATTCGCCCCGCAGCCGGACCGTGCCGGACCGCTGGCCGGCGCGCACGGCGAGCGCCAGCGCCCGTTCGGTGCGGCGGGTCAGCTCCTCGGCGTCCAGCCGCAGCGCGCCGCTGAGGTGCCAGGCGCCGCTGCGGACGGCCTCGGCGGCCTTTTTGACCTCCAGCAGGACGGCGATGTCACCGCCGTCACCGGCGGTGGTGGCCTGGCCGAACCGGGCCTGGGCCTGCGCGAGACGGCCGGTGAGCTCGGCTTCGGCTTCGCCGGTGGCAGCGGGGGTGGTCATGCCGCACCGCGGTCCCGCAGCGCCGGGTGGCTGGCGGCCAGGATGCCGCGCAGTTCTGGCTCCTGCAGCACGTCTATGGGGTTCATCCGCAGCGCCCGGCACCAGGAGATGATGAGCGCCTGGGAGGCGAACTGCTTGCCCGTCTCGACGTTGGACAGGGTGCCCTCGTCGGGGCGTTTGCCGGACAGGTGCTCGATGCGGTCGGCGAGTTCTTTGAGGGTGAGCCCGTGGGCGGTGCGCACTTCACGCAGCGGGACGAGCGGGCCGAAGACGGGCTGTTTGCGGGTCGGCATGCCCAGAATCCTGGCGCAGTTGAACGCAGTTGCGCAAGCTGAGCCACAAGATGAGATGAGTTGAGCACGAAAAAGTTGCTGACAAGCTGGTTACAGGCGTGGACTTGTGCGAAGTTGCGCGGCATGATGGAGGCCATGGCCCCCCCTGACCGTCCCGCAGCCGCCGCCCGGCTCGCCACCGCCGTCATCAGCCGCCGCCTCGAGCTCGGCTACTCCCCCCGCGACGTCGAACGGCTAGGGGGCCCCAGCCGCAACACCCTGCGGCAGATCGAGACAGCCACCGGGGCGCCCCCCCGGGCCGGCACACTGAACCGCCTGGACATCGTGCTCCGCTGGGCCACCGGCAGCAGCGAGAACCTCTACCGCAACGGCATCGAGCCGCAGCCCGCAGGCACCCAGCCGCAGCCCGCCAGCCCCGCTGCGGTGGGCAGCGAGAGGGAGAACCTGGTGCGCGGCCTCGCCGCCTGGATCGCCACCCTGCCGGCCGCCGAGCGGGACCGGCTGGCGGGCGTGTTCTCCAGCACCGTCTACGCGCCCCCCGCAGCCCGGGACGCGCACAGCGCGTAACCACCCCGGGCGCGCCACACCAGCAACAGGGTTACCGGGAAGCCCAGTTAATAACGATTAATCTCACGCATTGCGATAGATCCTGTGCTTGCGGTATCGTCCCGTTGCTGTTAGCACTGTGCAACAAACTCAGAAGCACCCCAAGGCTGGCGGAACAGCCAGGGGGGAGGAGGGGTCCGGGGTGATGCATGAGCCACCGGGTACAGGAGGGGACAATGTCGTCCACATCGGCGACTTCCCGCGCCGGCTCGCCGAGCTGGAAAGCAACGTCGGGGAACTCCTGGAAATGCGAGACGCCATCGCACCGGTATTCCGCGCCGCCGCCGAAGCTGGCGGCGCCACACCACCAGCACCGCAGGCACTCCTGGAAGCGTTCTGCGTGCCACCCGGCAACGGCGTGATCGACGTCCTCATCAAGGTCGGCGGCCACATGGAACGCATCGAGGTAGACACCGACCAGTACCCGCACGCCCACCCCGACGCCGTCTACGCCGCCCTGCTCGCCCGCCCATGTGGGGCGTAACCGACCGGATCCTCTACGTCCCGCTGCCCGGGGATCTGGAATCACGCACCACGTGGGCCAGCCGCCACGAGCTGGTCATCGAGGTCAACGAGGAACTCGGCCGGGTGCGCCGCACCGCGGCCATCCTGCGCGCCCGGCAGAAAGCCAGAGACGACCGCCCCCCCGCCGGGCACCGCGGCAGGCCATTCCTGCTGCTGCCCGGGGCCACCCTGGCCCGGCGGCTGCTCACCGGACTGAAAATACACACCGGGGGAGCCGTCGCGCTCGCCGCGGCGGGCACCACCGCCATAGCCGCCGGCGTGGCCATCACCACCACCCCGCCGCAGCACCACAGCCACCACCAGCACCCCGCCACAGGCAGCGCGGCACCCGCAGCCATCCCGGCAGCCCACCAGGGCCGCCGGCCGGCCACCGACACGCACACCAGCCGCAGCCTGCCCCGCCACCAGCCGCAGCCCAGCCCGCCCGTGCCGCCATCCGCGCCGCCACGGGCGTCCCCGCCGCCGCTGCTGCCCGGCGGACTGCTGCCCACCAGCCTGCCGCTGCCCTCACTGCCCGCCCCGATCGGCGGACTGCTGCCCACCAGCCTGCCGCTGCCCCCCCTCGGCACAACGGCCAGCTCTGCGGCGCGGCATCTGCTGCGGGCCCTGACCGCGCTGCGGGGCTGACCGCGCCCCTGCCTATACTGGGCAGCGGGGTAACAGGGGTGTTCAGGCGGGGGCTGCGTCTTCGGGCGTGGCCCCCGCCACATCCGGCGGGGTGAACACCGGGAACAGGAACGTGGTCGCCCGCGGATGCCGGGCCGCCCACACCCGCGCGGCCCGCTGCGACGCGAACAGGTACGCGGGCCCGCCCGCGCCGGCCCGCACCACCCAGCCGGCCTCACCCACGGTGCTCACCGCAGCAGTGACCGCATCGCCACGGTGTCCAGCAGCACATAATTCCCCGGGGCACCGTCAGCGCCCAGCCCGGTCACCCGCACCGGCCCATACCCGAAGTCACACGTCCGCCCATACACCCGGTGCAGATGCCCGTGGATGATGTGCCGGGGCTGGACGGCGTCCACGATCCGCTGCAGCCGCTCCTCGTGCGCTTGTGACCGGGTCACGTCGGCCTCATCCCACCAGGCCGGCCGGCCGGGGAAGATATGCGTCACGCCCGCCGGGCAGTCGTGGGTGAGCATCACGTCCGCCCGCCCGGCCGCGGTCACCGCCTGCTCCTGCTCACCGGTGATCTCCTCGGCAGGCCACCAGTTTTCCCCTTCGGTGCGGACCGCCCTGTCCAGCGACACGCCACCACCACACGCCAGCCAGGTCCGGCCGTGCCACGTCCAGCGGTGACCGCGGGGCAGCCAGAAAACACGCGCCTCCAGCCCCGCCACGCCCGGCCCGGCCGGCACCGGCAGCCCGTCACGCCGGCCCAGGCCGGCGAGCATGTCATGGTCTTCGTGGTTGCCGTCCACGAACCACAGCCGGGCCCCCGCCTGGTCCAGGGCCGCCGACACCTGGAACAGGTAGTCGCGGCCACGCACGCCGGGCCAGATGCCGAAGTCGCCGCAGTGCAGCAGCAGCTTCACCGGCTCGTCCTTAAGGAGGCCGGCCGCCACGGCGATGACGTGCAGCGCCCACGGGGTGTTGCCGTGCCAGTCACCGGCGGCCACCACACGCCGGGGAACATCACTGTCTGCCATGCACGGCAGCGTGCCGGCCCCGCCCGTGCAACTGCCGGGTGATAAACCCCGGGCCTGGTTTCCTAGAAGGGCCAGCAGGTGCCTGCTGGTGCAGACGGGGCAGCCGTCGAAGCCGCAGCCGGAACCGCACCACCACTCGTGCAGCGCGGTGCGGCGGAAGTGCCCCTCGTCGGCGATCAGGTGCAGCGCCTGGGCGAGCATCACGTCCGCCTGCGGCAGCTCCCCCTCGCCGCCGGGGCGCGGGTAACCACAGTAGGTAAACGATTGCGCAGCGGTGATGAGGGTCACGTTGCCAGACATGCCCCCGTTGCTGATCCGCCACCGGCCACCCAGGCTGCCGGTCACCTCGAAATAGCCCACCTTCTGGTAGCTGGCGACCTGCGCCGCACCCAGGCACGCCTCCAGCAGCTGCGTGGCCCGCTTGCTGCCTTCGGCCCGCACCCGCCCGGCATCCTCCTGCGCGCGCAGCGCCGCCCGCATCTGCTCCTCATCGTAGACGCGGCCCATCGCCCGCCGGAAGTAGCCCACCTGGGCACCGGTCAGGTACTCGTACTCGTCCACGTCAGTCCTTCCGCCAGCGGTTGTACGGGTGATAGGGGGTGCGTTCCATGATGTGCGCGGTGCGCAGGAACGCCCGCTCGCCGGCGGCCAGGGCGAGCGCCTGCGCCAGGTGCGCGTCCGCGTCGGCGAGGTAATACCGGAACTCGCGGAACTCCCCGCACGGCGGGTGGATGCAGTACCGCTCGTAATGCTTGTGGCCGTCGCGGGGCCGGCGCACCACGTTCCCGGAGACGCCGGCGTCCCAGATCTCCCACTGCTCCCCGCTGCTGGCGGTCACCACGAAATGGAGGCGCGCCACATAGCTGGCGAACTGCTCCGCGCTCAGGCACGCCGCCAGCAGTTCCCGGGCGCGCGCCGGCGCGGCCTTCTGCGCCCGCATGAACTCGCGGTGCATGCGACGCCGCTCGGCGTCGCGTTCCTCCATCGTCAGCGTCATGGCGGTCCTCCAGCCCAGGCGGCCGGCGGCACGCTGCCACCAGCCGCCCAGGCGATCACAGAGACGGGCAGGAATGGGGGCTCAGCCGCCCTGCAGCGGCCGGGTGACGATGATCCGCTCGGCCGCCGGGTCGAACTCGCGCAGCTGGGTGCCGGTCAGCCCGCGCTCGTCCTGCCGGGTGGTGGCGAACGCGGCGCAGCCCTGAGCCTTGATCAGCTCGTTGAACTTCGCCCGCACCTCCTCGACGGTGTCCGGCTTGCGGGTGTCCCACATCACCGGCGTGTCGCCGGTGTGGTCGAGAACGTGCAGGGTGCCTTCGTGGTGGCCAGTGGCCTTGTCTGCCTTCATGCCCCGGGACGTTAGCCAGCCCTGCAACGCAGCTACTTGCTGATTTTCACCGGATTCTGTACTCACATGCGTGGGATTTACCTCACGCCAGGGGGGCCACCGGGGTCAGGGACAGCCGGGCCGGTGGCGGGTTGCCCATTCGCTGCCCGGCTGGCCTGGGCGTGGTCGTGGTCTTCCAGCGCGGCGGTGAGGTCGGCGCGCAGCGTGTCCAGCTTGATGATCAGTTCGGCGTCCAGGCGGGCATGCGCGCCCAGGCTGATCAGGTGGTCCGTGGCCGCGCGTGCGGTGGCGATCTGCATGCGGGTGAGGTGGCGGATGTCCACAGGGGCGAGTCCTTTCTGGCGCGCTGCGGCGGGTGGAGTACCGTGGCCGGGCCCGGCGCGGCCATTTTCCCGCGCCCACGCGGCCACGGCGTGGCGTTCCCATACCCGGCCGGTGGCGAGGATGGCCACGGGCGCAGGGAAACCCGGCTCGGCCGCGATCTGCGATACCCGCTGCCGGCTGAGATCGCCGAACATCTCGCCGATCTCCTTCGCCCCCACAAGTGGCTGCCAGTGGTCCATCCCGCAAGGATAGTAGGCACTTGACTAACACGGCAACCCACCCCGATACTAGGCACATGCCTACTAACGTCAGTGCCCACCGCACCGCGATCGCCGCAGCCGCCGCCTTCGCCGGCCTCACCACCGTCCTGGCCGCGATCGAGTCACTCGCCGTCCGCGGCCAGCTCGACTTCGCCCAGCACATCATCCACCTCACCGGCAGCTACCGGGCCGCCGTCCCCGTCGCCCTCGAAGCAGGCGGCCTCACCTTCGCCGGCCTCACCCTGTGGGCCACCCTGCACGGCGAACACGCCCCCACGTCCCGGCTGATGACCGCCGTTGCCGTGCTGGCCGCATCAGCGGCCAGCTGGCTCGGCTCCCGCGCCGCCGGCCTGCCCGTCGCCGGCGCCCTCTACCTGGCTGGGGCCAGCATCCTCGCGCTGGTCATGTGGCACCAGATCCTGCACCGGCTGCGCCGCAGCCAGCAGCACGCGGACGGCCGGGCCGCCGCCCCGCCGCCACCGCGGCCACGGTTCGGCACCGCCCGCTGGCTGATCGACACCCCCGGCACCTGGCGCGCATGGAAAGCCGCCGTCCTGGCCGGCGAGCCCGACGCGGCCAGGGCGCTCACCCTGGCCGCCACCGGCCGGCCGGTGCGCGGCGTCAGCGGCGAAACCCGCGCCAAAGTCGCCGCCGAACTGGCACGCAACCCCGCTATCAGCACGGCCGACCTGGCCACCGCGACCGGTGTCCGCACCCCCACCCTGTACAAGATTCCCGAAGTCCGCAAAGCACGCGGCCTCGCCCCGCTCACCAGCTAGCCAGGGGCACGCAGAAGAGGGAGACCGCCTGGGAGGGTCTCCCTCTTCCGCTGTACAAGGTGCATGCGCTTGCCATGCCAACCATAACCCCGCACCCGGCCTTACCGGGTGAGCTGCTCGCCGATGTCGGCGACCACGCTGCACGGCCACGGGTTGCCGCACCGCCGGCACACCCCGGCGTCATCCCCCCTGGGAATGTGCGTGTTCAGCAGATGATCGATGACACCGAACAGCAGCCGTACCTGCCGCCGCGCCCGCCGCCGGGTCAGCTTCACACACCGCAAATCGACAGCCACGTCATACGCCCGCGCCGCCACCTCCTGGCCACCGGCCGGCGCCTGCGGCTGCTGCGGTGCCGGCCGGTGGCCGAGCAGCCGCGCCACATACCGCTGCCACCACGCCGGCGGCCGGGGATGCTCTGGGCACGCATGCCGGTAGCCGGCCCGCTGATCCGGCGCGACCGGGCACCCATCCGGCTGCCACACCTGCGCGAGCTCGCCCCGGGTAAGCACTGCCGCATCATCGCCGGGCCCCGGGTCGGCTTCGATGCGCCGCCGGGCCTCCTCCGGCCCGCGGTCAGGCATCCCGCACCACCCACCCGGCAAGATCCACTGAATGCATGGCCGGACACTACCCGCCCAGCCAGCCCGGCACACAATCCCGCAGACCATCCCCGCCGAATATCACCCGGTAGTTGCCGCACTCCCCGGCTAACGTCCCGCCCAGGCCAGCACAAAGGGGAGCGGGGTGCGTGCCACGGGCTGCCCGGACAGCAGCGACACCGGCCAGCGGCCCTGCGCCCGCGGCGGCTGGTGCGCCGACCCGAGAATCATCCGCAACCCCGACGGCACCGTCACCCGCCTGCCCGCCCTCGTCTGGCGCCCCTACTGCGACTACGACCGGTCGATGATCCTGCACTGCCTCGAAGAACTCCCCGCCGCGTTCGGCAGGCTCGAGAACGAGATCGGCGAACACCCCCCCGGCGGCACCACGATCCGCACACCCTTCGGCCCGGTGCTGCCGCTGCGCGGCGACATTGACGCCCTCATCCGCGACATGGCCACCGTCCTCGGCTCCTGGCACGAACGCACCGCCATGATCGCCGCTCTCGACATCCCGGACACGTCCGTGCGGGAACTCGGCCACCAGGTCGAACGCGCCACCACGGTCCTCGGCGCCCACCTGGACGTGATGCTGGCGCTGCCTCCCGGGCCGATGCACCGGGTGATGCACCCCACCCACGCCGGGGAGGAATGGCACACCGCAGACGGGATCGTCCGGCCCGACGGGCAGGCACACATGCTGCTGCCGCTGTCCGGCGCCGACGCCGGAAACGAAATCCTCCGGCTGCATTACCGGGCCCGCCGCATTCTCGGCGAAACCCGCGCCGCCCCCGAATCGTTCGACGGCATCCCCTGCCGCAACTGCGAAGATATGGCCCTCGAACGCGCCGAGCCGCCGTCCGACCCGGCGCAGCCGGCGATGCATTCCCGCTGCGCCACCTGCCGCCACACCATGGACCGCAAGACCTTCACCGAATGGGCGAAATGGTATGCGGCGTGGGCCGACCGGGCCGGCCTGACCTGCCGCCGCTGCCAATTCACCCCGCCGCGGTGCGATGAATGCGCCTACCCGCGGTGCATGTGCCGGGCACGTGGCCACGCCGTGGTGACCGCCGGTATTTGACAATCACGCTGGTGTGCAACACGATGGTCCCGAAGGAACAACTGTGCCCCCGGAAGCGCGCCGCGCCCGGGGGTTTTCTGTATCCCCCGTGGGGCGGTGAACGGATGCGCCCCACCCGCGGTGACGGATTCCTCACTACTGCGGAGGCGGGCCAGCTCGCCGGCGTGTCCGCTGCCACGATCCGCTCGTGGCGTAACCGCGGCTGGCTCGCCCCCCAGGGCCTGGACGAGCACGGCCGGCCACTGCACACCCGCGAAGCGGTCCGCGCGGCCGAGCGGAAGGTCCGCGCCAACGGGCTGCGCACCTCCGGCGTCGACCCGCGCAGCCTGCGGGCACACAGTGCAGCCTGACACCACGGGCTGGGTGTGCCGGCGCTGCCGCGCCGGCGACTGCGACCGGTGCGACGACCCGGCGTGCGGCTGCACCCACGGCGACACCGACTAAGCATCCGGGGGTGGCGATGGGTGGCCGGGCCGGCTCGTGGCGGCGCACACCGCTGCCGCCGAACTGGGAAACCGAACTCCGCCCGGCGGTGCTCGCCCGCGACGGCTACCGGTGCCGCTGGCCAGCGGGCCCCCGCATCTGCGGGCTGCCCGCCAGCCAGGTTGATCACATCAACCCCGGTGGCCCCGACGAACTGTGGAACCTGCAAGCCCTCTGCCCCGGCCACCACGCCAGCAAAACCGGCCGCGAAGCCGGTGCCGCCTGGGGCAAACTACGCCGCCAGATGGCCACCGCCAGGCACCGGCCCGGTGAACGCCACCCGGGCCTGACCTGACAAGGCGATGCGAGCTAGCTAGGTGTAAATCCGCTGGCCTGAAAGCCATGGACCCGCACACCCCGCCTGGGGTGCGCAGGCCCAAAGCGCTCAGGGGCTGAGCTTCCTTTCCTCTTGCCCGGTTGCCGGCGGCACCGGGCGGGGATGGCTCACCGCCCAGCACCGTCACACCAACCGGTCAGGCCGCAGCCTTCCCCGGGGAGGTTGCACCGGCCGTGACGGTTGTTACACCGCTGGCCGGCGGCTCGACGCCCGTCACAACCCCGGCCAGGTCGTTACCCTCCAGCGCGCCGTCACCTGCCGGCACGTCGAAGATGGTCACCCCGGCGTCTTCCGGCTCCTCCGGCTCGGCCATCTCCGGCGGCGCGGGCAGCCGCTCGGCGGCGATCCGGCGGATATCGGCCAGCGTGTACCCGCGGACCGGGCGCCCCGTCTCCGCGTCGCGGAACTGGGTGGGCCGTACCGGCTCCATCGCCGCAGCCATGAGCATCGCCAGCGACCGGTCCGGCATCGGCTCATACATCGGCGTCCGGCAGGTACGCAGTATCCCCAGCAGCGCCGAACCTCCAACCCGGGCGAGGCCGAGCGTTTCCGCAGCGGTCTGCATGTCCCGCAGCACGGTCTGTTTCGGCGTCAGGATCACGTGCTCGCCTTCGTCCATCACCAGATCCAGGAACGCGGCCAGGATCCGCCGCGGCCACGATCCGCCGGCCACGTGCGCGACCGCGAACAGCGGCTCCCAGATCTCCCGTTTGCGGCCGGTCAGCTTCGGGTGGATGCCCCGGGCACGGAACGCCTCCAGCTCCGGAATGTGCTTGCCGAAGAAATTTGCGAGCGCCTCACGGAGCATCTCCGCCTGCGGCACGTGTTCACGGACGAGGTAATCTTCCTGCGGCCATCCCACCCGCATGAAAATCCAGATAGCCCGGGTGCGGATGTCTTTCGGCACCGCGTTGCCCAGCCCGGCCATCGCCGCGGCGAGGAACACATCAATATCCACCGCCACGCCGCTGCGCGACATTGACGCGTTCGCGCCGACCTTGTACCCCAGCCGCAAGTATGAGGCGATCGGGTGCGGGCTGCGCGCGTGCCCGTTCTGGCCGAAGATGTCGGACACCTCATCGATGCTGACAGTCGGTTTCGACTCTGGCGGGCAGTCCAGCTTGGACCGGATCGCGTCCTTCGTGGTCTCCTTGCTGACCCCCCACCCGTTCGCGGACAGGTCTATCACCCGCTGCAGCGCTTCGGACTTCCCGGATTCGGCTTCCTTGCTGGTGAACAGCAGCCGCGGTGTCGTGACGAATGCCCGCAGCACGTGCGTGTGCGCCGCCCACGTAGTCATCACGTCGAGCTGCGTCGGGCTGGCGTCGATGAACCGGCCGATGAATTCGCGCGCCTCATCCAGCGGCGTCCAGGCGGGCGCGGTGGTGGTGTCGTGCTCGGTCTGGTCTAGCATGGTGTCTTGTCTCCTTCACTTCTTGGCGGTTGTGAGTCGAGACCCGCAGCCCCAGACCCCACGGCCTGGGGCTGCGGACCTGTCTACGGCTGGTTGATCCGGTTGCGCCGGCGCCGGTCCATGACCCACCACACGGCGGGTATGGTCCCGGCCAGCAGGGCGGCGTAGCCGACTACGAACCAGATCCAGGGCCACGCATCGGGATGGTTCACAGTGCCCGCTCCGGTGCGCTTTCGCACTCGCCGGCTGGCCCGTCGTCCCGCACGATTCCGGCTTCCCGTTCGGCCGCGTCGAGGATGGCGAGGAACACCGCACCCGGTGCCCCACGCACCTCCACGGCCCATTCCGTGGTGCCGTGTTCGGTGAGTGTGACGACTTCGCCGCCCTCGCCATCGTCGCGGAGCACAGCCCGCACGGTGTGCCGCCCGGCTGGGTAGTCGAACCACCCTTCGCCTAGGTCGGCGTCGTCTAGCGGCATGTACCCGCGTTCCCGTAGCACGTCGAGTACCCGCATGCTGTCGATCATGAGCCCCGCTCCCGGTCCACCTCGCGGGATAGCACCTCACGAACGATGCTGATCGCGTGTTGTTCGTCCGCGTTGAGCCGGTCAATTGCCGCGCTGTACAGGTCGCCTAGCGTGTCCATAGCGGCACGCATGGCCCGGCCCTGGTAGTCCGGTACACCGGTGCCGGTGCCCGGCTCGCTGTCGTTGATCAGCTGCCCGCTCGTGTATCCTTCGGCGGCCATCTCTGAGACGCGCTCGTAATCGTCTTCGGTTGGCTGGCCTGTATAGGTGATCTCGAACCATGTTGCCATCGTTGAAACTCCTTCCTTTCGCTTGATTATCGGGCCCGCTTGAATTTCTCGCCTGGCTTGGCCCGCACTACGAGCCGGTCGAGCTTGAGCCGCCGCGTGTACTCCTGGCCCTGGTTGCTGCCACCGTCGGCGCGTTCGGTCACCTTGATGAACTGCGGCGACACCCGCTCGATCTTGACGATTGTGTAGATGGCGCCACCGTTCCACATGAGCCGGTCGCCGGTTTCGAGCTCACCCGCGGGTGTGCCGGGCATCTCGCCGACGTACTGCAGGTGAACTAGCTTCCGCTCGCGGCGGTAGGCCGCCAGTCCTACGGCGTTCCAGTTGGTCATCGTGCCATCCCCTTCCTCCGGCCGCGCCGCGCGGCCCGGGCCATAGCCCGGCGCCGCTGCTCAGCGCCAGCGGTCCGGCGCAGCCAGTAGACCTTGTAGTGAGCCGACGGCAGCGGCAGCCACGCGGCACCGTTCCACACCTCGTAACTGCCTTTCCGCACCGTGTACGGTTCCCCGTGGTAGGCGGCCAGCTCCCGGCTCGCATACCCACTTGACGAGCCGCACTGCTGGCAGTCCCACCACAGCCCACACCACAGTTGCTCATAGGTCTGACGATCCAGCGGCCGGGCCGGCATCGGCCCCGTGACCGTTCGGGCAGTCGAACGTCTCCCCGGCATGGTTCGCGTACTCGGCAGCCCGTACCGGGCGCATCTCCGCAGCGGTCCGCGGATCGGGCGGCAGTTTCCGCGCCTCCCACAGCTGCACTAGCCACCGCTCGCCGGCCTTGATGCTCGGCACGGGCGCCCACGACAGCCAAGGCGATTCGGCGCGCCACTTCCCGGAACCGGTCTTGAGTACCCAGCCGAGCAGCTGCCCGCCGTCGTGGATCACCTGCGCGACGTTGCCGAACCGGTCAACCTCCCGCACACGGGTAAGCGCCGCGCTCATTGTGGGCACTCCCCCGCGTCAGCCTGGCGTGCGAATCCCTCCGGGTCGGCCCGGTACAGCACGACCCGCCGCCGGATCTCGGGGTACTCGCCCGCGCGGGCGGGCCGTGCGCACCGGTCAAGTATCCGCTTGAGCTTGGCGTCCGTGGGCTCGGCGTCACTGTCCAGCGCGAATTTGATCGCATACTGGCGGTAACGCCGATCCAGCGCGGCGACACGCCGCCAGGTCGCCGACATGGCGAGCAGCGTATCGACGCCATCGGCGCGGATGTTCTCGGGCAGCGCATGACACACCCGGTCATCGCTGAAACAGCAGTGACCGCCATGCAGCGCGGCACCGGGCAGCCGCCAGCACTGGCACCGCGGCGCGGTGTCTTCCACGATGGCCGGCTCCAGCTGCGGCAGCCCGAACAGGAACCGGAGCGCGGCTGTCCGCTGGTTACGGCGCACCTGCTCCACCGGCCGCGGGCCCTGGCTCGGGTGCGCCTGCCCGGTGACATCCAGTGCCACGATGCCGCCGTCGCGATGCTCCGCGGTCATCCAGCCCGGCAGGAACCGGGCCCACCATTCCGGCGACCGCGGGAAATCCGGCGCGGCGATCTTGTGCTGATCCAGCAGCAGCAGCGGGCCACCAGCCACGGCACCGCCCATCACGCGGCCACCTTCGCGGCCTGCCCGGCGCGCTTGCCGGGCGCCTGCGCGGTGCAGTTCACGGTTTCCCCGTGGTGCATCCCCTTGCAGTCGATCTCCGTGATGCGCCGCTCAGGGTCGGCCAGCTTGCGCCGCATCTCCTGTTCGGCGTCGTCAATCTGCGCGCCGCGGAGCGCCTCGTAATGCTCGCTCACGTCATCCCATTGCATGCCGAGCCGGGGAAAGGCCTGCTGCCACATGCGCGCGTAGAGACCGGTTGCGGTGCTTGTCAGCGGCGCGAGGTTGGACGACTCAGAGCACGCGATGCAGACCTGGGCCGCGGTGCCGGGCCGCGTGTCGGCGCCGGCCGCGACACGGTCGAGCAGCTCCCGGCAGTGTGCCCGGTAAACGTGCTCCTTTGCCATGAGCTCATGCGGCGCGCAGAGCAGCTTGAACGAGTGATACAGCAGATCCGCGGTGGCCGGGTGCCGCTTCTGCGCGGCCTTGATCTCGTCTTCGGCCCAGTCCATTTGCTCGAACACGCCGGACAGCAGACTGCCCAGCTCGGCGAAACTGTCATCCCCGACCGCTTCGAGTGCTGCGGTCATCTTGCTGATTGCGGCGGTTGCGTTTGTGGTCATGATGTTTTCTCCTTCGTGATCTTTGGCGGTTGTGAGGCTTGAACGGTCAGACGGTGCCGTCGGCTTCGGCCAGCAACGCGGCCACCTCTGCGGCGCTCTTGCGGCCTTTGACTTTGTGATACGGGATGGTGTCGGTCCAGGTGCAGCGCGCGCCGTCCTTGCGGACGATCGGCCCATCGTTGATCATGGCTGGAATGGTGACGCTTTTCGCGTTCACCCGCAGCACCTCGTACCAGGTGCCGAGAAACCGCACGAAATCACCTTTGGTGAAGTCCGCGCGTGACCACAACTTGGCGCCGGACGCTTCGGCTCGCTTGACATGCTCGCGCCAGTATTCGAGTTCCTTGGCGATGTCCGCGGCGCGTGCCTCCAGCCGGACACGGTAGCCACCGGCCGCGGGCCGGTCCTGGCCGTACAGTGCATGGCCGGAACCGTCCAGGCGCCGCTGTATCAGCCGCTGTTCGGCTTCCAGTTTCTCGATGCGCCGTAGGGTGGTCGGCACCGATTCGCGGCGCGCCTGGAAGCGTCCGGCGGTTTCGGCGCGCTGCTCGTGGTACTCGCCGCGCTCTTGCGCTGCGATACCGGCCCGGAGGTGTGACTCCGCGCGGGCCAGGTGCCGGCGGTGCCTGCCCTCGGAGTGATGCCCCACCAGGATCGGCTGCCCGGGCGGGATCATGTCCAAGATCTGATGCTCGGCGCCGAACCGTGATGCGGCCTCACTGTCGCATGCTCCGGCGCGGCCGGCGTGGTAGTCGGCGCGCCGCTCGGCCCGTTCGTAACGCTCGGCTTCGGCGTCGGCGAACGCGCGTCCCGGCGTGGCGTTGTCGATCTCGGTTGTGACCTTGAATCCGGCCGCCTCCAGCGCGGTTTGCGCGGCGCTGATCTTCCACGACTTCGCGGAGTTGTCCCGGGAGTGTGGCAGGTACCAGCAGCCGAGCTGACGCGACCAGCGGAAACCGGCTGATTTGAGCGGAACGTTTGAACCGTCGCGGCGTGAGGTGCCGTCGACCAGTGTGCCCGCGTCGCGGGTGTGCGTAATGGTGATCATGTTTTTGTCTCCTTCGTCCGTTTCTGGCGGTTGTGAGTTTCGGTTAAGGCGTGCGGATCACTAGCACTTGCGTGCCGACCGGCACCGGGTCCGGCTGCAGGATCCCGCCGCTGGGGATCACGCGGACCATGGACCGGCCCTCCCCCGTCTTGAACCGTTCGAGGCCGGCGACCTGGAACGGCGCCGCGAACAGCTGCACGGGCCGGGTTGGCGCGTGCGGCTCGACGCGGCCGGCGTACCAGTCACCCGGGCGCATGTTCGCCGCGTGCACAACGTCAAGCCGTGGCTTGTCCTGGCCTGTCACCTGGTCACGCATCCTTGACGATGAGACGGCCGGTCACGAGGTGGCCGCGTGTCCGGGCGCGCCCGGTCAGGACCATGACCGACGACTGCCCGTAGCGGGTGAGCCGCGCGTTGTCCCATGCGCGGAAACCGTTTCCGCCGTGGTACCAGCCGTATTCGGCGACGCCGGCGAACCGCAGCGGAACGCCGGCCAGCTCGGCCGGATCGAAGTCGCGCCAGCCCGCAGCCTTGCGCTCGTTAACCTGCGCTTCCATTTCGCGGACGGATCGCAGCTGCTGCAGCAGGTAGATAGCGGTGACTTCGCACGGGCCCGCGATACCCGGGATCCGGCCCTTGAAATCGTCGTTGTACGGGTACCGGCTGGCCGCGCGCATCTCGTCATAGACGGCCAGGTACGCCGGGTAGAACGCTGCCACCTGCGAGAGATCCTTGTAGTTGCCGTTGAATGCCCACGCGCCAGCCGCTAGGGCTGCCTTGATCTTGTCCCGGTGCGTGCTCATCGCTTATGCTCCCCTCTGCCGGTAATGCTTGATCAGGTCACGCATGCCGTCTTTCGTGTCCGCCACGAGCACACCAGGCGCGCCGGGCGCATTCATGGCGTACCAGCGGATCCCGGAACCGTTCACACCAGCCGGGTACACGTTGATTCCGTAGTAACTCCACCGCTTACGCATCGCTGTTTGCTCCCGTCGCTTCGAGTTGAACTAGCCAGCCGATAGCCTGCGCGTGGCTGGCCAAGATGCCACGCTGACGCGCAACGTCACGGACAACGCCGGCCAGCGCCGCGTAACGCGTCCGGTTGGATAGTCCGCGGTTCCGCTGGCCGTACCGTTCGCCCACGATGACATCGTGTGTGTGACGGTCAATCACAACCGCGTCAGCGTCGCCAGGATCGGCGATACAGCGGAAGAAATGCCCGGTCTTGAGATCCATCGGCAGCACGGTTTCCGGGGTTTCACCCGCGAGTATCCGCCGGACCTTAGTTAGCGTGTCTGCGGTGTGACCGTTAGGCGTACCCGCTAGCGCATCGGTGGCTAGCTTGACGTTACGCGGCCAGGACTTCTGCGCCGATAGCGCAGCGATACAACCCGCAGCGCTGGAGACGCAACCGTCACCCGCTAGCGCGCGCGCGAGATCATGCGCCGTCTGGTACCAGGTGACACCGCGGGCCCATTGATCCGGGGTAGCGGTGTCTAGGCAGCGCCGCAGATTGCGCCGGTAACGCCGGAGTGTGGCAGCGTCCGGCCGGGTAGCGATCATGATCGCTCCACCGGTGGCCTGGTGGTTGTGAGGCTGGCAGATTGCCGGGCCCGCCACGCACGGAACACGCGCGTTAGCAGGATCAGCAAGATCTCATCTTGCGGGCCCGGTATCGCGAGACACACCGCGACTAGCGCGACCTTGACCCACCAGGGGCCCGGCATGTCGTGCCAGGTTTGCAGCATCGCGCACCACGCGGCCAGCGCGTACCACCGGGCCGTGGCCGCGGCGTAGGTGCCGAGCTCGGCCACGGCCAGCCGCACCGCACCGGGCGCCGTATGGCGCGCTGCAGGCCTGCCAGCGGCCACCATGGCCGCAGCGATGGCCACGTCTCCCGCGGCGTCGCATGGCATCATGACGCGCACTCCACCGCGGCGCGTCCGCTGGCAGTCATCCACGCCACGTCATGCGCGCGCTGATCGGCGTACTCGCCACGTTCGCGCGCCTGGTCGCATTCGCGCTGCGCGTCCAGCTGGTCATCGCGCCACGCGGTTTCAGCATCGCCGGCCCATACCGACATGTCGTCTTCTGTCCAGCCTGCGAGCTCGGCCAGCTCCGGGCACTGGTCAGTGACAATCACGGCGCGCCACCGTAAGACCAGACACGCGCGACCGCGTCAAGCGCGCCGTAACTCGTGACGCGGTGGCCTGGGCGGATACGGAACGCGGCCAGGATCGGCCAGCGGTCGCGGGCGGTATTCCGTATCACCATGCGCCCGTGGTCTATCGCGTGTGAATCGCCCAGGCTGACAGGCTGCATGACACGCTGTATGGCCGTGTCGCCTCGTGGGCCGCCGCGTACGATGTACCGGCCCGGCGCTAGTGGTGTGATGACCGTAACACTCATGATCTTGTCTCCTCGCGTTTCTGGCGGTTGTGAGGTTTCGGGGTTAGCGCTGGCCGCTAGCGCATTGCGCGCACTTGCGACGCGGGTTTGTGGCTTTCCGGCATGGCGTCTTGACCATGTTCCGAGCTCCAATCGTCTGGGTTCCGTGTTCTGACGGTTCGCGCCGCGGGCCCGCGGCGAGGTGCGGGCCCGCGGCGCCAGCTGTCAACCTGCGAGCCGGATCGGTATGATCAGCGCGCGGTATGGGTCGGTTTCGCCGGCGCTGGACACGACCAGCGGACGCGCCGGCGTTGTCCATGACAGCCACGCGTCACCCGTCACGCCGGCCAGCACGGACACCAGGTATCCGGGGTTGTAGGCCACGGTCATCGCGCCGGCGCCGTCGAATGCCACGTCGACGCTTTCTTCCGCGGCGGATTCCCCTTCTGTGCCGGCCTGGATCACCACGCGCGGACTGTCCGGCGCGAACGTCAACCGCACCGGAGTGTTCCGCTCGCACACCACCGCGGCGCGTTTCACGGCAGCGGCCAGCGCGCCAGCGTCGACCAGGGCCGTCACGTCAGCCTGTCCGGGCATCAGCGCGCGATACCGCGGGAAGTCGCCGGAGTCGGCGCGGAACGTGACCGTGCGTGTCTCGTCGGACAGGCCACCGAACATTGGCACAGTGCCGGCCGCCGGACTGTAGTGCACGGTCACCTTCGCGTCTTTGCCGGTTGTCTTCGCGAAGTCGGCCAGCAGTTTCGCCGGGATCTGGATCGCCGGCGTGATCCCCTCCGGCGCGTCATGCGTCGCGGTGTACGCCGGCGTGTCGACGCCGAGCCGGTACCGGTCCGTCGCGGCCATGGTGACCGCGCCGGCGCCCAGCTCCAGCCGTACGGTGGTCAGGATCGGCAGCGTGTCATCCGTGCCGGCCAGCGCCGCGACACGCGCCGCGGACCGTTTGAACGTCCCGGAGGTGAACACTCCGGCCGCCGGGGGCATCTCCGGCAGGTCGGGGTAATCCTCGCCGGGCATGGCTGTCAGCCGCGACGTACTCCCCTGGCAGGTGACCACCAGGGCGGACATGGCGCCACGCGCCGGCGTGGCCGGCGTGTCGCCGGTTGCTTCGGTTGCTTCGCTGGCCGGCGTGTCGACGCGTTCCAGCGCGACACGGACAGTCTTTCCCTTCGGCGCGGCTTTGACGATTCCGGCCAGCGCCGCGCCGTTGACCAGCATCGAGCCGGCTGCGCTGGCATGCGAACCGTACTCGCCGACGCCGACGCCGGCGACGCTGGCGGTTGCGGACACGTCGTAGTCAAACGCGCTGATTGTGAGACGTGCGCCGGCGACTTGCAGCCGGATACCTCCGAGCACGGGAACCACGGGCCGGCGTGGCAGGCCTTTGCTTGCCCATGTGATGGCACGTGCGAGCTCGGTACGGTCAACGGTAATGCGCATGATCTTTGCTCCTCCTGGTTGTCTGGCGGTTGTCTGGCGGTTGTGAGGCTTTGCCCTAGCGGGCATCGCAGCGCACGGGCGGGGATCCGTACGCTGCAGACCCGCTAGGACGTCACCAGGCGCCGCGGGTATCCGAGCCGGTACCCGTCCGCCCACGCCGGCGACGCGCCGGCGGGTATCGCGAACCATCCACGCGCATAGTCCGCGCGTCCCTGCTCCTGGCCGGCCTGGTAATCCGGCGAGGTGGCCACGGGCACACCATGCGCACCGGGCCGGTAGTGCACCGGACGCGTGTCGCGTGCCGTATGCATGGCACGGCGCAGATCCTTACGCCGCGGTCCGTTCGTCAGAGGCTGCATTTCGATCTTGTCTCCGTTCGTTTCTGGCGGTTGTGAGAGTCGGTTTAGTTGGCGCCGTTACGGCTTATGTGGTCGCACGGGCCGCGGTGTGCACAGTGCCCACCGCAGCCGGCGCACACCTCGGAGTCTTTGTCGGCGCAATCGGCGTGTACGGCACGGCCGGATGTCCAGGCGTAGCCGGTTGTGTACCCGATCGGCCACGCTTGTGCCACGTGCCTTGCGACGTACCGGGATCCGGTCTCGCCTGGAATCTCCGCCGGTACCGGTATCAGCTGGATCCGCGGCGCCCGATCGGCGCGTGCGTCGCCGGCGCCTACCCGGTAACCGTCGCCATGCTGCGCCTGCCAGCGTTGACCCTCGCCCGGTGTGCATTCGCGGTGTGGCGCGCATACCGCGCACGTGATTGGCCTGGCATCCTGCGAATACACGATGTCGACCTGGTCACACGGGATCCCGCATGCCGTACGGCAAACCGGCCGGCCGGCCCGGATCTCCTCCGGCGTCGCGTGCGACGCGTGACGGTGTGTCTCGTGACTGCGCTTAACCGTTGTCATGATCAATGCTCCCTAGTCACAACATCCGCAGCACGGCGCGTCTTCGCAGCGTCCGCGGCTACCCGTCACAACGGCGCCAGAGTTGAGCGCGTACCGGCCGGCACGCGCCGGACTCGGCGCGGTAGCCTCCGGCGCGCGGGCCGCCGCGTAGGCGATACGGGCCCGTTCGGACCGCGGCGCCGGCGCATCCTTACCGAAGAATCCCGACGCGTGCAACTCAGCGTTGCGCTTGTCAGTGTCTACCGGGCAACCGCCGGTAACAGGCTGCGGATCCATCAGCCAGCCACCTTGCGACGACTCCACGTGCACAGGTGACCAGGCGCCGGACGCGTCACGCCAGAGTTGCCCGCAACCGGCCGGTATCTCCTCCCCGCAACCACGGCAGGGCCCGGGCCGCCGGTTGGGCCGGCGGATACGCCCCACGGTCGGCGCGCTGCGCCGGTAGTTGCGCCTGTAACTACCCATGATCAGTTCTCCCCTTGTCCCTAGTTCAACCCGAGCATGCCGGCCGAGCCGAGCTCGGTACGCACGTGGGCAGGGCGGACAGTCTGCGCCGAGCTCGGCGCCGCGGTTGTGAGGCCGGCCGCCAGCGCCAGCGGCGCCGCAAGCGCGGCCACGCCGGCGCTGATTGCGCGGATTGTGATGCTTCGCATCGGAGCTCCGTTCCCAAACTTGGCGGTTTAACTCTCTCTTTGTACGCCCCATGTAGGCAACCGTCAAGTTAAGTAGCGCGCGTGGCAACCCCCAACCGTCGCCAGACATGCCCGCGGCAGGCCTGTAAGCCACCATGCGACGCGCCAGAGCTCGAGAGACACGAATGACACGCCACACAACCGCGACACGCCACATACGCATTTCAGAGCTGGCCGCTGCGAGGTGACTGGCCACGGCGCCACGCCTAGCCGGCACGGTTGGGAACCATGGCACCAACCCCACACAACCGCAGGTCAACAGCTGTAACCGCGCCACGGCGCAGCTCGAATCGCCACGGCGGCCGCGGCGTGGGGGTGGACCCCCAACGGCTGGCCAAGCGCGGACCGGCACGTGATTGCTTTTCGCGTCGCGCCCGGGTTTGCGTGCCTGCGGGGATGGGCGGGGTGGCCACATTCTGGCGCGTGCCGGGTGGCTTTCCGCTGCGGCGCGGGGAATGGTGGCGCTAATTGCGTGGCGGGGGCCTTTGTGCATTGTTTTTCCCCTTGGGGAATGGTCTGGAAAGGAGTTGTGGTTATGGCGGATTCGAAGCCTGTGGCTCCGGTGGCACCTGCGGCACCGGTGGTGACGCCGGCGAAGCCTGCGGCTGCTGCGGAGGATGCTGATCCGGGTATCAACGCGGCTGTTGTGGATATCCCGCGTGAGGTTGAGCCGGGTCACGGTGAGGGTGATGGGGTCAACGCGAACATCGTGAGCTGAGTGGATGCGGCGGAGTCGCGCCGCGAGTTGCAGGGCCGGCGGCAGGCGGCGTTGCTGGCGGCGGCGGCGCTGATTGGGCCGACGGTGCCTGGCGGGATTGTGGACCGGCATCCGGATGAGGCCGCTACGGCTGTGGTCTGGGTGGCGGAGCTGTTTCTGCCGTGGCTGCTGGATGGGTCGCCGTTGCCGGTGCCCGGGCGTGTGAGGAAGCGTGAGGCCGCCGCGACGGCGGCTCGTCCCGGAACGGGAGTTGAGCATGGGCCAGAGGGGTCCGATTCCGAAGAGGACTGATCAGCGGCATGGCCACCGGAAGGCTGAGCCGGTGGATAGGGCACCCGCACGGCGCCCGGGGGATGATGCCCCGTCGCCGCGGGGGACGTTCCGGGTGCCGTTGCCGGCGAGTGGTTCGTGGCATCCGACGGCGAAGAAGTGGTATCTGGCGTTGCGGATGTCGGCTCAGACGGTGTTCTATCAGCCGTCGGACTGGATGGAAGCCTATGTGGCGGCGGAGATCCTGTCGGAGCTGCTGAACGCTGGCCGGGTGTCGGCGATGCTGTATGCCGCGTGGGCGGGCCATACGGCGCGGCTGCTGGTGAGTGAGGGTGACCGGCGGCGGATGCGGGTTGAGCTGGAGAAGGCTGGCCGTGACGATGAGGACGAGAAGGCCGCGCTTGCTTCGGTGACTGCCTTGTCGGCGGTTCCGGGCTGAGCATCACGTTGCTGGCCGCTCCTGCTGACCGTCTTGTCACGCTGCCGTCTGGTGAGCCGGAGTTCACGCTCGGCTACGAGGTGGCGGTGTGGACGGGGAAGTACCTGCGGCAGCCCAATGGCCCGCGTGCGGGGCAGCCGTGGGCGTGGACGGCGAGCCAGTTCCGTTTCATCTTGTGGTGGTATGCCGTCGGCGCGGATGGCCGCTGGCTGTTTGAGCACGGGTGCCGGCGGCTGGCTAAGAGTTCGGGGAAGTCGCCGTGTGCTGCGGCGCTGTGCCTGGCTGAGCTGTGCGGGCCGGTGCGGGTCGGTCATTTCTGTGATGTGGATCCGGGTGATGTGCGGACCCGTGGCCGGGTGCGGGGCCGGCCGGTGGATATGCCGCTGGTGCAGATCGCGGCGACGAGCGAGTCGCAGACGGCGAACACGAACCGCATGGTGCGGGCGATGATGCCGAAGGGTTCGCGGCTGGTGCGGGAGTACGCCCTGGACCCGGGGAAGACCGTCACCTATAAGGGTGAGGGCGGGCAGCTTGAGATCATCACCTCGTCTGCGGCGGCGGCGGAGGGTGCGCTGACCACGTTCGCGGTGCTTGATGAGACCGAGTTGTGGACCCCGGCGAATGGTGGCAGCGACCTGGCCGACGTGGTCGACCGGAACCTGGCGAAGTCGAACAGCCGTGCGATCGAGACGACGAACGCGTGGGTGCCGGGCGCGGCGTCGGTCGCGGAGGAGACGTTCGACGCGTGGGTGGCGCAGGAGGAAGGCCGCACCCTGTCTGGGTCGAAGATCCTCTACGATGCGCGGGTCGCGCCGGCGGACACGGATCTCACCGATGACGTGAGCCTGCGGGCTGGTATCGCGCACGCTTACGGTGACTGCTGGTGGGTGGATCAGCAGACCATCCGGGACCGTGTCCTGTCGTTGCGGACGAAACCGGATGTGGCGCGCCGGTTTTACCTGAACCAGCCGGTCGCCTCCCATGACGCGTGGGTGACCCCGCAGGAGTGGGCGGCGCTGGCCGACGCCACGCAGGTCATCGGTGATGGTGATGAGATCGTCGCGTTTTTCGACGGTTCCCGCACCCAGGACGCGACGGCGCTGATCGGCTGCCATGTGGCGAGCGGGTACGTGTTCTGCATCGACGTGTGGGAGGCACCTCCCTCGCCTGAACTGGGGGAGGGGTGGAGTGTCCCGGTCGGCCAGGTTGACGCTGCGGTGGAGCGGATGTTTGACCGGTGGGACGTGCGGGCGTTCTTCGCGGACGTGCGCGAATGGGAAAGCTTCACGAAGGTGACGTGGCCGGGCCGGTATGCGGAGGGTCTGGAGATTGAGGCAGTGCCGGGGGGGCGGGAGCCGCAGGCCATCGCGTGGGACATGCGCTCACAGAACCACGTGCACGACTTCACCATGGCGGCCGAGCTCACCTTCACCGAGATCACTGAGGACAAGGCGTTCCGCCACGACGGGGACTCGCGGGTGGGCCGGCACGTGACGAACGCGCGGCGGTACCCGAACCGGTGGGGCGTGTCCATTTCGAAGGAGTCGCGGGGCAGCCCGCGGAAGATCGACGCTGCGGTGTGCGTGGTCGGCGCCCGGATGGTGCGGCGGCTGCTGCTGGCGTGGCGGGAGGCTCACCCGGTGGTGAAGAAGGAACGCTCCGGCCGCGTTCACGGCTTCGCCTGAGCAAGATCGTTCTTACCCTTTCCCACGGGCCGGCATGTACGCGGAGCGTAGTAACCGCAGGTGGGCTGTTCACGTTCCGTGAATTAGGGACGGCAGGGTCACCGTTTCGCCTTCCGCACCTGCTCCCAGGCTTCCTCGAAAAGACGTGGAATCTTGCCCATCTCCTGCCCGGTGAGCATTGCCATCGGCACCGCGATGTGAGCTACCGCCCCATCCTCGGCGGCAGCGGTGAGGACAACGTCACCAGGTGCTGGAGCCGGCACGCTGAGGAATGCATTTCTCCTGGCCATGGACGCAGCCTAACCGGACGGGGGCACGATGGCGCTTACCCCGGACCAGGTGCCTGGTGTGGCGACCCGTGTGCTGGCGATGCGGGAACGTGAGCAGGCGCGGCTGCACCGGATCGGCGAGTACATGCGGGGCCGGCACGACTCGGTGTATGTGCCGCATGGCGCCCGGGAGGAGTACCGGTGGCTGCTGCACCGGTCGGTGGTGAACTTCCTGCCGCTGGTGGTGTCCACGATCGCGGAAAACCTGCACGTGGACGGGTACATGCGCACCGGCAGCGGGTCGGACGGCTCGGAGGGCACCGGCGATCTTGGCGGTACCCCGGATGAGGACATTCAGCCGTCGGGGGCGGCGACGGCGGACCCGCTGGACCCGTGGAACATTTTCACCGCCAACCGGATGATCTCCCGGCAGCATGGCCTGCACCGGGCGGTGGCGAAATACGGCATCGCCTACAACGTGGTGCTGCCCGGCACCGCTGATGACGGCGACGGTGTGTCTGCTGACGTGCCGGTGATCCGGCCGGTGTCACCGCGGCGGCTGACCGCCCTGTATCAGGACGACGTGGACGACGAGTGGCCGGTGTTCGCGGTCGAGGAGCGGCTGATCCGGTCCTCGAAAGGGCAGCTGCGGAAGGTGTGGCTGTACGACGACGAGAACCGGTACACGCTGATCGGCCGCACCACCGAACCCACCCTGTTCTGGCCCGGTGAAGGGTCTGGGCTGCTCGGCGCGGAAGAAACCAGCGGTGGCCCGTGGCAGTCCATCCCCGATGTCGAGCCGGCGATCGCCGAACACGGCCTGGGCGTGTGCCCGGTCGTCCGGTTCCTCCACGAAATCGACCTCGACGGGGAAATGGACGTGTCCGGCGAAGCCGAACCCCTCATCCCTTTGCAGGACCAGATCAATACCACCACGTTCAACACGCTGATGGCGCAGCAATACGCCGCGTTCCGGCAGCGGTGGGTCACCGGGATGGTCCCCGATGATGAGGACGGCCGGCCACGGGAACCATTCCGCGCCGGGGTGGACCGGCTGTGGGTCGCCGAAGACACCGACACCAAATTCGGCGAATTCTCCCAGACGGACCTGGCGGGCTTCCTGAACGCCCGCGAAGCGAGCATCCGGCATATGGCGACCATCGCGCAGGTGCCGCCGTACTACCTGCTGGGGATGATCGCGAACCTGTCCGCTGACGCCCTCGCTGCAACCCGGGATGCGCTGGACCGCAAGGTGGCCGAACTGCAGGGTGTCCTGTCTGACCCGTGGAAGCAGACGCTGCGGCTGGCGTCGCTGGCGGCCGGGAACAAAACCGGGTGGGCGGACACGAGCTCGACGGTGGTGTGGCGGGACACCTCGGCGCGGGCGTTCGCCGCGACCGCGGACGCGCTGGGGAAGATGGTGCAGATGCTCGGCATCCCGGCGACCGAACTGTGGTCGCGTATCCCCGGGGTGACCGCCGAAGAGGTGGCCCGGTGGAAGAAGGTCGCCGCGTCGCATGGTGCCCTGGCCGAGCTGAACGCGCTGATCGAGCAGCAGATGACCCGCGGCGCGCAGACGCAGGGACCGGACGAGGCGGAGCCGTTCCAGGGGCCGGCCATGTCGAAAACCGCCGGCGTCTGACCGGTGACCACACCCCCCCAGCAGCAGCAGGGCTACCCGACCGCGTCAGCCGCCGCGTCGGCGTCGCTGGCCGCCGGGTTCCATTCCGCGCAGGCGCTGATGGCGGCGGTGGCCATCCGGGACGTGCTGGCCATCTGGCAGCAACTGGACCTGCGGGACATCAAAGCGTCCTGGCCGGTGCTGCGGACCGGCATCGCCGGCCTGATCGGTGACCGGTTCGCCCTGTCCGCCGCCGCCGGCGGCCAGTATTACGCGCAGGCCCGCTCGGCTGCGGGTGTGCCCGGCCCGGCGCCCGTGGTGACGGTGCTGCCGGTGTCGCCCACCCTGGCCGCTGCGGCCCGGCTCGACCAGGCCGCCTACGCCCACGCCGTCGCCGAGTCCGCCCGCGCCGCCGCCCAGGCGGCTGTGCCGGTGCCGCCGCTGGTGAGCATCCCGCCGCCGCCGCAGCCGCTGATCACCGCCACGCTCGACTCCACCGGGCCGTTCGCGCTGCTGGCCCGGATCCAGCAGGGGCAGCCGCTGCCGCAGGCCGCGGAAAACACCGGTGTTGTGATGAGCGGCGCAGCGACCAGGCTGATCCAGAACGGCGCCCGGCAGGCCATCGTCACCCTCGTGCAGAAAGACAGCAAGGCGGTGGCGTGGATGCGGGTTCTCGGCAGCAGCCGCACCGGCCCGTGCGCGTTCTGCAGCATGCTCGCGTCCAGGGGGCCGGTGTATAAGTCCGAGGCGACCGCGATGGCGTTCTGGCACAACCTGTGCAAATGCACACCGCAGCCTGTTTTCTCCGAACGGGACGCTGAGGCGCTGAAACACAACGACCTGTACGAGCAGTGGAAAGACGTCACGAAAGGGTTCGGCAGGCACGACGCGTTCCTTGCGTGGCGCCGGTACTGGGACAGGAAAACCAGCCGCGACGGCATCCGGGTGCTGCCCGCCGCCTGACACCCACACGGCTGGGGGTGGTGGTGTGTCATGCCCCGCGCCGACCGGGTCCGCAAGGCCCGCAAATCCTCCACCCTCGCCTGCGGCTGTTACATCCGCCCCGGTCACATGATCGCCCGCGTCGCCGGCCGGTGGCTGTGCATTGAGCACGCGCTGCAGGGAGGTGCCGGTGGCCGGCTACGGCCAGTCGATCAGCCGCTCACCCGGCTCTGACCCGCTTGTCCCAGAACCACTGAAAGGCAGAACGAAGATGGCCACTCCCGACGCGGCGACCATGCGGAAGCTGCAATCCCAGGGCAAGGCGGTCAGAAACGCCCAGGGTAATCCGTCGTTCCCGATCCGCAACGGCGGCGACCTGGACAACGCGATCCGGGCGGTGGGCCGGGTCCGGCCCAACACCGGCGCGGCCCGGTCCAAGGTGCGCCGGTACATCATCAGCCGCGCCAAGGCGCTTGGCCTGACCAGCAAGATCCCGGACTCGTGGGCGGGTGACGGGTCGCTCAAGGACGGGGGTGATGACTCCAGCAGCTCCGGCACCTCTTCCAGCCGGAGCGGCAGTACCGCCGCCAGTAAGCGGGTGGACCCCGACCATGACGGCGACAACGACGCCACCCCCGCTGGGGACACCGACCACGACTACTGGACCAAAGGCGGCCGGCAGAAGAAATCGCTGCCCGGCAAGCCGCTGAGCCCCACCGCGCAGCGCATCTTCGCCCGCAAGAAAGCCGCCTGACACCACCCCTCCTCTTTTCCAGGGCACCGGCCGCGACGGCAGGTGCCCTTTCTCATGCCCGGAACGGGAGAACCACCATGGCAGACGACGCCGGCGCCGGCACCGCAATGGACAGCGCCAGCAACGACACCACCCCCCAGGGCCACGGTCAGGGTCAGGACCCGGCCACCGCCGCCGGCGGGGACGCAGCCGATGGCCGCAGCCCCGAGCAGATGCTCGCCGACGCCACCAGCGGCAACGGCGACGACGATAACGGTGCCGGGGATGATCCGGCCGCGCAGGTGAAGCGGCTGGAAAAGCAGCTCGCCGACATGAAACGGCATTCGCGCACCTGGGAAACCCGCGCCAAGGAAAACTCGGGCGCCGCGTCGAAACTCAAAGAGTTCGAGGACGCCAACAAGACCGAGGTGCAGCGGGCCAGCGACCGGGCCATCCAGGCGGAAAAACGCGCCACCGAGGCGGAAAGCCTCTACCACCGCACCCTCGCCTGCGCCCGCTACGACCTGCCGCCAGACCTGATCGACAAGGTGCACGGCGGCAGCGAAGACGAGATCAACGCCTCCGCGGAGACGCTCGCCGCCGCGATCAACGAACGCGCCGCTGTGCTCGCCGCCGCGCAGGCCAAGGCAAACCCCACCACCAGCCCACCGGGCGGTGCCGGATACCGCGGCCCCGTCGAGTCGCTGCGCCCCGGCGCCCTGCCAGCCAGCGACAACAAACCCCGGGACGCCAACGCATGGTTCCGGGAACTCCTCAACGCCAAACGGCAGTAACGCCACGCAGCGGACACCCGTGTGGATCCGGCTGCCTGCACTAGAAGTGAGGTAACGCAGCAATGCCCGACTACACGGACATCATTGCCCGCACCAGCCCGGGTTCGGACGCCCTCGTCCCCGAACCCCTGTCGGCACAGATCATCCAGGAACTGCCGAAAGCCAGCTCCGCGCTGACCCTCATGCGGCGGGCCAACCTGTCGTCTAAGACGCAGCGGCTGCCCGTGCTGGACGTGCTGCCGATGGCCTACTGGGTCGGCGGCGACACCGGCATGAAGCAGACCAGCACCCAGGAATGGAAAAACGTCACCCTCGTCGTGGAAGAAGCCGCGACGATCATCCCCGTCCCAGAGGCGTACCTGGCCGACGCGGACGTGCCGATCTGGTCTGAGGTGCAGCCCCGCATGGTTGAGGCGCTCGGCGCGCTGATCGACTCCGCTGTGCTGTTCGGCGTGAACAAGCCAGCCACCTGGGGCACCGACATTTACACCGCCGCGCACGGCGCCGGGAACATCATCCAGGACGGGTACACCGACGACGGCACCACCGCCGCCGACGACTTCGGTGTCACCGTCACCGCGCTCGGCGACCTGATGTCCAACACCGGCTACAACATCAACGGGTTCGCCGGCCGGCCTGGGCTGAACTGGAAGCTGATGGGCCTGCGGTCCTCTGGTTCCGGTGTGCCGATCTTCGCCGCGAACGCCATCCAGCCCCAGGGTGCCGTGCCGGGCATGCCCAGCCTGTACGGCTACCCGATCAGCATGATCGAAAACGGGTCGTGGGATGCGTCGAAAGCGCAACTGCTGGCCGGTGACTTCGGCAAGGCAATCATCGGCATCCGCCAGGATATGACCTTCAAGCTGTTCACCGAAGGTGTCATTTCGGATGATTCCGGAAACGTGGTCCTGAACCTGATGCAGCAGGACGCTGTCGCCATGCGGCTCGTTATGCGGCTCGCCTATGCCACGGTCAACCCGGTGACCATCCTGCAGCGTTCCAAGACCATCACCCAGCGGTTCCCGTTCGGTGTCGTGACCACTCACGGCGTCTCCTGACCGCGCCTTTCCCGGCCCTGGTATTTCAGCGCCGCGTGAGCGGCACGAAAGGAACACACCGTCATGACCGCAACCCCCACCGCATACCTGTACAACGGGCAGCCCGGCACCTCCGACGCGGCCCTCTACACCGCCTCCGGGTCGGCGAAGACGTTCGCCAGCCTGGTCGCGGTGAACGCCACCGGCGCCGCGGTCACGCTCTCCCTGAGCGTGCACCGGTCCATCAGCACGGACGTGGAGACCATCTGCGCGGCCCTGTCGATCCCGACCCTGTCGGCGGTGTCGCTGCTGGACGACCCGCGGCTTGCCCTCGAAGAGGTCGAGCTGGAACCGGGCGACAGCCTGCACGGCTCGGCTGGCACCGCGACCGCGGTCACCGTCACCGCGTTCTAGCCGATGACTGCGCCGGTCCTGTACAACGGGACTCTCACCACCTCCAACGCGACGCTGTACACGGCACCCGCAGGCGGGGAGACGGCGTTCTCCAGCCTGGTCGCGGTCAGCAGCACCGACCTTGCGGCACCTGCCCAGCCGTCCACGAGCACGGCGACGACGGGCGGCACGGTGGCGGCGGGAACGTACACGGTGGAGGTCACGTACGTGACAGCCAGCGGCGAGACAACCCCGTCGGCGGCGAAGACGCAGGTGACCACCGGCAGCACATCCACACTGACCGTGTCGTCGCCGGGAGCCTCCACCGGCGCGACCGGCTGGTACGCCTACGTTTCCCAGGTTAACGGGACCGGCCTGACCCGGCAGCAGGCGGCGGGTTCGCCAACCGCGATCGGGACCGGCCTCACCCTGACCGCGCCGCCCAGCGGCACGGGTGCGGCACCGCCGGTGCAGAACACGTCGGGCGCGAACGCGAACGTGACCCTCACGATCGTGCGGGCCATTTCCGGCGTGACCGAAACCGTCGCCGCCGCTGTCACCTTGCAGGGGTCGTGGGCGTACTCGGCGCTGGATGACCCGCGGCTGGCGGAGGAAGGGGTGTTCCTCAGCCCGGGTGACACCTTGCAGGGGTTCGCCACCCTCGGCAGCGCGGTGCAGGTCGTCGCGTTCTAGAAACGGCTGCCGGGAGCAGCCTCCTTCCCGGGTCTGCTGCGCGTCTCGCCGGTGAACCGTGCCCGGCAGCTTCTCACGAGCAACGTTTACGGGGGTTGGGCCATGTCCTCGCTGCCTCCTCTCGCCACACCAACCGACGTGGCCGCCCGGCTCGGCCGCAACATCACCGAGGCGGAAAACGCCCGGCTCGGTGCGCTGCTCGCCGACGCGTCCGCCCAGATCCGCAGGTACTGCCGCCGGGACTTCCTCCTGCACACCAGCGAAACGCAGGTGCTGCACGGGCACGACAGCATGATCTGGCTGCCCCAGTACCCGGTGCAGTCCGTCTCGGCGGTGGTGGCGATCGGCGGCGGGATGGGCCTGCCCGACGTGCCCATCCCCTGGTACACGTTCGACGGGATCCGCACCATCCGCATGTCGCCGGGCACCGGGATCATCAACCTGCCGGAAATCTGGTGGACCAGCGACCTGTACCCGCAGACGTTCCGCGTCACCTACAGCTACGGCTACCCGCAGGTGCCCGACGAGGTGGTGATGGTGTGCGCGAACGCCGCCCTCGCCGTGCTCACCGCACCCACCGCCGCGGCCGGGGTCATCGGCGAAACCATCGGCCCCTACTCCTACCGGCTGGAGGCCGGCGGCGGCGGCGTCGCGGTGGCACTGTCGCAGGCTGACCTGGCCATCCTGGACGACTTCCGCGACAAGGTGAACACGATCCAGACGGGACTGCGGTGACCCGGCGGCTGCATGTGGTTGCGCAGGTGCACGGGTTCCCGCCGGCCACCAACGCCGGCGCGGAATGGATGCTGGCGCCGATGCTCGCCGCCCTCGCGGCCCGGGGCCACCGGGTGGAGGTGCGGCTGAGCCAGCCGGTGCCCGCCCACCCAGACCCGTGGACCCTGGACGGGGTGCGGGTGCTGCCACCGGGCAGCATCCCGGCCGGGCCGCGCCCCGACGTGTACGTCACCCACCTGAACAACACCGTCCCGGTTGCCGACCTGGCCCGCGGCTACGGCGTCCCGCTGGTGCTGGTGCTGCACAACACCCGCCGCGACGCCGAACTGCTGCCGGCCGCCAGCCCGGCCCTCGCCGTGGTGAACAGCGAATGGATGGCCAGCCAGCTTTCCTGGGCCGGCACCACCGTCCTGGTGCGGCCACCGGTCGACGCCGGCACCTACCAGACCACCCCGGGCACCCTGGTCACCCAGATCAACCTCACCCCCGGCAAAGGCGCCCCACTGTTCTGGGAGGTTGCCCGGCAGATGCCGGGCACCGGGTTCCTCGCCGTCAAAGGCTCCTACGGCGAGCAGGTCATCCCCCCCGTGGTGCCGCCGAACGTGACCGTCCTGGACTGCATGGACGGCCGCCTGATGCGTGACGACGTGTATGCCCGCACCCGCATCCTCATGGTCCCCTCAAACTACGAAAGCTGGGGCCGCGTCGCCACCGAAGCCATGTGCTCGGGCATCCCCGTCATCGCCCACCAGGCCGAAGGCGCCCTGGTGGAGAACCTCGGCGGCGCGGCCATCTGGGCCAGCCGGGACAACCCAGCCGAATGGGTCACCCAGATCCGGCGGCTGGCCAAACCCGCTGCGTGGCTCAAAGCCTCCGAGGCGGCGCAGAAACGGTACGCCGAACTCGACCCGGCCGGGGAACTGGAGGCGTGGTGCCGCGCCGTTGAGGCGCTCGCGCCGTGACCTTCCAGTCGGTCATCCAGGCGTGGGACGAAGCGGACCTGGCGTGCATCCACCCCACCCGGGAACACGTCTCTGAGGACGCCTACTGGGCGTCCGGTGCCGCCCAGGCACGCCATCTCGCGAAGCTGCTCCCCGCTGACTGGAGCGTGATCGACTTCGGCTGCGGCGACGGCCGGGTAACCATCCCCCTCGCCGCGCTCGGCTACGACGTGACCGCCGCCGACGCGTCCGCGAGAATGCTCCGCGAACTGACCCGCCGGGCACCCCACATTCCGGTTGCCCTCACCCAGGGCACCGCGCTCGCCGGGTTCGAGGTGGATGCGGCCATATGCCTGGCGGTCCTGATCCATCACAGCTGGGACGACGGCGCCCGCATCACCGCTGCTCTCGCCGGAGCGGTGCGCCCCGGTGGCGTGCTGGCACTCGACTGGCCGGTCAGCCCGTACCCGTGCGAGGCGGCGACCTGGATAGGTGTCACCACCTGGGACCGGGCCCGGCGGCTCGCAGTGGCGCGGGCATGCGGGCTGGAGCCACTAGACCCTCCTGCGGGCTGGTCGCTGCACACGTCCCCGGCCGCGCAACCGGTGTCGCTGTGGCGGAGGGCCTGACAGGTGAGCACACCCGCGCTCACCTCCAACTGGCCCGGCGGCACCCCGGTCACCATCCAGCGGCGCGGCGTCACCGGCACCGACGACCTCGGCAACGACGTGTACACGGTCACAACCTCCTTCCAGGTGCAGGCCGTCCTGGTGCCGCTGCAGATGAAACTCGCGCCCCGCGCCACCCGCGGCTCCTCGTTCGCTGAGGAACTGCAAGGCGAAGTCATCATCGCGGCCGGTTACACGATGTTCCTGCCGCCCGGCACCCCGGTTGGGGATCTCGATGAGGTGCTGATCGGCGGCGAAACGTGGCGCGTCGCCGGCGTCCCCGGCAGCTACACGTCACCTTTCACCGGCGTCGCCGCATGCGTGCAAGTGGAACTGATCAAAATCACCGGCTGACCGGGGGTGCGTTTTCCATGGCCAAGGTCACGTCCATCGATTTCGACAAGGCCGCAGTCGGTGAACTGCTCCGCACCCCCGACATGGAAGCCGACATGGTGCGCCGCATGGAAGCTGTCATGGCGCAGGCCATCGCGCAGGCACCCGTCGGCGGCGGCGACGACCCGCACAGGGGCCGCTACAAGGAATCGTTCCGGCTGCATCACGGCCTGTCCGGGATGCCGGGCGCACGCGTGCTGAGCGACCGGGCCTGGGCCACGGTGGAAAACGACGCCCCCGAAGCGCTGTTCATCGAGTACGGCAACAAAAACATTCAGCGGTATCACACGCTGCTCATTGCCCTGCTCCAGGCGGCCGGGGGCGCGGCTTGACCACCCCGGTTCCCGCGCCGGCGCTGTTCCCCGACATCGAGGCCGTGCTGGTGCCGTGGCTGGCCGCCCAGTTCACCACCCGGTACGCGGCCACGGTCCGCACCTGCACTGAAACCCCCGCCGGCCTGGCCAGTGCGGTGCCTCTCGTGGCGGTCGCCCGCAGCAGCGGCAGCGACCTCGAAGGCATCCTCGACCGGCCCATCGTGGACGTGGACGCGTTCGCCGCCGACCGGATCGGCGCGTCGCTGCTGGGCCGGCAGGCCCACCTTCTGCTCACCCGCTACCTGACCGGCGCGGTAACCGGCGGTGCCGTCATCGGCCTGGTCAACACCATCAAAGGCCCCGGCTGGATGACCTACCAGGACCTGGATGTGCGCCGCAGCACCGCCACCTACGAAATCTATCTGCACCCAGCGCCCGCATAACAGGAAAGGCGATCCATTATGACGTTCGTTGTCGACCGTGACGAGGCGCTTACCCTCAACGCGGGCAATGCTGTCGCATTCACCGTGGACTATGCCGGGGATCCGCCCGGCGCGCCCGCTGACCCGTCCACCGTCCCGTCGGCGTCGTGGATCCCGGTCGGCGCATGTGACCAGACCGGCATCACCGAAGGCTTTTCCGAAACCACCACGAATGTCATGGCCATTGGCATTCTGACACCCTTTCGTGTTTTGTACACGGAGCAGGCGAAAACGTTCCAGGTGGTCATGCTCGAAGCCGAACGGGACATTTGCCAGTCGGTCATGTTCCGGGTGCCGCTGTCGTCGCTGACCCGCACCACCGGGCTGCGCACTGTCGCGGACTCGCCAACGCCGGTGCCTGACCGGCGGGCGTGGCTGTTCCGGCTCGCCGACGGGCCCACCCTCCAGCAGTTCTACGTCCCGGTCGGTGAGGTCACCACCCGGGCGAACGTGGCCTACAGCCAGAACGACGTCGCCAAGTTCGACTGCACCCTGACCTGCTACCCCGACAACGCCGGGGTCACCTGCTACCGGCTCGACAACGCGCCGGTCACCCCGGCCGCGACCAACTCCTGAGAGAGGCCTGACCTATGGCAGGAACATCCGCCAGGGCCCGCAGCCCGCAGAACCACGGCACGCCACTGGAAAACAAGAGAAACGGGCTGCCGGTGGCGCTTGACCTGGACATCTGGCAGGCGGAGGCGCTGCGGGAGCCGTTCGTTTTCACTCTCGGCGGCCACCGGTTCGAGATGCCGCACATGGCCGACCTGGACTGGCATGTCGGCGAAGGCCCCGACGGTGTCATGTCGGCGCAGGCCACCATCCACGACCTGCTGAAAGCCGGCCTGGCCGGCCAGTGGGAGAAGTTCACCGCGGTCCGGCTCAGCACCGGCGGCTACAACAAGCTGTGGCAGTCCTGGCAGGAGCATTCCGGGGTGGATGAGGGGGAATCCGCCGCCTCGCCTGGCTCGTCCACGAGCACGGCGGGGCAGTAGAGGCCGACCTGCACCGCTACTACCACCTGGACCTGCTGGACCTGTGGCGGCCCGGCAGCCGCCTGTCGTGGCGGAAACTGGGCCGGCTCGTGCAGCATCTGCCCGCGGAGTCGGCGACGATGACCGCGATCCGCACCGAGATCCCCGAAGCCACCGCCCAGGCGGCGGGGGACGCAGACCCGGCGGCGCGGCCCTGGTCCCATGATCAGATGCTGCTCGCCGCGGCGGTGGACACGATGCGGGAACTGGTCTGGCTGTATTCGACGGTGAACAGTGGCAGCAGCACCCGCGTCCCCCGGCCCGACCCGATCATCCGGCCGGGTGTGACCGGCAGGCCACGCAAGGTGCTGACCGTTGCCGCCTACCGGCAGCTGACCGGGCAGGACCCGCCGCTGCACCTGATTCACGGCGAGGGCGGCAGCTAGCAGAGGCGGGCGAGAGCGGCCACGTCACCGGCCACGGTGCTGTTATACCCGGGCGTGCCGGCGGGCAGGGACGAAACGTCGCTGGCGAAGGTCACTTCGGCGGCGGCGAGCCGGCCCGCCCCCGAGCTGACGTTGCCGAACTCGCCGGCCAGTTCCCGCTCCCCCGCGCCCGGGTCACCCACCGGCCCGGGGAAACTGCTGTACCGGTTCAGCGCCCGCACCTGCGCGGCGATCACCGGACAGGCCACCGCCGGGTGCGCGGCGATATTACGCTGCACCGGCGTCTGCCCGGATGCGGCACACCCGGCCACCGCGGCGGCTACCGCGCACACCACCACGGCGGCGCGTGTTCTGCGCATGCTCATGTAAATCCTTCCCCCTCTTGACGGCTGACGTCAGCGTACCTCCACGAGCCCCGGTGAGGGAGGTCACGCCATGCCTGGAGTCCTGGTCGGCACCGCCCGGGTCGGAATCCTCCCGGACATGCGGGGTTTCCTCGCCGAAACCCAGGCTGACCTCAAAACCGCGCTCGCCGCCCTCGACACGAGCGTCCCGGTCAAGTTCACCATCGACAAAGACTCCGTGGCCAAAGCGCAGGCCGCGCTTGGGCCGCTGGTGGCCGGCAAGTCGGTGCCGCTGCGGTTCAACGTGGACCCCGCGTCGGCGGCCAAGGCCAAGGCCGCGCTCGGGCCGCTGGCCGGCCAGACGGTGCCGATCAAATTCGACACCGACAAGGCATCCCTCGCCCGTGCGCAGGCCGCCGCGCGGGACGCGCTCGGGCTGCTGCCCGGCGGCACCATCGACCTGAACTTTGCCCTCAACACCGGGTCGCTGGCCAAGGCCGCGGCCCAGTTCCGCACCGCCACCGGGCTGCTGACCGGTGGCCGGCTGCCCCTGGTCGTGGACTTCGACTACCCCAGCCTGCAGCGGGCCATGGCGGCGTTCCGCGCCGCCACCGGCATCGCCCACGGCGGCAGCATCCCGCTGGATGTGAACCTGAACCAGACGTCCCTGACGCAGGCGCTCGCCCAGTTCCGCGCCGCCACCGGCATCGCCCACGGCGGCCAGCTGCCGCTGAACATCAGCCTGAATCAGACGTCGCTGGCGCGGGCGCAGGCAGCGTTCCGGGCCGGCCTGCACCTGCTGCCCGGCGGCACGGTCCCGCTGGGTGCCAGCCTGAACAAGCCGTCCCTTGTCGCCGCCTGGGCGCAGCTCGTGGCCGCGACCCACCGGCCGGTGACGGTGCCGATCCTGCCCAGCCTGGGTGCTGCCGGGCTGGCCCGGCTGGCGGCGATCCGGGCCGCGATCAGCACCAACCTGGCAGCCAACGCCGCCGGGGGCGCCGCCGGCGGTGGGGGCCGCGGGGTGCTCGGCGGTGCGGGTGGCCGGTTCGGCTGGCTGACCGGCACCATCGGCGGGGTCAAGCTGTGGCACGTCGCCCTGGACGGCGTCGCCGAAGCGATGCTGTCCGTCGGGCTGGCCACCGTGGCGGCAGCCGCCGGCATCACCGCCATGGTGAACAGCACCCAGGATCTGTACACGCACTGGATGGCGCTCACCCAGGTCGGCGACTCCTTCGGCACCCACCTCAAGCCGATCACCGGCTCGTTCGACAACCTGAACAAGGCGATGGCGCCGCAGACCATCGAGGCCTACGGCGGCGCGCTGCGTGCGGTCGAGTCGAACACCGGCGCGTTCAACAGCACCGCCCGGCAGGTTGTCACGGTCTTTGACGACTGGATCGCCAAGATCGACCTGTGGGTTAAGGCACAAGGCGGGTTCGGCTCGCTGCTCCAGTCCGGTGTCGGCTACCTGCAGCAGTTCGGCCACATCGTCGGCACCCTGGGGCAGGCGCTGGGCAACCTGCTCAAGGAAGACCCGGGCATCGCCCACTACCTGCTGGACATTGTGCAGGGCGCCGCGGAACTGCTGAAACTGTTCACCGAACTGCCAGCACCGATCGTGCAAACCGTTCTTGCCCTGCATGGCCTGTGGCTGTGGTCCAAGGTGCTGTCCGCGCCGCTGCTGGCTGCGGGCCGGGGGCTCGGCTATCTCAGCGCCAAGCAGGTTGACGCGGTCAAGTCTGGGACCAGTTTCAAGAACCTTCTCAAGTTCGCCGTCACCAGCCCGTGGGGGTGGATCGCCACCGCGTCCGCGGCGATCGGCTACTTCACCTACCAGGCGTCGCAGGGCACCCCGGCGGCGCGGAAGTTCATCGACACGATCAACCAGCGGATCGACACCGACCAGGCATCCACCGCGATCACCGACATCGGCGTCGCGATCGGCCAGCTCAACACCAAAATCGCGGCCACCACCTCTGGCAGCGAACTCAAGCAGATGCAGTCCGGCGGGTTCTGGACCCAGCTCGGCGAGTTCTTCACCCAGGGCGTCCCGAACTGGATCATGGGTGTCGGGCATGCGTTCGCGAACCTCGGCCACGTCATGGGTTCCCAGGGGCCCGGCCTGGGCCAGATCAAGGCCATCGGCGGCATCTTCACCGCCATTTTCGGCCACGCCGGCGCCGGTGCCGAAGCCGCCCGCATCGACATTTCCAAATACAACGCCGAAATCGGTCAGCTGCTCGGGAAACAGAAAAACCTGTTCACCGAGACCGGGAACCTGATCACCCAGGGGCACACCTACTCCCAGTCGCTGGCGATCATGAACCTGGCCGGGGTGCGGGCCGGTGACTCCGTCGCCACGATGGCGATCAAGGTCCAGAACCTGAAGGACGGCTACAAAGCCGCCGGTATCCAGGCGGGGCTGCTCGGCAACAGCGTCAACGCGGTCACCTTCGCGACGCTGCAGCAGCAGTCCTCGATCGCTAAGGTGACCGGCGGCTGGGATGCGTTCTTCAAAACCGTGTCCGGCGGTGAGACCGGGTTCAGCCAGTTCGCCCAGCAGCTGGCGACGCTGAACAAGGACATGTCCGGCAGCGGCTCCGCAGCCAAGGCCACCAAGGTGTCCCTGGACGGGCTGAACACGTCCAGCATCGCCGCCCGGATGCAGTTCCAGCAGACCATCGGCGCTGCCCAGACCCAGGCGGACAACCTGATGACCCTGGCCAGCGCCGCCGGGGACGGCACCAAGGGCTACCACCTGCTCACCGACGGCATCAAGGGGCTTGTCGCGACGCTGCTGCCGTCGGTGAAGGGCAGCAAGTCCGCGACCGCCGAACTGTACGCACTGGCCCAGCAGGGCGGCTACCCCGCGGCCGACAGTTTCAAGCAGCTGGCCGAATGGGCCGGGAAACCCGCCACCGGGCTGGCCCGCACCGACAAGGCAACGACCACGCTGACCGTCGACGCGGCCGGGCTGGCCCGCGACGTCAAGCGGCTGTCCACGGCGCTTGGCACCACCCTCACCAATGCCATGTCCACCGCGATTTTCATCGCACACGGCGGCCAGGCATCATTCAATAATTTCGCCGAGGCGATGGCCCATCACAGCCTCGCCAGCAGCCAGGTGGCGGCGGCGACGAAACGGGTCGGCAACACCCTCATCGGCACCCTGCACAATGTGGGGGAAGCGCGGCAGGCATTCATGACGTTCGCCGAGGGAATGGGTGCCACCAACTACCAGGCGAAGGTGCTGTGGGACACCTTCCGCAATCAGCCGTTCAGCGCCACCGGCTCGAAAATCCAGAACGTGCAGCAGCAGATCGCCCAGCTGGCGCAAAAACTGGGTATCAGCAAAACCGCGGCGACCGCGCTGTGGGATTCAATGCATCAGGGGCAAACCCAGACCAGCACCCTGAGCAAGGCACTTGAGGCTTACAACACCGATGTCCGGAACAACACGCAGAACACCGACGCCGGGCGTGGCGCCCGCGCCCAGCTGATTAAAGACCTGGAGAAAACCGGGCTGACCGCCGGCCAGGCCAAAATCGATGTCAACAACCTGACCGGCGCCATCAAGAAAATCCCTCCCAAAGAGGGTTTTTACCTGTCGATGACCGGCAAAGGCCAGTATTCGATCCACCAGCAGGGCGCGTACTTCCAGGGTGAAAGCGGGCACGCCACCCAGGGCGGCACCACGCCGGTATCTGGTGCCAGCGGGGCCTACGTGCACGCCGGCACGACCGCGACCGCCGATGACGTGTTCGCCCGCGTGTCCAAGGGTGAGCTGATCGTCCCGGCGAAAATGGTCTCGGCCGGCCTGGTCGATCACCTGCGCGGCAGCATCCCCGGTTTCGCCGACGGCGGCCTCGTCCTGGCCGGCAACAAAAACGTGCTGGACGGCAAGTACGCGACGAACATGGTGAACAACTTCACCAGCGACATGACCAGCTCCATGGTGTCGGCGATGAAGTCCGCCATCAAAACCGCCGCCACCGCAGCGGCATCCGGGTTTGGCATTCCCGGTGCCGTGGCGGCCACCGGGCCGGCCCAGTCGATCGCCAAACGGCTGATCGCCACGATGGGCTGGGCCGATCAGTGGCCGGCGCTGGACCTGCTGTGGACCCGCGAATCGGGCTGGCGGTGGAACGCGGCCAACCCGAGCGGCGCATACGGTATCCCGCAGTCCCTCCCGGCGTCGAAAATGGCCGCCGCCGGCGCGGACTACCTCACCAACCCCGAAACACAGATCCGGTGGGGTCTCGGCTACATCAAGGCAACCTACGGCGGCCCGGACAACGCCTGGGCGCATGAGCTTTCGCACGGCTGGTATGACCGCGGCGGCATCTTGCCGCCGGGTCTCACCCTGGCCGCGAACCTGACCGGCAAACCCGAGGTTGTGCTGCCGGCCAGCCAGCTCCACCGGGCCGGGCACCCCGGCGCGGGCTCAAACACCTACATCGCCCAGTTCCCCGACGAATGGGCCGCCACGGCGATGGAATCCCGCGTCCGGCAGGCGTTCACCGCCATGGCCATCAACGACGGCCGCCGCGCCCGCATCGGCCGCCCCAACTAGCCAGCCGCCGGGAAAGGGGGGCACGGTTTGCCTGTTCTCGCCCAGGCCACCATCACCCTGCCCACCTTCCCGCAGCTGGGCGCACGGCCCGACCTGACCTGGACCGACCCGGACGGGAAAGTGTGGGACCTGTCCGACCTGGGCCTGGGCGACGGGGTCATCGCCACCGCCATCAGCGGCATCGGCGGCTTCCCCAACGCGCTGACCATGCTGCCGCTGCCGACCGGCGCGTTCATCATCCAGAGCCAGATCCCGCAGCCGCGGACCGTCACCCTCGCCTTGTACGCCGAAGCGCCGGACAAAACCGACCCATCGGCCGCGCACCTGCTGTATGAGGCGGTCAGCAACGCTTTCTGGACCGTCCGCGCCGGCGTTCCGAAACCCGGCTACCTGGGGATTCAGCAGCCCGACGGGAGTTTGCGGCTGCTCGAATGCTACTGCACGGCCGGGCTGGACCAGCCCGATGAGACCGACATCCCGCTGTGGTGGTCACAGTGGACGCTCACCCTCACCGGGCAGCCGTACTGGACCGATGTGCCCGCCCAGCAGGTGGGGCCGATCGTGTTCGCCGCCGCCATCCCCGGCGCCGGGGTGCCGCCGATGCCGCCGATCCTGCTGTCCCCCGGCATGGCACTCGGGCAGAGCGACATCAACTACACCGGCGACGCCGACACCTACCCGACCTGGCAGGTCACCGGTCCTGGCCAGCCGGCCGTGACCAACGTGACCACCGGCCTGGAGTGGACCCTGGACACGTCCGTGCCCGACGGCGATGTGTGGACGGTCGTCACCGACCCGGTCACCGGCACTAGCGTCACCGACGCCGCCGGGAACTCCCAGTGGGCGCATCTGGCCGCCGCCGACCCGCGGGACCTGTGGCCGCTGGTGCCCGGCGTCAACCTGATCGACGTCGAGCTCACCGGCACCGGCGCCGGATCCCAGATTGCCCTGTTCTACACGCGCCGCTGGCTGCGCCCGTGACGGTCCGCATTGACGCGCTCAGCGACGAGCTGGTGCCCCAGCAGCCGATCACCTGGCAGAAACTGGACGTCAACACGCTGCAGTTCAACCAGGTCGGCGCGTTCACCCTGGTATTGCCGGCGACCCCGCGGAACTGGCTGCTGGTCACGTTCGACTCCCAGGGCGAGTTCATTCCCCGCGCCTTGTTTGTGGACTGGAACGGCGTGTTCCAGGTGCCGTTGCTGGCCGAGCAGTGGGAACACGACCTGGTTGTTGACCCGAACACCGGCATCATCACCGAAACCATCACACTGTCTGGCGCGGACTTCCTGTGCCTGCTGGCCAACCGGGTCGCGTACATCGACGGCACCAAAACGTGGGCGAACCAGCCCACCACCCCGCGGGTCATCTCCGGCCCGGCCGAGACCGTCATCAAAACCCTGGTCACCGAGAACATGGTGACCGCCGGCGACACGGCCCGCAATGTGCCCAACTTCACCGTCGCCACCGACCAGGGCCGCGGCGGCACGATCAGCCTCACCCTGACCGCGCCGCTGGCCACCGGGTCATCGAACTGGCTGTCCGGTGACAGCGCCGGATTCGACGGCAGCCTCGGCAACTGGACCGCCCAGGCGAACTGCGGCATTGCCCGCACCACCGACCGTGCCCACTCCGGCGGCCACAGCATGCAGATGACATCGGCCGCGGCGGGGGACATGACCGCGTTCTCCGGCGCCCCGGGCAGTGTCGCCGCCCAGGGGATGAGCGTCCGCCCCGGTGATTCCATCAACTGCTCCGCATGGTTCCGCACCTTCAACTTCGCCCAGACCTGCGACACGGGCGCGTCGTTCTATGACATTTCCGGCAGCCACCTGGCCACCATCTACGCCCAGGGTGCCGTGGACTCCGACTCCGGCTGGACCCAGTCCACCGGGTCGGTCGCCGCCCCGGACAACTCGGTGTGGGCGCTGGCCGCGGTCAAGGTGCAGAACACGCAGAACGCCGGTGAGGTGCACTACGTCGATGACGTGATGCTGTATGACTCCGGCGGCGGCGCCACCGGCACCTACGTGTCCAACCTGGGGCAGACCCTGATGGACAAAATCCGGACGGTCGCGTCCAAGAGCCTGATCGGGGTCAGCATCGGCCTGGCCGGCGGCAATCTGGTGTTCGACTGCTACCTGCCCCGTGACCTGTCCAAAAAGGCCGTGTTCTCCACGACGCTGGGCAACCTGCGCGGCGACAGCATCGCCGACGCCATCCCCACCACAGACGTCGTGCTCATCGAAGACGGCGCGCAGCCACCGAACTTCACCGAACACGACAGTTCCGGCGACGCGGCCGGTGACCCGTGGCGGCGCACCGAACTGTTCGAGGACCAGACATCCTCCACCAACGCCGACGACATCTCCACCGCGGTCGACCAGGATCTGGCGGACGGCGCGAGCGCGCACACGCTGACCATCACCGCCACCGACATCCCGCACTTGCGGTTCGGCGAAACCGTGGGCGTCGTGCAGGGCTACCAGCTTGGCGACACGGTCACCATCCAGATCCACCCGGGCATCTCCTACACCGACGTGATCAGCGCGGTCGAGCTCACCGCCGGGTCAGACACCTCCGGCACCGTCTACATGGGCCCGACAACCGGCGTGCAGGTCACCGGCAGTTACGGCAGCTATTACGAGGTGGTCACGCCCACCGTCGGCGCCTCCTCCGACGACAGCACGGCCGACCGCAGCGCGGTGCGGCGGCTCGCCTCCCAGGTCCGCAAGATCAACAAGGCCATCAGGGCTGCCAGAAAGGCAGGGCAGTAACCATCGCCGATGACGCCTTCCCGCTGCCGGGTGTTTCCACGGTCAGCAACATCAGCCAGTGGGAGGAACTGTTCTCCCCCGGCCTGTGGTCCGGGGTGATCACCGGGCTGGCGCCGTCGCTGGACGGGTCGGGCCGCAACGCCGTCATCGGCACCGGCGCCGCGATCATCCGGTCGTTCTGCAAACCCGTCTCCGCCAGCACCGCCACGCCGGTGCCGGCTGCCTCATCACAGAACAGGATCGACAGGCTCGTGCTGAGGCTGGACCGGGCCGCCAGCGACCCGTCCCTGTTCATCGTGCCCACCGTCATCACCGGAACCCCCGGCGCCAATCCGCAGAAACCCGCCCTGACGCAAACCTCCACCGGCCTGTGGGACCTGCCCATCATGTCCTGGCAGTCGGCATCCTCCGGCGGGCTCACCCAGATGGCCGATGAACGGTACTCCGGTGGGCTGATACTGGCTGGCGTGTCGTCGGTGCGGCCGAAAATGCCATCGCCGGGGCTGCTGTATGAAAGCGACACCGGGATGGTCGCCCTGTGGGACGGGTCTTCCTGGTCCTATATCGCGCTGACCCCCGACACACCCCACACCATCACCAACTTCCGGCCACAAGGCTGGCGCGGCACCTTGTCGTATGCGAAGGTCGCGCCTGGCCTGGTCGCGGTGGCCGCGGAAATCACCCTGGGCGGCGCCGCGGACGTCGGCGACGGCACCGTCATCTGCAGCATCTCCAGCTCCTACGCGCCGCCGGTGTATCACCACGTGCCGCTGCGCTGCGACGCGGTCAAGCAGTCCCCGCAAGGCGGCTCCGGCTCCTTCGAAACCGCGTCCCTGACCTTCCGCGCCGACGGCACCGTCGCCGCATACGGCGTCGCCACCTCAGCCAGCGTCCTGGAAGGCACCGGCTGCTACCCGCTGGCCTTCTGACCCCCGTCACGGAGGGGTCTGGCAGCCACCCGCCCGGTATCTGACCCCCGCGAGGAGACATCCTTTGGCTAGGCACACTTTCGGCGGCGGCAGCTCGGACTGGGCGTTCACCTGGAACACCGACGGGTCGATCGCCCAGGCGCCCGGGGTGACGCTCACCTTCTGGGACAGCCTCGTCGGCGGCGCCCAGTACCCGGCGGCGCCGCTGCCCGGCGGCGTGGACGACGGCACCGGCCTGCTGGATGGCACCGGCACCCCCACCGCGTCGGTCACCTGTGATGCCAACGGGGAAATCCCCGACAGCCTCCAGGGGCCGGACGGGATTTACCGGATGGCCGCCGACGCGTCCGGTGGTACCGGGCCGCGGCGGTGGCTGTACGCCAACGACATCGGCACCGACCTGACCACGCTGGCCGGCGACGTCGCGCCCCTTGCCGCGATGCAGCTCGCCCCCTACGTGTACTACGACCCGGACACCGCCAGCTACCCGCTGCGGCCAGACACCACCTCATCAGTGGTGTGGTGGGTTGGGCCGGTCGCGCCGACGCTGGGCGGCACCGGCGGCGCGCTGCCGACCGACGTGTGGCTGAACACGACCAGCGGCATTGCACCCGGCGGTGTCACGTCAGTAACTGCGGCCGACGGCTCGGTCACGGTGGACAACACCAACCCGGACACGCCGCTGGTCAAAACCAGCAGCCTGGACATAATTGCCACCGAGCATCCGCCCACGGCCACGGTGCCGATGAACAGCCAGACCCTGTCGAACCTGGCCGACGGGGTGAGCCCGCAGGACGCAGCCACCGTCAGCCAGCTTTCCACGGTGACGCTCGACTCCACCAGCACCGACATTCAGCCGGCCGGCACCCAGTCCGCGGGCAGCCTCGGATCGGTGGCCCGCGCTGACCACATCCACCCGTGGGTGATCATCCCGACCGGCGTGAAGACCGCCGCCTACACCGCCGCCCCGTATGACCTGGTACGGGTGAACACGTCCGGCGGCGCGGTCACTATCACGCTGCCCAACGGCCCCGCCGACCGGATCATCATCGGCGTCAAGGTCATCACCAGCGGCAACACGTGCACGATCGCCGCAGCCGGGACCGACGTGTTCAACGTCGGCGGCGGCGCCACCACCTACCTGCTGTCCCGGGCCGAAACGGTCCTGTTCCAGTACGTATCCACGAACAAGGTGTGGCTGTCGGCCGCGCACAGCCAGGGGCTGTCGTTCGACAGCACGGCCACCGACATTCAGCCAGCCGGGAACCAGGCAGCCGGGGCTAAGGGGCTGATGGCCGACGCCGGGCACGTGCACCCGGCACACGGCTGGATGCCCGCCGACCATGGTCTCGCCGCCTGGGTATATGACCCGATGCTGATCGCGGCAAGCACCGCCCCCACCTCCGGCACGATCTACCTGCTCGGCCTCAAAATCCGGCAGCCCGTCACCGTCTCCAAGCTGTATTTCGCGCTGGGCGGCACCCCCGCTGCGGGAGTTACCGCCGGGGAGAACTTCGCGGGCCTGTACAGTTCCACGGCGCTGCTCGCGTCCGCCGCCACCGACGCCTCATTCGGCGGCGCCCTCGGCAGCCTGGTCACCTGCACGATCACCGCGCAAGCACTCACCCCGGGCCAGTACTGGGTGGCGTTCCTGATGAACGCGACCACGATGCCGACGCTCGGCGACATGTGGGGCGCGACCGGCCAGGGGGGCCTGTACAACCTGGGTCTCACCGCGGCCAGCTACCGGATCGCGACCGGCGGCACGGGGGCCACCACACTGCCCGGGACGACGCCGGCATTGTCCAGCGGCGGCAAGAGCTGGTGGACGGCGGCCGGCTGACGTGACCGCCAAGTTCACGACGGTGCAGACTGGGCCGCAGTGCACCGGCAACGGCACCGTGGCGCTCACCACCGCCAAGACCGGGTCCACATTTACCCCGACAACCGCCGGGAACATGCTGCTGGCCATGGTGCTCGCCCCGGCACCCGCGGTCCCGTTCACACCGCCGGACGGCAACTGGGTTCAGCTGGCCGTCTCAGCGGCCGGCGGCGCGGGCCGGGTGGAGACGTGGATGCTGCCCGGCGCCAGCCAGCCCGGCGGCCTCACCTCCGTGTCGTTCACCCTGCCCGCCGCCCAGGTGGGGGTGAACTGCCACGGCGGCCTGAAAGAATACAGCCTGCCCGCCGGGTCCTACCCGATCATCGAGACGGTAGCGGTCAACTCCGGCCAGTCCGCGGGGTTTGTCGGCGCCACCACACTGCCCAGCGGGTACGGCGGCGACCCCGGTGGCCACGCCCCCACCTCCGGCCGGCTGAACCTGGCCAACTGGGTGAACACCGCTGCGTCCTCCGTCGACGGCACCACCCTGGCCGGGCCGATAGCCATCCACATGCAGAAGTGGTTCCTTGGGTCCGGCACCGCCCAGGAATCCGGCCAGCAGTACATCCTCAACTCCAGCCCGTCCACCGGCGGCAACCCGAACGGGCTGCCCGGCGACCTGCTCGACCTGATCAACGCGGGCACGTCGGTCCTGCTGTGCGTCAAGCCGTCCCAGTCGCTGAACGGCGCGGACCCGGCCAGCCCGTCCGGCGACTATTCGCACCTGGCCACGACGGTCAACATCCTCCAGCAGGCGATGGCCACCGCCTGGGCGGCCAGCCCCGCGTGGACGCAGCCGCCGCAGTTGTGGGTGACCGTCTGGCAGGAGCCGAACGGCGGCTCGTTCAGCGGCTCCGGGCCGGTGTACAACGCCTACTACAACTACTACGCCCCGGCGATCCTGTTCGCGGACGCGCACCCGAACTGGGGCCTGGCCGGCAACCCGGGGCTGCCCGCCCGGCCGTACGGGTTCACGCCGGTGGGGGTGGACTGGGCCACCAACCACTCCACCCAGGGCAACTACTACCAGTACTACCCCGGCGACCAGTTCGTTTTTTTCATCGTCGCTGATATGTACGGCAACACCTACACCAACGGGCCGCCGACCTACTACCTGGACCAGCCGAACGGCCTTGCGCAGGCATCCCAGGGTGGCCCCGGCAAGTCGATGATGGACTACGCCGACCAGCACCTGCCCTACCCGGTCCCGTTCGGTGTCGCTGAGCTTGGCATGTCCCAGCAGGGCGTCACCAACTACCCGGTGAAAAACCAGTTCTATTTCGCCGGCTGGGCCAGCCCCGGCGACGGCGGCCAGACGCAGAAGCCGTGGATGAACTACGTCGGCGATGTGATGGCCGCCCGGCTCGCCGCCGGCAAGCCGGTGGCCTGCATCAACTGGTTCTCCGGGGCGAATAACCCGGAGTACAACATCCTGCCCGACGGGGAAATCCTGCAAGCGGCCACCGTCACCTCCGGCAGCGGCGGCGCGGCCAAGTTCACCGTGCCCGGGATGACCTTCCACGCCGGGGACAAGCTGTGGCTGGCCGCCAACACCACCATGCCGGGCGGGTTCACCGAGGGGTTCTACTTCGTCGCCTCCTCCCCCGCGCCCTCGGGTGACGTGTGTTACCTGGCCGGCAGCTCCGGCGGCAGCGCCATCAGCTACTCCAGCGCCGGCAACCAGGCCGGGTTTTTCGTCACCGCCTACGATCTGCTGCCCGGCCTCAACTACATCTACAACCAGTGTTCTAAATTCGCGGCGAGCCTGACCGGCACGGCCACGATGCCGATCAAAGCCGGTGCCCCGAACGCCGCGGACTCGATGGCGCTGCTGGCGGTGGCCGCCTTCCACGCCACCAGCCCATCCGGCACCTGGACCGTCCCGTCCGGGTACACGCAGGCCGCGCACCTGGCGTCCAGCGCGCCCAGCGTCTGGCAGATGTGCACCGCCGACGACCTGTCCGCAGGCACCCAGGCGCTGACCGCCACCGCAGCCCCCAGCTATTCGGCGGTCACCAAGGCCAACGGCTGGGCGGCCGTGCTGACCACCCTCACCGCGGCGGTGCTGTCCATCACCACCACCAGCCTGCCCAACGGCAAGACCGGCACCGCCTACACCAAGACCGGCGGCAACCCGGTGGTGGTGACCGCCACCCAGGGCACCACGCCGTACACGTTCGCGGTCACCGCCGGGTCGCTGCCAGCCGGGCTGCTGCTCGACGGTGACGGGTCGGCCACCGGCACCGCCGGGACGATCCACGGCACCCCCACCGGGGCGGTCACCGCCCAGCCGGTCACCATCACCGTGACCGACGCCAACGGGGTGACCGCGCCCGGGTCGTTCACCATCACCATCACCTCCACCGCCCCGGTGATCACCACCACGGCGGTGACTGGCGGCACCACCGGCACCGCCTACACAGGAACGGTGCTGGCTGTCACGTCCGGCACCAGCCCCTACACCTGGTCGGTCACTGCCGGGGCGCTGCCGCCGGGGCTGACGCTGAGCACTGTGACCGGGGCGATCACCGGCACACCCACCGCACCCGGCTCCTACAGCCCGCAGTTCACCGTCACCGACGCCAACGGGTCCACAGCGTCGGCGACGCTGACGATCATCATCGTTCCCGCGGCCGGCCCGGCCGGCGGCATGGCCGAACTGCAAGTGCTCATCGGCATCACCTGGCTGTTCCCGCAGCCCATGTCCGTGCAGGGCGGCACGTGGCAGGCCGCCACGATCCACACCCCGGTAAGCGGTGCCTGGAACTAGCAGAACCGGCACCAGGCAAACCCTCCCGCACTTCCCCCCCCCCTTCCTGGAAGGACCATGCCCATGACCGCACCCGGTAACGCCCAGCTGACCTTCGATGAGCCGGACGGCGGCTACAGCTACGGCGCCCCGGTGACCGCCACACTCACCGCCACCAGCGAGAACGCCTCAACGGTGACCCGCACCCTGGACGGCACCGTCACCGACCCGGGCACCGGCGAAACCAGCCCGGTCACCGGCAGTTTCGACGTGACCGGCGTGCCCAACCCGCTGCAGGCCTCGGTGTCGGAAACCGACGCGCCTATCCAGTGGTCAGCCGGCACCTCCAGCCAGGCCGGCACCGTGTTCACCGCCACGTTCACCGCGACCGCCGCCTGATCCGGTGCCGGTCCTCGCCCCGCCGCCGCCGGCCAGCCGCGAGGTCACCTTCACCGTCACCGACCCGGCCACCGGCGAAACCACCGTCCTCACCGGCAGTTACCTCGTGCAGCCGTCAGGAAGGGGGTAAGCGGTGACGCTGCCCGCTGTGACGCTGACCGGCACCGTCCTGGACGCCGCCCAGCAGCCCGCCACCGGGCAGGTCGTGCTCACCCCCGCCACCGGCACCTACGACTCCTTCGGCGACCCGGTCATCACCGTGATCACCGACCCGGCCGGGGAAACCGTCATCCCGATGGCCGGTGTCACCGCCCCGCTTGACCCGGCCGGCCAGGTCACCGGCGCCGGCGGCACGGCCGGGCTCACCCTCACCCCAACCGACGCGGCCGGCCTGGCCCCGGCCGGCTGGCTGTATCAGGTCACCTTCCAGATCACCGGCGTCCCCGACTACGGGTTCCTCTGCCAAATCCCGTCCACCCCCGACCCCATCGACCTGTCCCAGCTGATCCCGGCCACCTCCACCGCCGGCCTGACCAGCTACCTGCCACTGACCGGCGGCACCCTGTCCGGGCTGCTGATCCTCGGCAACGGGCTGCGCATCCCCGCCGGCGCCGCAGCCGGGTACGTGTGGACATCAGACGCCGACGGCAACGGCTCCTGGCAGCCAGCCACCGGCGGCGGCGGCGCGGTCAGTTCGGTCAACGGCCACACCGGCGCCGTGGAACTCACCGCAGCCGACGTGGGCGCGGACGCGGCCGGTGCCGCCTCAGCAGCCCAGACGGCAGCCGAAGGTTTCACCACCTCAGCCGTGGCCACCGAAACCACCCGCGCCGAGACGGCCGAGACGGCTGCACTGCAGAAAACCAGCAACCTGTCCGACCTCACGTCCGCCGCCACGGCACGCACCAGCCTCGGGCTCGGCACGGCCGCCACCCAGAGCACGTCCGCGTTCGACGCCGCCGGGACCGCCGCCGCGGAGACCAGCCGCGCCGAGACCGCCGAAGCCCTCCTGGCCCCGCTCGCCAGCCCGGCACTCACCGGGACACCCACCGCGCCGACGCAGGGCGCCCTGACCGATTCGGCGGCCATCGCCACCACCGCCTACACCGACGCCGCCGTCACCGTGGAGACCACGCGGGCGCAGGCCGCCGAAGGCGCGAACGCGACCGCCATCGGTGCCGAGACCACGCGGGCTGAGGCGGCGGAAGCCCTGCTCGCACCCAAGGCAAGCCCGGCGCTGACAGGCACACCAACCGCGCCGACACCAGCCGCGCTGGACAACTCCACGAAGCTCGCCACGACGGCCTACGCGGACAGCGCCACCGGCGCGGAGAAGACGCGCGCCCAGGCAGCCGAAACCCTCCTGGCCCCGCTGGCGTCCCCGGCGCTGACCGGCTCACCCACGGCACCGACACAGACAGCGGCCGACAACTCCACCAAGATCGCCACCGACGCGTTCGTGACCACCGCCGTCGCCGCCGAAACCAGCCGGGCGCAGACGGCCGAAGCTCTGGCGCTGCAGAAGGCCGGCGGCACCATGTCCGGTGCGATCGCGATGGGCTCCCACAAGGTCACCGGCCTGGTCAACGGCACGGGCGCGCAGGACGCCGCCGCGTTCGGCCAGATCCCCACCGCGCTGCCGCCGAACGGGGCCGCGGGTGGGGTCCTGTCCGGCACCTACCCCAGCCCGGGGTTCGCGTCCACGCCGCTGCCGCAGGCGGGCGGCACGATGACGGGCTGGCTGGCCCCGGCCGTGGTGGCGCTCACGTTCGGCACGACGATCGCGGTCAACGCCGCGCTGGGCAACGCGTTCAGCCTGACCCTGACCGCGTCCACCGGCACCCTGGCCAACCCCACGAACCCGGTGGACGGGCAGGTGATCCGGTTCCGTATCACCCAGGGCACTGGCGGCTCGTTCACCCTCGCCTACGGCACCGCCTACGACTTCGGCACCGCCTCCGCACCCACCCTGTCCACCGCCGCCGGGAAGGTCGATATCGCGGCGTTCGAGTACGTGGCGAGCATCAGCAAATGGTGCTACCTCGGAAGCGGGCTCGGCTACTGACGTGACCACCTACCGGCTGTGGCCGTCCACCAACGGCGGCTCGCTCGTCGCCTACACCAGCACCCCGTTCCGCGTGGGGATGCAGTTCCAGGTGACCAAGGCCGGCATGTGGTTCACCGGCTACTGGTGGTGGGTGCCGACCGGTGGAGACACCGCCGCGCAGCCGTTCGCCCTGTGGCAGATGAATGCTAGTAGCTCTGGCGTCCTGGTGCCGAACAGCACCGTCACCTCTGCGGCGCTGACCGCGGACTCGTGGAACTTCACCGCACTGGCCACACCCGTCGAACTCGGCTTCGGCCAGTGCTACATGGCGGTGACTGGGTGGACCCCGTCGCACGGGTTCCCCGACACTAGCGGCTACTGGGGCGGCGCTGGCACGCCGGGCGCGGCCGGGATCATCAACGGGCCACTTGTCGGGTTCTCCTCTCCTCAGAACGGTGGTACGGCAAACAAGGACATGTGGGCGAACGGCCCGGTTACGTTCGACACGTCCGGCGCGGCACCGGCCGCCAGCTTCCCGCAGTCCCTGTCCAGTGAGGACAACTTCTGGCTCGACGTCCAGGTGTCCGACACCGCGCCGTCCACCTGGACCGGCCCGTACTCGATCTTCGGGCCGAAGGTCAACCAGAAGTGCGCCAACCCGTCCGTCACGTTCGATGCCTCCGTCAACTACTCGATCGCGACCGAGTTCCACCTGTCCGCCACGTGCACGCTGGGCAAGCTGTGGTACTACTCGCCGCCGGGTGCCGCGCAGCTCGCCACCACCTGTGACATCTGGGCGATCACCGGGGCTAACTCCGGCACGAAGGCCACCACCGCCAGCTCCCCGGCGTGGAAGAACCCGGACGGCACCACGGGCACGGCCGGGGCGGGCTGGCTGTACTGCACGTTCAGCGGGGTGACGCTGCCCGCCGGGTCGTACAAGGCCAGCGTGTACAACAGCAACGCCACCCCAGACGGGTGGGGCGCCAAGTCGCTGTACTTCTGGGATCCGCAAGGCCAGGCCAATGCCGGGTTCTCCCTCGGCTACGGCTACACCAACGCCGACCTCGTCAACGGGCCGCTCACCGCACCCGCCCTGGCCAGCGCGTCGTCCGCCTACCTGTTCAACGGCAGCAATCCCGCCGGCACGCCGCCGTACAGCAACAGCTCCGGGACGATCACCGAGCCGGGGCAGGCGACCTTCTACCAGCCCGTGTCCGGCGCCGGCTCCGACACCTACCCCTACCTGTACGTGGATGGGCTGGCGCAGAACTACTGGGTCGACGTCGAAGTGACATCCGCCCCGGCCCGGCCGGGGCTGCTGATGGCCACCTTCCCTTAGACCGGACCGGCGGGCGGAGGCGTGGTGACTGGACCTGCGCCCCGCCGCCTTCCCCTGATGGCACGCAGACCGGGCCGGGTCATCGTCTGGTACGCGTGTGTCCTGCACTACGCCTGGAGCGTCCTGCTGGCGGCCAGCCCCGAGGCTATGCACTCAACACCCGTGTCCGCGGTCGTGGCCGTGTCCGGTGGCCGGTGGGGTGCGCTGGCCGCGCTGGTCACCTGCGCGTCCGCCGCACTGGCGGCCCCGCTGGCCCGCCGCGGCCGGCTGCTGCCGGTGCTGCTCGTGCCGCAGCAGACCCTGCTGCTGATGAGCGCCGGCGCGGCCCTGCACGCCACCGCCGCAGGCCACTACGCGGACGGTGTGCCGCGGCCCTGGCCGTTCATCCTCGGCGACCAGCTGCCAGTCATCCTGACCGCCCTCTTGTACACCGCCGCCCTGCTGTCCTACCGGGTCCGTGATGAGCGGTAACGCCGTGCTGCTGATCACCGTCACGGCGGTGTTCATCTCGCTGGTAACCGTGGTGGCGATGCAGCGGGCAGCCGGATCCTCCCGGCAGAGAGGGAACACCGTGCCCCGGTTGCCCCGCAAGATCCCGCGCCCCATCGGCGCGTCCGGATCACACATGCTGGTCATGGGACTCACCTACGCCATCTACTCCTGGTCACTGGCGTTCCAGTCCCAGCGCTGGCACCGCACACCCGCCTACCACAACCTGCTGATCATCATGCCCACCGGGACGTGGGGCGTGTTCTTCGGCGTGTCCGCTGTCCTGCTGCTGGCCGGCGCGTTCCGCCCCCGGCCGCCGTGGCTGGCCTACTCCGCGGTCCTGCTGGCCGTCATGCTCACCGCCAGCTGGGACGTGGCGTTCATCGTCCGCTGGATCACCAACTCCGCCACCACCCCAGAGACCTGGACCAGCTGGGCCATATTCAGCTACGTCCTGCTGCGTGCCGGGGTCCTGGTCGGAAAGGAACGCAACCGGCCCGCCTCCCTGCCGCGCGCCGACGCCGATGGCTAGCCCGGTCGACCTCACTGCGTGGCTCGGCGCGGCCGGTGCGGGCATCGGCGCCGCCGCCGCCATCGTGACGGTGTGGCGCCAGTCCGCCAAGGACAAGAACCGCGCCGAGCACGACCGCGACGCCACCGACGTCGCGTCCTGGACGAAGCTGAACAGTGCTCTGGACAGGGAGATCCAGCGGTTGCGCACCGAAATGGACCGCATGCGTGAGGACTACGAACGGCAGCTGGGCGAGCAGGAAACCCGGCACGGACGTGAACGGGCGCTCGACCGCAAACGCATCGAGGAACTCGAACGGGACGTGGAAAGCCTGCAGCGGCTGCTGCGGGGCCGGGACATCTCCCCGTGAACACGTCCCCGCTGCTGCTGATGATGCTGGCGGTGTCCTGCGCCAGCCTCATCCTGCAATCCGCCGCCCTGGCCCACCTGTGGCGCCAGCACGCCTCCTATGACGCTGAGCGCCGCGCCGGCCACGGGTACGTCCGCACCGCCGCCTGCCGGGTCCTGGCCGCCTGCATCTACACCACTGCCGCCGCCGTGGCGGTCGCCGGGGTGCGGATCCCCGGCGCCGGCACGCTCGGCCCCGAAGCGCTGGTGGTGTTCACCGTCGTGCAGGGCATCTGGCTGATCAACAGCGGAATGGACATCCAGGTCCGCCGCCAGCTGCACAAACGCGGCAGCAACCTGTCCGCCGCGACCGAACGGCTGCGAAAACAGTGAACATCGCCCGCTGACCAGGCCGCCGCCGGCTGGTCCCCCTACCCGGCTTCTGCGCCCGCCCCGGCCGCTGGCAAGGGGGGGTGCACCAGCCGGCGGCCCCATCCCCCGCCACCAGGAACGTGATGCTCATGTGGGCTGTCCTCGCCGTCGCCGCGTTCGCTGTCGCGCTGATCCTGCACATCACCGGTGGCCACGCCGGCAGCTACGTCACCGATTTCACCCTGGCCGGGCTGGCGCTCACCGCCCTGCACCTGGCCTGGGCGTACACGCCATGGCGCAAACCCTGACCACCTGACCGGCATGCGTGCGACGGTGCGGCTGACCCTGCGGCTGGCCGCCGGCAACGCGATCCTCGCCGCCGTGGTACTGGCCGTCGTCTACTGGCCGCAGGTCCGCAACGAAACCTTCATCCTGCTCGGCAACCGGGACGAGCCCGGCGGCTGGTATGGCCTGTGGTCGGGGTTCGCAGGTGGCCTGCGGGTCTTCGAATGGCCCCTGATCGCCGCGCTGCTGTGGTGGCACCACCAATGCGCGGTTGACGGCTGCTGGTGGTATGCGCGGCGCACCACCGCCGCCGGCGAACGAGCCTGCTGGCGGCACCACCCCGAACCCCACCGCACCGCCCGCGACCTGCACCACGCCCACCACGCGGCGAAAACCCGCCACCACCTCGCGCAAGGGGAGCCGCCGTGACCGGTATCACCATGTGGGACAGCATCAACCCCGGCCAGCTTCCCCGCGGCGGCGCCGCCTACGCCGGCTATGTCGGTGGCCGGTGGCCAACCTGGGTCACCCTGACCGGGATGTTCCCCGGCGCGCACCTGCTGTCGATCGCCATCGCCGCCAGCGAAGACGCCGACTGCCTCGACGTGGAAACCGGCGACGCCACCATCGCCCAGGTGCACGGCTGGTTCACCCGCCAGCGGCAGCGCGGCCTGCACCGGCCCGTCCTCTACATCAGCGCCGGCCTGGCCGCCGACCTCATCGCCACCATGACCGCCAACGGTTACGCCCGCAGCGAATACCGGCTGTGGACCGCCCACTACGGTCTCGGCGAGCACATCTGCGGCACCGGCTGCGGCTACCCGCAAGCCGACGGCACCCAGTGGACCAGCACCGCGCTCGGCCGCACCCTCGACCAGTCGCTCCTCACTGCGGACTTCTTCACCACCACCCCGCCGCCCGCACCGCCGCCGCCTGCGCCTGTCCCGGTTCTGGAGGATCCTGTGATCGAGCTCGACACGACCGTCAAATCGCATCCGCTGCTGCTGCCCTACGGCACCCCGACGATGGACCTGCTCAGCGTCGCCACCCAGGGCACCCCCACGCAGGTCCGGGTCACCTGGCTAGACGAAGGCAACAAGCCCGTCGACGTGCCCGTCTCCTGGGGCGCCGCCGGCAGCGAACCCTCCCTCAAAGTCCCCAAAGGGATCAAGAAAGCCCGCCTCGACATCACCAGCGGCGGCGGCCCGCGGCTGGCCGTCCGGTTCAACCCGCCCGCCCAGTGACCATGCTGCCCGCAGCCCCCGGGGACGTGCTCGCCGTCTCCGCCGGGCCGTGGTGGGCCCGGCAGCTGATCGAGGCCGGGGAACGGCTCCGCGGCCTGGCCTGCCCCGTCGACCACGTCGTCATCGTCACCCACCAGGACCGGGTGGGCCGGTGGATCGGCATCCAGGGACAGCCCGGCGGTGTCGCCCTGGCCGACTGCACCCCGTATCTGTCCGCGCCGGTCACGCGATCCAACCATGGCCAGCCCAAACCTGCCGCCGGGTCACCGGAGATGACTGTGTTCCTGGCGTCGTGCGCCAAGTCGCTCGGCATCGGCTACGACTGGGCCGGCATCGCGGAGGACGGCCTGGACGCCCTGCACCTGCACGACCTGGCAGGCCTCGTCAATCGCCTGTGGGCGTGGCCTGCGAACAGGATGCTGCTGCCAGGTCACCTGGTGTGCAGTTCACTCGCGGCGAACCTGTACGAGATCGCTGACTGGCCGCATCCATCGATGGACACCGAACGGCAGTGCGAGCCGGCCGACTGGTGGCGGTGGAACGACCGCCAGATGTGGAAGCTCGCGCCGCCCCCAGCAGGCAAGCAGTGAACGCCGTCCCCGGCAGGAGAGGAATTGCCCGTGTTTGACCTGGAAAACGTGCCCGACCACCTGCGGGAATGGTTCGAGAAAGACCTCTGGCCCGAGATCAGCGCGGCCAAAGACCGGCTCACCGCCCTCGAAGCAGCCACCCATGAACACGCCCAGCAGGCCGCCGACCTCGCATCCCTCACCGACCAGCTGGTCAGTGCGGTAGACCCGCACGCCGAACCGGCCGTGGCCAAGCTCACCGGCACCGCGAAAGCCGTCGCCGCCCGCGCGCAGCAGCTCCTCATCCAGGCCACCAGCACCCGGTAACCCTCCCCCCGGGTAAGCGGCCCTGCCGCCACCCGCCCCCTGTGGCGGGCAGGCGGCGGGGCCGCTTTTTACTGTGCCCTGGGCAGCGAAGCGGGCTGGGCCCCCGCCTGCTCAGCGGCCGAACGGCCCAGCCCATGCACGTCCCCCGGCTCCTAGCAAAGCGAAAGGACGAGTGCCCTTCCATGGTAAAACGGCACCACCAGGGGTGCAACACCTGTGGCAGGGCAGGAAAACGGGCCGGCCAGGCAGCGCTGACCGGCCCGGTGCCGCTGCCTGGGATTAGCCACCAAGGTCAGCGGCGAGGGGCGGGAACACGCATCCCCCCCGGGGGAAGGGGGACTGTTCCGCAACATGCAACAGTGTAGCCATTCCACCGGCCTTGTCACCCCACCCGGCAAAATAACACCACCACGCCAAAACCCAATCCCCCGCCAACAGGGACAAAAAGGTCCCCCGGGCCTGCCCAGGCCCGGGGGACCAAAGATGAACGTTCAAAGATCATCATTGGCCGCCCATTCGCACACCAGCGGCGTTTAAGGACACAAGTCACCGTGAAATGCCCGGTGCTCTGCCTCTTGAGCTACCGCCCCACGATGTAGTGGAGGGGCGGGCCGGCCTCGAACCGGCAACCTCCGGGAACCCTGCCTGTGCCCGCTTGATCTGGTGATAAGCGGAATGCTGAATCTAGAGCGGAAACTTGAGTTTGACCTGCACGCCGGGTGCCTCTGCCAGTTGGGCCACTGCGGCACGATGGAGCCGCAGGAAGGACTCGAACCTTCACCTGCCACGGACGTGCTGCACGAGGATGAGTTTGAGTTTCAGCTTGTGCTCACCACCGGACACTACCGGCCCGGCCGGGCAGCTACCCGGTGGTGAAACCCGCCGTTCAGGCGAACAGCCAGCCGAACACGGCCTCGCCCGCCTCCTGGTCCTCCACCTCCCGGGAGTTCGCCTCCTCCCGGGCGAACTTCACCGCCCGCTGCAGCGCTGTCACCCGGTCCAGCAGCAGCCGCACCCGCCGGGCCGGCAGCGCCCCGGTGAACTTGACCGTTGTCCAGTCCCCCACCGGCACATCCTCGTGGTACATCTGCACCTGCGCCGGATGCTGCGCCGTCGCCTCAGCCATCACATGATTGCGGGGGACCTTCTTCGTCCGCATCGTCCGCGCCGGCGCCGACTTCCACTGCCCCGCCGGCGCACCCTCCGCCGTCCAGTCCTCCGCCGGATCCTGCACCGGCAGTTTCGCCACGAACGTGTGCAGGTCCGTCAGCTGCCGCTCCAGGAACAGCAGGAACGTCGCCGGCACATTCGACAGGATCCGCTCCCCCGCAACCACCACGTCTGCGCGGGCCAGCGTGTTCGCGACATCCTTCGTCAGCGTCACGTCATACAGCCGCGTCCACAGCTTCGCCGCCCCAGCGAGCACATCTTCCGCGCTGATCTGCACCTTCGTGGACTCAGCCGGGATCGGGTCACCCTCACGGTCCCGCGGCTCATACGTGCGGGAAATCCCCGACAGCAGCGCCTGCTTCTGCACCTGATGATGCAGGTCAGTGACCTGCCGGGTGGTGTCACTTTTCACGCCGCCCTCGACGGCGATGATCTGATTAAGCCGTGTCATGCTGCCGCAACGTAGCCGCGGCCCCCCTGCAACTGCCTCGTGGTAGAAACCCGGAACGAGAGAACCAGTAGCGTGCAGCCGCACCCTACCCTCAGCCCATGACGCACACGCGAACCCTCACCTACCCGCGGGCCTTCACAGGGTACCGGCCCGCCCCGCCGGAGGAATACCGGCGGATGGGGATCACCAACGCTGGAGAGGCTCCCGACTATGAGGGGGTGATCTTCTCCGATCAGACCGTCGTGATCCGCTGGCTGACCGAGTTCCGGTCACACAGCGTCTGGGCATGCTGGCGCGACTTCTACCAGGTGCACGGGCATCCCGAGTACGGGACGCGAATCGAGTTCCACGACGGCGCCCCCGAACCGATGGCGTGACCGCCCCCAGCCAGGCCGGTGGATGCTACCTGCCGGCCATCGCCTCGACCGCGATCAGCAAGGCGGCGGCCACCACACACCCGGCGGCCACCGCCCACACCATGCCACTGAACACCAGCCACAGCCGCCGCCGAACCTGACGCCGCAGCACCGGCACGCCGTTCTTACTTGCCGAGCGCGTGACCGAGAATGTCCGCGACCCCTATCAGCGTCCAGACGGCCACACACACCGCCAGGATCATCAGCGCATTCCGGATATCCCGCAGGTGCCCCTCCGCCGTACTGCCCGGAACAAACGGGGGCGGCAGCGGCCACGGGCCATAGAACGGAACCGCCGGACGTGGCGGCATCCGGGCCGTCTCCTGCAGCGGTGGCTTGCCATTACTCTCCTGCCCGGCCGGCCCAGCCGGCTGATCATGCTGCCTGTCCACAACCAGACCCTCCCCTTTACCCGAGCAGCCCGGCGAACCGGCTGGCATCCACGGCCAGCACCGCCAGCGCCACCACCCCGGCCCCCGCCAGCGGCACAAGCACGGCCAGCGCGATCCAGATCAGCCGCAGGTACTTCTCAATGCCGAGGAAAGACATCAGCACCGGCGGCTCCGCCGGCGGCCCGGCACCATTCTGCGTGGCCGGCGTGTCCGTCAGCGGTATCGGCCTCTCCTGGTTAACCATTCCGTTCATGGGCAGGCTCCTTCTCCCGTTTCGCCAGCTCGAACTCAATGACAGTCAGCAGCGCCAGCCGGCCCAGGTCATACCCACACGGCGCGTGTGAGGCGAAACTGCCGTTGGCCGGCGCGTCACACTTCTCACACCGATGCGGATACCGGGCGCGGTCACCCCACACGTGCGACGGGTGCGTGCCCAGGATGTACCGCAGCTCGCCACGGGCGGCGCTGAGCATGCTCAGATGCTCGGCATCCACCCAGTCATCCGTCTCCAGAAACACCCGGCCCCGGGTCTGGTCAACCACCCGGAACACCGGGACACCGGTACCACCGTGCTCCTGCCGGTACAGGCAGTAACGGCAGCCGTCATGGGCTGCTGCCGTGTGCCGCCGCAGATGGCGGACCTCCTGACTCAGGAGGTCCGCCAGCATCTCGGCCATCCGGATCAGATCCCCTTTCCTTGTGAGTTCACAGGTGGGCGCTGGCGTACGCCCACCACGACGGCGGCGCTTTCAGCGCCACCACGATCAGCGCCGTCATGACCGGCATGAAGATCAGGAACCAGCGCGGCACCGGCCACCGGCCGAACAGCCACACCACCCGCAAACCCACCAGCCAGTCCACCGCCCATACGACGGCCCGCCCCAGCGCACGGCGGAACGGGGAGACGCGGGGCGGCTGGCGGTGCCGCGGCGCCGCATAATCCAGCCAGATGCGCACCCGGCCGTCGCCGGCCCCCGCAGGTTTCGGCGACGGCCCCCACGGTGGCGACCCATGCTGCGCCCCACGCATAACACCCAGTCCCTCCTCAGCGGGGCGAGTCCTGGTCGCTGCGGCCGACGTCGAAGCCTTTCCGCCACGCGCGCTCTATCATCGCCGCGAGGTGGGCGCGGACTACCCACCCTTCGTGCTGGTCCTCACCTGGCAGCATCTCCAGAACCACAGCCCAGATGTCACCCGCCACGTCGTCGCCGAGATCCTCCACCCGGCGCTCGTGCGAGAGCCGCTCCACTTCCCTTTCGCGGCGAGCCACATCCTCGCGGCTGCGGTTCACCCCTTCGATCGCGAAAGTTTCGTACCGGGCCATGTCGCCTACCCGGCTCGGCGGCGCCTGGTCCGGTGCCTGGCTTGGCGGTGGAAACGCCGGCTGGTACAGGCCCGAACCCTCATGGGCCGGATTGCCTCCCGGTGGGCCGAACGTGCCGGGCATGATGTGCGGGCGTGTCCCGTGCCCGTTGGTTGTTGCTGTACTCACTGTCGTTGTCCCTTCCCTTTGGCGTTCACGCCCCTGTGGTGAACCGGGAAGGCTTCCCCTCCCGCCCGGCCACCCCGCTGGGGCGACGATCAGAACCGGTTCTCGTCGTATCTCAGATCGGTCGCACCGATCACGCCACACTCGTCCACGTACATGACCACCTCGCTGGACGCGGCCAGCCAGACGACTGGCTCACCCACCTCCTCGGTCAGCGTCATGGCAGCACCCCAAGCGCCGCCATGACCACCGCCGGGTCAACATCACCGGGGAGTTCCTCAACCCAGTCCAGCACCAGCGGCCCATCACCCGACCGCTGCACCGTGATCGCATACAAGTGCCCCTGCGGCACCGGCCCGCAGCCGGGCAGGTAGGCCAGATTCCCCACCGGGTCCGCCGGCGGGGTCAGGCTGGGCAGCCCGGTCGCCCACAGGATCCCCTCGAACACGTCACCAGCGCCGAGGATGGCATCCACACCGGCCGGGGTGCCGTCCACGATGCTCACGACGCCACCGCAGCCGCCGCCGGCGGCAGCAGCTTGTCATTGATCCGCTTGCCGATCGCGTCGGCGACATCAGGATGGCCGCGCAGGAAGACCCGCGTGGCCTCCTTGCCCTGCCCGAGCTCGCCGCCGTCGTAGGTGTACCAGGCACCGGACTTGCGCACGATGCCGTGCGTCACGCCCAGGTCGATCAGGCCACCCTCGCGGCTGATCCCCTCCGCGAACAGCAGATCCATCTCGGCCTGCCGGAACGGCGGGGCCACCTTGTTCTTGACCACCTTGACCCGGATCCGGTTCCCCACCGCATCCGTGCCGTCCTTGAGCGTCTCAATACGGCGCACGTCCAGCCGGACCGACGCGTAGAACCTGAGCGCCCGCCCGCCGGTCGTGTACTCCGGACTGCCGAAGAGGACACCGACCTTGTCCCGCAACTGGTTGATGAAGATCACGGTCGTTCTGGTTGTGCTGATCACGCCGACCAGCTTCCGCAGCGCCTGCGACATCAGCCGCGACTGCAACCCGGCGTGACTGTCGCCCATCTCTCCCTCAAGTTCCGCCCGCGGCACCAGCGCCGCCACCGAATCGATGACAACGACATCGACCGCACCCGAACGGATGAACATGTCAGCGATCTCCAGCGCCTGCTCCCCCGTATCGGGCTGAGACACGCACAGCGCGTCAGTATCGACGCCGAGTCTCTTCGCGTACTCGGGGTCCAGCGCATGCTCAGCGTCGATGAGCATGCCGATCCCGCCCGCCTGCTGCGCGGTCGCGATCACGGTCAGGGCAAGACTCGACTTGCCGCTGCCCTCGGGACCGGACATTTCCACGATCCGCCCGCGGGGCAGCCCACCGACGCCCAGCGCCACATCCAGCGCGACCGACCGGGTCGAGATCACCTCAACACGTCCGGGGGGCTTGTCGCCGAGCCGCATCGCCGACCCCTTGCCGAACTGCCGCTCGGCTTGCGTGAACGCCTGCGCCAGCGCCGCGTCCCTCTTGGCGGTAGCCTTCGCCGGGTCAGCACCCGGCTGGGTGCCCCCGCGTTCCAGTACTGCGACGGCAGCAGTCATGCCCCGCCTGTCCTTCCCTTTGGGTTTGAAAGATGCCGGAGGCTCCCTGGAAGCTGAACAACGCTTCCCCACGCGTCAACATCCAGGGAGCCGGCATACCGGTTTGGATAGCCCTCGCAGCCAGCCGGGTGGTTCCTGGCGGTCCGTGAAGGGTTCCTGTGAAGTGGCAGGCTGGCGCCGGGCGGGCCGGTCGCGCTTCCTGTACTGCGCCTCTGGCCAGAGGTGGTGCCGGCCGGATGGTGGGCGGCATGCGCGGCACTTGGCACGTCTGCGGTTCTGACGGGCGTGTCACGCATGCCGCCTCCCCTCCGGGTTGTACTGTGTCGCTCAGTCACTTCGTGACTAAGTGGATTACACTGTAAGTCAAGCACTTCATCCTCTCCAGGGTCAAGCGCTAGGCTTGGTCACAACATCACTTCGGGAGCAAGTCACAGTGAGCATCACGCATGGACAGCCGTTCTACGCACAAGTAGCCGACGCGCTCCGCAACGACATCCGCGCCGGCCGGTACACGCCAGGAGACCAACTCCCCAGCGAACGCGAACTCCGCGAACGGTTCAAAGTCAGCAGCAACACCGTCCGCGCCGCCATCGTCCAGCTCCGCGCCGAAGGACTCGTCACCAGCCACCAGGGCCGCGGCGTATTCGTCCAGGCCCCCGCCGGGCTGCACCGCCTCGACTCCGACGTCACCGCCGACGGAGGATTCTACGACGTGCTGAAACGGCAGGGAAAACGGCCAGCCACTATCACCACCGTCACCCGCGGCCCCGCCACCGGCGAGGTCGCAGACTGGCTCGACATCCCAGCCGGCTCCGAAGTAGTCATCAGAGACCGGCTGCTGCGCGCCGAAGACATGCCACCCATCAGCATCGCAACCAGCTACTTCCCGCCCTACGTGGTCGACGCAGCCCCCCAGCTTGGCGACCCGCACGCCGGCGGAATGCCACGCCTGCTGCGGGAAGCATTCGGCCCGACATACAGCACCGACCAGGTAGACGCCCGGCAAGCCACCGAAGCCGAAGCACAGCGACTGGAAATCGGGCCCGGGGCACCCGTGCTGACCGTCAAGGGCACCACCCGCGACCAGCAGCACCGGGTGCTGAACTTCATCGACATCGTGACCGCCTCCGGCCGGATGCCCCTCGGATACAAGTACGGAGCCGTCCCCGCCGAACCCTCCTGACGGAGTCGCCACCCGCAAAGGAAGATGCCCCAGACCCGGTGGAGGGTCTGGGGCACCTTCACGTTCTGGGAGCCGCACTACGGTTCCGTGATGCCAGGGAACTCCTCCCGGATCGGCACCGGCCGCTCGGCCGCATGGACATCTTCCACCGCCCGGTCAAGCCGCTCACGGATCGCTGCCGCCATCGTCCCAAAGTGCGCCTGCGACAACGCACCACCCGCACACAACGCCGACGCGCCATGCAACAGCGACGACACATCATCCGCCGCCTCAGACACGATCACAGCCGGGCTACGGGGGCCGTCAGTCATCATCGCCCCTCTCGCAGTCACGCAGCCGGGCGCGCGTCTGCTGCCGCTCACGGTGGCCGGACCGGCGCTTGGCCCTCTTGCGATGCCGTGTACCGTCCGGCGGCCACCAGGTGCGGTACGAGCGACCCCACACCCGGGCCGCCAGCGGTTGCCGCCGCTCAGCCACCAGCGAGTCCACCGGGATGCTCCTCGTTGTAATGCTTGGTCAGCACACTGCTGGCGGTCTGCCCGGCCAGGATCGGGAACTGCCGCTGGCAGAAGTCACAGCGGGGCGTCATCGGCAGTTGCGCCGTCTCCACCGGAAACGTCCGGTCCCGGGTACGCGGCGGCTTGGCAAGTCCCACGAGGCTGTCCCTGCTTTCTAGAGCCTCAGATGTTGCACGGTCGAACACATGATGCACCAACCCCAGACCGAGTTCAAACACGCCACATGCTAGACCTTCGGCTGCGTGTTCGTACAAATCCTTGTTTCTATTGCCAGGCAGTTGCCGACGATGGCTTGTTACCCTCTCCCGCCATGTCAGTGAATACTCCTACCCTCCCACGGGGTCGATGCCCCGAATGTGGAGCGGAACGTGCGATAACCCGCAGCGGCACGCTGTGGGGCCATACGCAATGGAAGGACGGCCATCAGCAGCCCTGCGGCATGGATGCCGCTCCGATGACCGCCGAAGAGTGCGAGCGGTGGGACAACGCCGAACGAATACGGGATGAGGAACGGCGCGCTACTTGGGAAGAGTTTCAGCGCCAGCACGCCCGCGAGCGGCTAGATGGTACGCGCCGCAAGTTCCGGCGATTTGATGATCAGTCCTCTGCCGCCTGCCCCTGGACGAGCCGGCTCGTAACATTCATCGCCCTAGCCGGTGATGGGCCCGTGACCTTTGCCAACGACGTTGCCGGAAAGGCCATGCTACTCACAACGGACTATGAGATCCTCGTGGCATGGCCCGGCGAGTACAGTCAGCACATCTTCCTTCTCGACCCTGACCAGAAAGCCCAGGTGCTCAGGGAAAACTTGTAGCTCGAAGGGTGATAAAGGCTCCAGTTGTGTTCAGCATCTGGAGCCTTTACCGCATCTCAAAACCTGCGTGGGTGTAGGCAGCCCCCGACGGCTGCTAGCCGTCCCGGCCGGCGACAGCCCTGCCGTCGGTGCCAGGCTCACGGTCACAACCTGGCACCGGCCCAGACTATGACCGACCCCTTGACCTGCGGGAACTGGCTCATCACCCCGCCCCACTTTTGTTCACGTACGACACGTCGTACGGGTGTAAGATTGGGCGTGGGGTCAAGGGAAGGAAGTAGGTGGCCGTCATGGCGAGGGTGCTCGGGGCCTGCCGAGAGAGCGGCAAGGGCGAGGAATCCATCTCAATAGCCAACCAGAAGAAGCGTATCCAGCAGTGGGCCGACGATCACGGACATACCGTCGTGTCGTGGACGGAGGACAAAGCTACATCTGGCGGCACCCCCGCCGCGGAGCGGGAGAACCTCGGCCCCTGGCTCACCGAATCAGCCAAGATCAGCGAGTGGGACGTCCTCGCCACCGCCAAACTCGACCGCGGGTTCCGCTCCGTCCTCGACTTCGCGCAAACCAGCGAATGGGCCGACCAGCGCGGCAAGAAACTCGTCTCCGTCACCGAGGGATATGACCTCACCACCCCCGAAGGCGAACTCATGGCAAACCAGCTCGTCGCCTTCGCACAGTTTGAACGGAAACGCGGTGGCCAGCGCCGCGCCGAAGCGGCTGAGGGAATATCAGAGGCCGGCCGGTGGGGTGGCGGCAGGACACCCTTCGGCTACATGGCGGCCGGAAGCAAAGGTAACTACCGGCTCATAAAAGACGACGTTAACACCGACCTTGCGTTGCGCATGGCAGAAGCCGTCATTAACGGGAGAGGTTTCCTGACCGTTGCCAACGAATTCAACACCGAGGGAATCCCATCACCGTGGGGAAAAACCTGGAGCGGGTTCACGGTCAAACGCATCCTCACATCCCCCGCAATGATCGGGTACGTGACCAAGACCATCGCCCACCGCGAAACCGTGATCTTCCGCGACAGCCACGGGCAGCCGGTCAGGTTCACCGACAACCCCATCCTCACCGATGACCAATGGCGCGCCGTGCAAGACGCCGTGCGCAAGCGGGTGAAAAAGCGGGACATGCCCCAAGCGCGGCTCCTGCTGTATCACGTCGCCTACTGCGCCGACTGCTCACCAATGGACGACTGCGGGCACAGCAGGCCATGCTCCGACCACGATGCCCCCATGAAGGGCTACCGCCGTACCAAGCACATCAACAAAGGCAACCGGTACTTCTGCCCGCGCTGCCCCAACGGAACATCCATGCGCCACCTGGAAGCCACCGTGACCAGCGAAGTGCTCGGCGCTTACGGCCACCGCAAACTACTGGAGCGAACTATCATCCCTGGCGACGACCATGCCACCGAGATCGCCCGGCTCCAACGCCGCGCCGAACGGCTCCGCGCCGAACTGGACGAGGAATTCAACCAGGGCATCGCGCATGCCGTAGCCGAAGCCGAAGCCAAGATCGCAGAACTGGAGAGCACGCCACACCAGCCAGACCGGCCCGTCTGGCTGCCAGTCGTGCCTGAGATCACCGTGGCCGACTACTGGGAAAGCAGCGACGACAAGACCCGGAACCAGCTCCTACTCGACTACGGATTCGCCTTCTGGATCAAGCGGAGCGACATCGTCCGCGCCCAGGGCGCGTGGGTGCCCGCTGACGAGGACATTTTCCGGCTGTAGCGTCCAGGCGCGACGCGTCACAATCTCGCCGCCTTCATCTGCGGCCACACGATCAGCCTCAGCCCGGCTAGCGCACCGGCTGATAGTCCCATCGGCGTGCCGTACGCCAAATTCCCAGCCCACAACCCCGTCTACCACCGGCGTAACTTAAAGACCGTCCGCCGCAACTACCCGGCAATAGAACCGGTGGGCCATCACCAGCCAATAGCGTGCCAGCACCTAGAGGCGCACACCGGAATCGGACCGGTCTACCGGCAGCTTTGCAGGCTGCCCCCCACCACCAGCGAGACGTGCGCCACAAACAGGGGTAGCAGGCCGGCCGTGAACGGTGTTATGGGAGGGGGATCCCACGGAGCTGCCGGTGGCCGGCCTGCCACCCCCAGCTGGCCCGGCGGGACTCGAACCCGCGCCCTGCGGTTTAGGAAACCGCCGCTCTGTCCCCTGAGCTACGGGCCATCAGCAGGGGTGGCCAGCCAGCGGTGGCTCAACGGGCCTAGGTCGCTGTTCTGCGGGCCCGGCCGCATGGTTTGTGGCTGGCTGGCCACCCCTGCGTGCCCTCGGCCAGATTCGAACTGGCAACCTCGCGGTCCGGAGCCGCGTGCGCTAATCCCTTGCGCCACGAGAGCTTGGTCGTGTTACTGTGAGCGAACAACTGGCCCGGATCGTCACAACTCCTACCGCCATGGCCCACTTCACGGCCGGCCATCGCCTAGGAGGATCAGAGCCAGTCCGGCGGTCCCCGTCCGCGCCCCGTAGTTCCTCACCGGGGCACGGCCGGGGCCGCCACCTGGATCCCATCTCAAAGGACGCAAGTCCTGATCCAAGGCAGCGGGGCGGTTCCTGCGGTGTGGCCACTTAGCGGGAACCGCCCCGCGTTCGTGCCAGAGGGAGGAATCGAACCTCCAGTACCCAAAGGCGGTCGCTTTACAGGCGACGGGGCAGCCACTGCCCATCTCTGGCTAGGCCACATGCCTCCAGGTACGCCCCGCACGGGCCTCTTGGATTGTTGAGATACACACGCCGTACAGGAGTGCTAGCTGCTGCGTCGGCAGATCAGATATCCGGATCTCCCGAACGTCATTTGCGGTCAGCTTGGCCCCTGCGACACGCTCACCACGGGCCCGGTTCGGCTGTTCACCATCTCCTTTCGTTTTGACCTTGTGATCTATGCAGCACAAAAGCTGGCACTTAGCGGCTTCCGCTACCAGGATCGGACGCGGCCGATCTAGGCCACAGGCAATGGTGAAAACCTTGGTCTGCGGGTCTATGTGATCAAACTCCAGGTCATCCACCGTCCCGCATATCACGCACCGGCCACCGAGCATGGCGATCAACTCCGCTCGAATGGCGGCACGGCGCCGGGCCTGGTACTCGCGTCGCTGTTGTCTCGTGTAGGCCACCAGGGCTTCTTACTGGTAGAACTCGCCGGCGTCACACCGTTCCGGAACCTCCTCAACCAGGTAGGACTCGGTGTTGGCCGCGAACGACGCCTTCCACCCCCACCGGTCCATCACAATCTGGTCGAACAACCGCGACGCAATCTCGACCTCGGTGCCCTGATGCATCTCCAGCATCCGGATCTCCCGGTCGTAATCCTCCGTGTGATCCTCCGGCACCGGCAAGCCAACCACCAGCACCACCGGGCCACCCACCCGGGCCGCGTCGAGGTTCTCCCGCAACGCGGCGATCGCCTGCCCGCGGAACCTCTCATACGCCCGCTCGAACTTGCCCCGGTGCGCCTCCCGGTTCGCCCGCAGCACTTTCAGGAGCTCGTCTTTGCGGACCGTCACTCTCTCGGGCATGCCCGTCTCCCATCTCTTGCTGTCGCTTTCCGTCGCTTTTTTCAGTTCAGGACACGCCGCCGGATGTGCGCTCCAGTGACCGGCGTCCCCAGATAGAAATCCGGCCCATCATGCTCCAGGGGGATGCCATCAAAAACCTCCACCACCTCCGACAGCAGGGTCTGCCGGAGCACGTCACCTTCCCAGCCCCACTGCACCAGTGGCCGGGCACCCACCCGCGGGGCCGGCACGATCGCCGTGTACTCACGCCACACACCCTCACCACGCTGGTTCCGTGTCGGCGGGCGTGTCCCGGTGAGACGCCGCATCCGGTGCCCCTTGATCTCATACACCGACCCGGTTTCGGTCCGGAATCTCATCCGCTTTTCGTCGCCTTTCCTTCCGGGTGCCTGACGCGACTTGAACGCGCGTCCTCCTGGCCCACAACCAGGCGCTCTGACCGGCTGAGCTACAGGCACCGTGCCCGGTGGAGGTGTCGAACCTCCCGCTTCCCCGGCGTGGACGGGGCGCTCTCCCGCTGAGCTAACCAGGCAAAACAACACTCTGGGAAAGGCGATGTCGCCTTCCCGCGTACCCCTGACGCGATTCGAACGCGCAACCGTCTGCTCCGTAGGCAGATGCTCTTTCCGTTGAGCTACAGGGGCCTAGTGCACCGCCTCGCCGGCGGCCACGAACCGTGGTTCTCACCACCGGGTAGTTGCACGCCCCGGCTCCTAAGTTTCGGCCGTGAAACACGAGGCTGCCTGCGGTTGCGACATGGACAGCGCGTGAAAACCCGCACCACCGGGCTGCTCCCCGGCATGCCAGACGTCCTCGCGAAAACCCCACCGAAAGCCCTCAGCTACGCAGGCATGACCCTCAACCAGGCCATCACCCGCTCCCATCAAATCCTGGACGAGGTCTGCGAACAGTGGTCACCACAGTTCGTGGTCCTGCTGTTCTCCGGCGGCAACGACTCAACCCTCCTGTCACACCTGCTGCGGGAACGCGTCCACCAGGTCGCGCTGGCCGACACCAGGATCCGCGTCCCCGGCACCGCCCGCTACGTGCAAGCCTGCGCCGCAGCATGGGGAATGGAACTGTTCCAGCCCCACGGGCAAGACACCTACCGGGACCTGGTATGCGGGCGGGTCCTCCCCCGCACCGGGGAAGGACGGCCCGTGTGGAAAGGCTTCCCCGGCCCAGCCGGCCACTACCTCATGTACCAGCGGCTGAAAGAACGCGCGTTCGAGGGACTCCGCAGCCAACTCGTCGGCAAACGCGGCCGGGCCGGCCAGATCGTGTTCCTCGACGGCATGCGCTGGGGCGAATCAGAACGACGGTGGCGCAACGCCGATGAGGTAGACCGCAAAGGTGCCATGGTGTGGTGCTCCCCGATCGTCCACTGGACCGACGGGCACATGAGCGAATACCGGGAACGGCACCGCTGCCGCCAGGCCCACAACCACGCCGAACACCGGCTCTGCGAACCCGGGACGCTGCCGGTCAACGAGGTGACAGTGCACCTGCACATGTCTGGCGACTGCCTATGCGGGGCGTTCGCCCAGAAAGGCGAAATCTACGGCCTCGAACTGTTCTACCCCGACACCGCTGCCGAACTTCACGACATCGAAGCCGAAGCCCGCTCCCTCGGCCTGGACGTGCCCGCGGAACGCCTCACCTGGGGATGGGGAGCCGACCGGGAACGGCCCCGTCGCACCGGGCGGCTATGTTCCCGCTGCCAGGCACCCGAAATCGACGGGCAAGGTGAGCTGTTCTCTTAGGGACTCTCACCACCAGGTAGTTACGCAGGGCTTAGCTTTCCCGCCGTCGCCTTAGCCGCTGCTGAAACCAAGACCCCACGCGACGAAGAACACGCCCACCCCGCCAGTCATCAAACCAAGCAGGATCACGAGAATCCCGGTGCCACCGCCGGCCTGGAGTCCAGCCCCGATGATCGCAGCACCCGCAGCCAGCGCCCCACCGCCCACGGGGATAGCCCGGTGCCGCCACACCAGCAGCCACGTTGCGCGCAGCCGCCAGCCACTCGGCGGGGGTCGCCTCGGAGCCGATCTGGCCGTCGTAGTGCTCGCCGGCGTCCGTGTAGGAACGCAATCCGAAATAGGGGGGGCTGGTAATGATCAAGTCCACCGAGCCGTCCGGCAACGGCAGATCACGAGCGTCCCCGCGGACCACTGTCACGGTCACGCGGCCTCCACCGTGATCGCAGGAACCGCCAGCACGCGCCGGGCATCCACTCCCACAGCGAGGAATTCATCCAGTGGCCACACCGGCAACCCCAGCGTGAACGCAACCGCCACCTCCGCCCGGCACCCCAGGGACGCTTCCCACCCGGGCATCACCACCAAGCCCTGCGCCTCCCCGCAGATCCAGGCCAAGTCCGCGGCGAGGAGAACCCGCAACGGCACCACATGCTCAGTCTCAGCCAGGTCGCCCCGCATTCCCGACGTGTCCAGGCCCATCGCCCGGTCGTGTTCTGCTGGGCTGAACACCACATGGCCGGCGTCGCGGAGCAGCCTGGCGGCGGCACGGAAACCAGGGTGATTGAATTCGGGCCAGCCGCGCATCGGCCCTGCCAGATACAGTTTCACTTGCCTGGGGCCGTTTCTCCCGCCATCACCTGTCCCTCGAACCGGCGCCACGTCCAGGCCGACCGCATCTCCCTGGCTACCTCAAGATGGCCGCGGGCCCGTGCGGTGTGGGCCTGGATCCGTTCGGTTGGCAGGCCGGACCGGGCGGCTGCTTCAAGTGCTTCTTCGGCGCGGGCGACATGCCACTTCCAGCCGCTTTCCGGATCCTCAGGCACCCCGTGTTCCCCTTCCAGGATTTGACATGTGCCCACTGGAGGAATCGGACCTCCTGCCTCCCCCCCGTCAAAGGGGTGCTCTCCCAGTGAGCTAAGCGGGCATTTTCAGAACAGGCGCACCAGCATCAGCTCATCACCGGGCCGGCGGATGAGCAGATCACTGCCGGCGTGTGATTCGGCCAGCAGGAAGCTGTACACCTGCAAGGCGCGGTTCGTGATGTCTGTCCGGGACAATCCCTCACGCGTGGACGCATCGGCCAGTACCTGCGCCACAGACGGGATCAGCCGGCATGTGAACTGAACAAATTCACCAGGGATTTCCCCTCGCACCATGCAGGAAAAACTACCGGTAGGTGCCTGCAACTACCGGATGATATCCGGGTGGTTCTGGTGGGCGGGAGGACCGGACCGGGAGTTAACGCGATCCCGGCTTTACTCCAAGGGCGAACCTCGGCCCTCCCAGCGGGGATGACGCGACTTGAACGCGCGACCTTCGGATCGACAATCCGATGCTCTAACCAACTGAGCTACACCCCCACGCTGCACAACTACGCAACGTGTTTCCATGTCCGGCCCGAACGAATACCACGGACGGTCGCCTCATCCACACCGAGAGCCCGAGCGAGAGGACGGTGTCCCAAAGGCGACGCGCGGATAGTTATAACATCCTTCTCCGTTAGCTTAGCCATGCCGTTATGTTCACCTTTGGCATGTTCACCACCGGATTTGGCCAGGTGGCATTTGAAGCACAAGGCGCGGCACTTTGCGAGTTCTGCTTCTCGTCGCTTAGCTGACCAACTCCATACGGCATGAGTAACTTTGGTTGACGGATCCTTGTGGTCTAGCTCAAGGTTCTGCGCCGTCCCACACTCGTCGCATACTTTCCCGGTGAACCACGTTGCCCGGCGCTGAGCAATCCAAAAACGCTGATATTCACGTTGGCGCCCGGGATCCGCATATGGCACGGATGTATCCACCCTTCCGCTCTCCCGAGACGATTCGAACGTCTACACACTGGATTAACAATCCAGAGCCCTGCCAATTTAGGCCACGGGAGAATGGGTGGCGCCGCGATGACCGGAGCAGGATACGGTCACCGTGGCACCTCGTAGCGGGGACGGGGGATCGAACCCGCATATGCCGGAGCATGAATCCGGTGCCTTCCCGCATTGGCCACCCCGCAGTAGCGGTGCTCAGATTTGAACTGAGGCCTGCAGATTATGAGCCTGCCGAGGTACCGAACTCCTCCACACCGCGCTGCTAGCGTATGGCTATGCGGGCTGCAACTAGCCGGTAATATTTGGGCGTGTTTGGTGCCGCTGGCGGGAATTGAACCCGCGTCGCTTATCCGGGTTGAAGGCCCGGCGGCCCCTAGCCAGCAGAGCAACAGCGGCAACGGGGAGACCAGGTAGAGGGCGGTACGCTTGCCGGGTTTCCAACGGACTTTGTTCACCTATGCACGAGCAATCCCCTGACACGTCCATGGAATCGGTGAGGATCTCTAGGCGGCCGTGCCTGGTCTCCGTACCCCGTACCGGTGCTGACCCGGTGATCTCCCGGCTGAGAACCGGGTGAGTTGCCGTTCCTCCAACGGGGCCAAAACGGGTGGATGCGCCGCCTCCCATCCCCGTGCAAAACGGGGGTGATACGCATCCACCCTGCGCGCCTGGCAGGGGTCGAACCTGCGGCCTGCCGCTTAGAAGGCGGCGCTCTGTCCAGTTGAGCTACAGGCGCTGGGATCCGGCCGGTGAGTTAGGATGACCGGTTTATGCAGGGATCAGAGCATGCAGTGACTGACCACGCCGCCGGGATCACCGTCACCCAGGGACAGCTCGTGGTGAACAACGTTGACGTGCTGTACGCCACACCGGATGTGATCATCCTGGAAGCGGACTGCCGCAGCAAATACCCGGGAACGGTGACCACGGGCACCTCGGGCCGGGGTGTCTTTGCTGACTTCTGGGCCGGCCCGGGGACTCTTAACGTGAGGGACATGGACACTCCGCTGCCGACGACGATCCAGTTCCCGCCCCGCACCCAGGACTGGAGCATCGTGGCTACCGGGGCCAGATACACGCTGCGTATCGTGGCGTGGCGGCATCCCGGCCAGCGGCACCGGTGTATCTACCGGCTGCCCGAGGGGTGAGGGGTGGCGGGGCCGGTCCAGCCGCACACGGTGCAGCGGCCTTCCCACCTTTCTGCCGCGTCCATTTTCATCTGCATGCCGGGCAGGTGGGATGGGCCGAGAACTTTCAGGCAGCGGCGCAGCTCACATGGCCGGCCGCCGCATTCGGGGCATCTGGCGGTGTCGTGTTCGGTCCATTCATTCAGTGGGAAGTCTCCGGCCCGCATCCTGGTCACTGCCGTCTCCGTTCAGGAGTGCCTGTTCGTGTGGGCCGGCGTGGCCGCTGTGGAGCCGGTCCTGGATCACTGCGAGGATCCAGCGGGATCGTGCCGCTTCCCCGTGTGCCTGTTTCATTGCGTTGACGGTGGAGCGGGGGAACACGACGGATACGGGTACGGTGCGGGGTTCGGCTGCCATGGGTGGGCCACCGTTCTGGAGAGGGGGTGTTTTCATGACGCAACAGGATTGTTAGGGTAACGTGCCATGAGCCCCCAGCCCTCCCTCCCCCCCGGGGAACTAGCCGAACTCGCCGCGGCCAACCGCGCCAGATACGGCTCACCCGAACCAGCCGAACCGGCGAATGCGCAGCCAGAAGACTGGCCAAGCGGCAAGGGCGTCAAAGTGCTCGCCTACCACAACGCTGTTGCCGTGACGTGTGCCACCTGCGGTGAACTCACCGGCGGCGACGCCCAGGCCCACACCGGCCAGACCGGCCACGCCACCACCAAACTCGCCACCACCCTCACCATGTACGGCCCAGACACATGAACCAGGCCGCACGGCAGCGGATCCGGCGGATGACCATCCTCGGTGGGATCCTCCTCATCGCCGGCGCTGCGGCGGCGCTCACCGGCGCACTGGACGGGGGCGGTGGCCCCGGTGGGAGCAGGGCAGCGGTGGTGGCCACCCGGCTCGGCACGGTCGCCGCCGGGATGGCGCTGGCCATCCTGTTCGTCGTGTACGTGGTGAGACGCCGGTAACCCGGGTTGTTCCGCGCCGGGAGGCCCGGTGCATCCGTTTGCGTCGCATGCCATCCCCCCGCACACGCCGCATGTCACGGTGCACCGCTGATGCTGGTAAGCCCAATGCGGATAGTGGACCGGGTCGATCACCTCCGAATGAATCAGGCCCCATTCCAGCGCCCAGCGAACACCAATCCACCGCCGCGGCGCCGGGGGGAAGGTGAACTCGCCGGTGGCCTCGTCAAGTTCCATCGTGTACATCCGCTTGTACAGCTTGACGTGTGCCCAGATCCAGCCGCCTGCCGTGTACATGGTTCTGGCGAGCCGGATCCGCTGCCGTTCACTCAGGTGCCTGGCGGCGTACCGGACGATAAGTGGTGTAGTCACGTGCCCCGCCGAGGTATTGATCCCCGTTCCATCGGTTAAAAGCCGATTGCATCACGTTAATGCTTGCGGGGCGCAGCGTTCATGTTCGCTGCACCTGTTTACAGAAACTGCCCATTGTCTTCTCCCTCAGAATCGAACTGAACTTGGTGGGCCAGGAACGAGTTGAACGTTCGACCTCGCCCTTATCAGGAGCGCGCTCCGACCGCTGAGCTACTGGCCCGTGACATGCCACCGCATGCAGCCGCGCTCCCACCATCGTTCGATCAGGCTGCGGCGTTTCAGCGCGGCCAGCGTCCGGGCGATCCCCTCCGCGTCGCGGCCGGTCGCTTTCTCCAGGGCGTCGATGGTGTCGGTGCCGTTGCTGATCAGCTGGAGTACCCGCCGGCCGGCTTCGGTGACGGTGGTCATCAGTTTGTCTTCCGTGGCCGCCGGTAATGCGACGGCCCGTCCGGTGCCGGTTTCCTGCGCCAGGTTTTCCGCCCGGCCCGCTGGATGCGCAGGTCTTTCAGCTGCTCGCGGGCGGCCATGAGCTGGGCCAGGCTGCCCGGGTAGAGGGGACATTCGGTGATCTCCACATCCCACGCCTCGCGGAGTATCTTGCCGCAGTTCGCGCACACCTCCCGGTGGCGGCACCACCAGGTGACGTCGTAGTCCTGGCCGGTGACGTTCCAGGAAGGTTTCCAGCCGCACTGCCGGCCCCAGTAGATGCCGCTCTGGTTGATGGCGAGTTCGGGGACGTGCTCGCGGCCCGGCTTGCCGCGGCACCAGTGGCGTTTGTCTTTGCGGCCGGGTGGCCGGCGTGACGGATGGGGGTCATCCCCGACCGCCTCACGGAGCTCGGTGGACCGGGCTGGCTGGGTGCCCCACTCCCACCGGCTGGCGGCGTGACGCTCATGCTTACCGGGCATCGTCGGCTTCCTCCACGCGGAGCATCGGCCAGCAGTGGTGAAAGTCGCCGCAGCCGTCCTGCACCACGAACTCGCCCACGTCGCTGAACGCGAGGAGCCGGCCGGTGATGATCACGTGCTCGTCCAGGGTGACGCGGACCTGCTTGCCGAGCAGGCCGCAGCGACCGTCGTCGTATCCGTGGAACTGGGCGCCGGTTGGCATGCTGGCCTCCTTCCAGGCCATGAGGTCGTTACTGCGGTGCCCCGGTGATGCAGTTCGCCAGCGCCCTGACGTCCGCTGGGAGGGCCTGCCGGGTGACACCCTGGCGGCGCAGCGCCGGGGCCAGGCATTCCAGCAGGGGCTTCACCGTCCCGGCGGGCTGCGCACATTCCACCCACCTGACCGTGCCCGCGGCCGGGTGGGCGAGCAGCCAGGCGGCCGTGATGGGGGTGCCCACGCCGGCGGTGCCGGGAATGTCGGGCTGCTCACTGAGGCAGATTTCCGCTTTCAGCATGGCCTGCTGCAGCGGTGTCACCACCGGTGGCGTGACGGTGTGGCGTGGCCGGGGGCTGCTGCCACATCCCGCAGCCAGCAGCAGCACGGCGAGGCCGGCCAGGGCGGCGGTCTTGATGCGCATGGTCAGTGCCCGGCGAGGATGCCGACAGCCGAGCTGCCGGTGCAGTTCCAGCCCTGCGGCAGCGTGTTCCCCGCCTGCAACTGCTGCTGGGTCATGTTCAGGCAGTCCTGCTCGATCACCGCGGCGTTGAGTTTCTTCTCCAGCTCGGCGTTGGCGGTGGCCTGATCGTGGGCGGTTTGCTCGTTCTGCTGCGCGACCGCCGTGTTCGCCTTCGCCTTGATCACCGATGAGAGGGCTGACTCGACATAGGAGTCGTACTGGATCTGCCCAGCGGACAGCGACTGGATGAAGATCGTCCCGGCGTAGGCGGTGCGCATGTCGGTCAGCACCTGCGCGGCGAGCGTGGACACGGTCGTGCCGGACGTGGTGCCGGACGCGACCTGCTGCACCGGGTCGAACTTCTCAAACACGCTGTTGAAATACCGGGTGACAACCGCCCGGGACATGAACGCCCCGGCAACCCGCGGGAAGGTGCGGTACTCGCGGAACTGGGCGTCTGACCCGGCCGGGTTGTCCCGCCAGAAAATATTCACGTCCAGGCACGCGGACTGCTGGCCTGCGATCCTGATCCGCAGGCACCCAGACGAGCCTTTCGCGCTGTCGAACTGGGTTTGCTGGACCGAGTCATCCCAGACGGTGACGCTTTCCCACGGGGCGACCAGGTGAATACCGGGGGTGAGGTCGCCGTCGACGTGGCCGAACGCGGTTTCGATGCCGACATCTGACGGGCCGACCGTCGTTGTCGTGGCCAGGAAGAAACAGATGATGCCGAGCAGGACAGCCGCGGCGCCACCTGCCCGCATTCCCGCCCTGGCACCAGCAGATGTGGTGGCTGGCCTGGCGACCAGCACCAGCACGGCACCTATTACTGCGACGATGATTGCGAATATGAACAAGACCATGCGCAGAAACTAGCCACCCTCTGCGTGCAGCTAGCGGGTGATATTCCACGATCATGCTACGCATAGTTCGCGTATCCCGTGGCGCCGGTGGCCGGGAACGGGTTGGGTTCGGGTGGCCCGAACACACCCATAGCCTCCAGGTGCTCACGGGTTCCGTACCCGATGGCCAGCAGATCCGCATCGCCGGACCGGGTGAAGCGCGTCGAGGTGACCCGGTCGTCCTGCACCTGGCCCATGGCCGTGCCCAGGCTCGGCACCGCCATATCTGCGGAAGCTGCGGCGACGCTGGCGCACTGACCGCTTACCCCATGGCTGCGCAGCAAAGGCCCCGGATGGTTCTGGCAGGTGGCCTGCCAGATTTTCCGCTCGCTGTAAGCGGCCAGGCCGATAATACCAGCGTTCTCCGTGGAGCCGGTGGCCTGCGCGGCCACGCTCTGCCCGGGGTCGCTGAAAATGAACTGGCGTGTCTTGTCGCTGTTCAGCCGGAACCCCGTGAACTCGCCCTCCGACAGGGCTGCGAACACCAGCCCCCGGCAGTCCAGGCTGCCAGGTTCGTCCTCCAGGGTGTTGCGCCCGTCCACCGTGCTGACCACCTCAATGCGCCCGCTGGTGCGGTTGCGCACCGACAGCACATACGGCTGGCCAGGATGGCCTATGACGAACACGCGGCCATCCACACGCCGGTACAGTTCCAGCGGCGCACGCTGGCCGGTGGGTACCGCAGACAGCACCTGCACCGCGAACAGGCCACTGGGGCTGGCGGCGGTCGTTCCTATGCTGCTCACTACCTTTCCTCCCTTTCAGTCCCAGAAGTGGCCGAAGTTCTTCCCGAACTCCTCAACTGCGGCGCGGGTCACCTCGAACGCGTCCCGGTCGAGGAAATTCTCATCCGTCCAGTGGCCCAGCCGCCGGGACAGGTCCCGCAGGTACGTGTCCCAGTCTTCGGGCTGCGGCCACTCCATGTTCGACGGCCACGAATGGGTGACATCAGCGAGTTGAGCGATACCGCGGCTCATCACCCGGGCGATGTAGCAGTCGAAACTCCACAGGTCTTCGTCGGAGTAGCCGCGGCGGCCACGCTGGCAGAACATGCGCACGTCCCGCAGCAGCAGGACCCGTTTCACCCGTCCCCAGCAGCGGCCCAGCCGGTAACCCACGAACCGCCACCGCATCAGCGGTCATCCGACAGGAACACCTTGAGCGTGTGCCCGTCATCCTGGAACGTGACCTGGACTATGGCGTCGTGAACGACCAGGACCCGTGCTGGCTTACCGGAGAGGACTGGGGCGCGGTGGTCAATAACCTCAAACCGGTCCACGTTCACCAGCCTCTGCTCAAACTCTGTATAGTTCACGCGGAAGACGGAGGGCGCGATCCCCAGCCGGTTACCCCGGCCCACCCGATTTCGAATCGGGGCCCACCCCATGGCAGGTTCATCTTCCCCAGAAGGGGGCGGGACGTGTCCCCTTACCCATCCCTCACTGCCGGCCAGGACTGGTCAATGCACGGTAGTGACATGTGCGCTTGACCCGGTGCCTCGCGGTGCATTGTCCAGGGCTGCCCTGTTAACTCTGGCGCGGCCCCGCACGCCTGGCGCTGATTAGCGGTCAGCTAGGTGTGGGTTCTGCACTCGCCCCAGTCCGGAAGCCAGCAGCTACCAACTCTCCCGCCCTTCTTGCCTACTCGTCTGCCTCCAGCAGGTCGGTGTTCCAGTTGGCCTGCTGGATCTGGACGTCAAGTTCGCGGCGCTGCCGCGCGTGCTCGTCGGCCTGCCGGCGCAGCTCGGCCACCGGCAGACTGGTTATGGTGCGCAGTTCGGACCGCAGCTGCCGGAACGCGAACCTGCCATCGCTGGACGCTGCCGCTGCGGCGTCGGCGCACAGGGTGCGGTGCTGCCCGAGAGCGTCCCGGCGGGCGATCGCATCGGTCAGCGTCATCCCGCCACTGCCGGGCAGGAGCGTGGCCGTGTTGGTGCGGTTAACCGCCCGGATCAGCCGTTCCAGGTCGCCGATGATGCCGTGCGCCTGGTTGAGCAGCCCGGCAGCGTCCTCGGCGGGTTCGCTGCCTTCCTGGTAGCGGGCCGCCCCCCGGATCTCGTGGCTGAGCTGGGCGAGTTTCTTCTGCTGGTCGCTGCGGAGTGCTAGTGCTTCTGCGAGTTTCACGCCACCGAAACTAGTAGCGTTTTAATGCAGCTACCCGGTCATATCCGGCCAGTTTTGTTTACCTAGGGAAGCCATGGCCGTCCTCGCACCCCCCTGCCAGGGGACACTCTGGGCACCTCCGGAGCCCAGCCGACGGCCAGCCGCCAGGCATACCCCCTCTTGCGGGGCCGGTGCCACACCTCGCGGAGAGCCGAAGACATGATCTCCAGCGCGCCCGTGGCACGCCCATCCCGTTTCCAGCGGGAGCCGGTACGCCTGCCCGGTTGACCCTCCACGCCCCCCCCGGCGGGGGCTGGGACGTATCCACTCTGAACGGGGTTCACCTTTGGCCCCAGCCCCCACGCGCTGGCCCCCCGCAGGCGTCCCTCCTATGAGAAAGGTGCGCTGTCCGGCGAATGGCCTGCGGGGAACACCCTTGCGTGCAGCCCCAGCCAGCTGGAGGTCCCATGAGAATCAGCAACACCTCGTGGGCCGGCCGGGGCTGCACAGCGGAGCATGCAGGATTCGGACCTGCGAGACGCTTGAACACGCCTACCGCATTAGCAGTGCGGCGCCCTAGGCCACTAGGCGAATGCTCCCCCAAACCCCAGTCAGCGAGTGAAATGCGGGAACCGCAGGTCATATGGCTTGGCTGGGATCGTGCGCCCGGAGAGATTCGAACTCTCAGCACCCCACAGGGGTATACGGACCTGAACCGTACGCGTATACCTTCTATATTCCGCCACGGACGCGAAAGCCCTGGCTGCCCCCATGCAGCGAAAGACAGCCAGGACAAACAAGGAGGGCCAGGTCGGTGAACCAGCGCCCACCGGCGGGTAAGGAAGGATAGTAACCCCGCATGGAACCCGGCCCCCTAGAGCGGACGGCGGGACTCGGACCCGCGCTTACACCTCGGCAAGGTGCTGTGCTGCCATTAACACTACGTCCGCGCAGAGCCCTTGAGCAGAATTGAACTGCTGACCTCTTCCATACCGAGGAAGCGCTCTGCCACCTGAGCTACAAGGGCCCGGCTCACTGCACGCTCCACCGCCAGGCGCGTTTACGCCCCCCGGCGAGCACAAGAATTTTCTGGTTACGGCGCGTCTGATCCTGCGCGGCGGCGAGCCGGTTCTTATCCGCTTCGCCGCGGTGCCTGTTCACGCCACTGTTGGACGCCCGGGACTGGTGATGCCCATTCGACACGTCCCGGTACTTGATGCGCAAAGGAATCTCCTGAGTCACTTTACATATCTCCCACGTCTTGCCATGAACCGCTGGCCGTTCAGGACTCGGACCTGAACTACCGGGACCAAAACCCGGCGGGCTGCCAATTACCCCAACGGCCACCTAAACGCCGGTACCCGCGGCGTTTCGCTTCCCGCTGCAGCCGGTACTCCGTCTTCGCGGCCGGGCCACCGAACCGCCGGGCACCCCACCGCACATGCGTTTTCGCGCCACCACAGTCCAGGCAGCTGGACTGGCCCCAGCCGAACAGCCAGCCGCCGTGCCCACCCCGGCCACCGCACGTCCCGCACGCGGACCGCGGTTTCAGCCGGACGTCGATGACATACCCGGTGGCCAGGGCGGCACCGCCGAGCATCGCGATCCCGTAGGAATGCGCGAGCACGAAAAGGATCAGCACGCCGATGACGGCGGCCACATGTTTCTTCTTCAACAACGCACCGCCTTTCCACGGGTGCGGGAGGATGAGAGCCGGCTAGGGGGTCCGATCCCCTGACCTGCGGTTTACAGGACCGCCGCTCTACCCTGAGCTAAGCCGGCACGGTGCGCCCGGAGGGAGTTGAACCCTCATGCCCTGACGGGCACACGCCCCTCAAGCGTGCGCGTATTCCGTTCCGCCACGGGCGCCTGACCTTAGGAGCCGGTGTCGTCCCCGGCCGATCGGGCTTGCGTGTTACAAAGCCGGCAGCGTGGTCCTACCCCCGGCCGCTCACCCAGCAGCGGCACCGGGCACTCACACCCCGCCGCCCGCAGCAACGCGACTCGATGCATCTCGTCCACTGTCATAGGAATACCGTTCGCCCACACGATGAACCACTCTTCCACGGGTTGCGAGCCCCCGCGCGGAGTCGGACCGCGGTCACTGCCTTACGGGGACAGTGCTCTGCCATTGAGCTACAGGGGCCTGTCCCGCCCGGCGAGGGATCATTGGGTAACGGTGCTTGCCTTGACCCGGCGGGACGGCCAGGGAGAAATCAGAAACGAAACCCCGGCCGGTGTCTAGCCCGATGGATTCACGACTACCCTATGACCGGCCGGGAAACAACCCCCTGGCCGGCGTTAAAAATATGGGCACACGAAGCGTGTTTAGCCAGCCAGGTGGAACAGGCCCCGGCCAGCGAGCCTACTATGGGCAAGCGTTTGGCGAAATGGCCAGCCGGGGAGAACAGGGTCCCCGGCTAGCGCAGTACCCGTGGGGGAACGGACGTACTTTGGCTTAGCCGGGGAAAGCTGCCCGCCGTGGATTCGAACCACGACCACCGCGCCCAGAACGCGGCATCCTGCCAGTTAGACGAACGGGCATCGCAAGCAAAATGTGAGGGCGGAGAGGATCGAACTCTCACGGGCCGCAGCCCACCAGGACTTGAGCCTGGCGCGTCTACCACAATTCCGCCACACCCCCGTGCGCCGCGAGAGATTCGAACTCTCGGCTCGCGGATTAAGAATCCGCTACTCTGACCTGGCTGAGTTAGCGGCGCGTGGTCACGGCGCAGCGGCGCGATTCCGCCCAGCAGCCCTCTATTGCGGTGAGCGCCCTTACCGGCTGTCCGGCTGCACCAGAGCGGACGACGAGAATCGAACTCGCATGACCGGCTTGGAAGGCCGGGACTCTCAGCCATTGAGTTACGCCCGCGATGGTGGGACGGTGCAGCGCCTACCCTCTCCCTCCAAAGAAAGAGGTCCACACCGTCCCAAGTGGCTGCCGAGGCGGTCGAATCCTCAACCTGCGCCTTTTCAGGGCGCCGCTCTACCGTTTGAGCTAGACAGCCAGGAAGTGAGCCACCGCCGTCGCTTTGGGACACGGATCAGGGATGGGTGGCTCACTGGTCGGGCTAGCCTGATTTGAACAGGCGGCCTCGCCCTCCCGAAGGGCGCGCGCTACCAAGCTGCGCCATAGCCCGGTCGAGGTGCAGCGAGTCGAACGCCGTATCTCCTGGTCCCAAACCAGGCGGGGCACCGCATCCCCTTCACCTCGTGGCGGGACAGCAGCCCACCGCCGCCTTTAAACCGTGGAGGAGGCCGGATTCGGACCGGCGACATCCTGCTTGCAAGGCAGGCGCTCTGCCCCTGAGCTACACCCCCGTGGAGCCTGCCGGAATCGGACCGGCGACCTCCGCCATGCCATGGCGGCGCGCTACCTGCTGCGCCAAGGCCCCCAGGTCCCCCAGCGTCCCGTGACCCGTTTGTGACCACGAGACCGGGGGACGCTGGGGGACTTTGCTGCCCGGCGTGCTGGTCTTTGGTGCTGGGGGGCACGATTGAGACCTGGCCGGGCAAGTCTTGCTGGCGGCAGGCCGGGCCGGCGCACATGGTTCCGTCCCGGGTCCTGCCGTCTTTGTACTGACACGCTATTGAGATATCAACCAGCTGGCACGTACACCCGCAGGTGGTGCTGGCAGGGCAGAAGGGATTCGAACCCTCAACCACCGGTTTTGGAGACCGGGACTCTGGCCGGTTGAGCTACTGCCCATCGCTGTATGCAGTTGCCGCCGGGCATAAGGAAAGCCGCCCGCGTGATGCTTTGCGGACGGCTCCCAGATGCCCCTCGGGGGGTGTTACCTGGGAGCCTCCTGGCGGGTCGCCAGGGTGCCGTGCGGCGCCCACGCCCTGCCGGGCACGGGGTGCCGTGCGGCGATGCTGGTGGTGCTGCCGTACATGGGTGTCCCTTTCGTCCTCACTGCTCCCAGGGTAGACCCTGTAACGGTGAGGTGACAATCACGTTACTGAGGGGGTCATGCAGCTACCGGATAATATTGCCCCGGTTTAGTATCCGCAGCATGGCAAACAGCATGCGGCGTCCTGGGTTCCTGCGGTGGGTCAAGCTGGTCAGGTCGCTCACGTGGGTTAAGTCCAGTCTCAGCTTCTCTAACGGCAACTGTGTTGAGGTCGCAAACCTTCCCGAGGGGGGGGTTGCGGTCCGTAACTCCCGGCACCGCCGGGGCCCGGTCCTGCGTTTCACGCCCGACGAGTGGGATGCGTTCGTGGGTGGTGTCCGCAATGGCGAGTTCGACCGGTTCGGCCAGTAGCCGGCTGCCATGAACTGGCGCAAATCCAGCCACAGCACCGCCCAGGGTCAGTGTGTCGAGGTGGTGGCGTGGCGTAAGGCCAGCCACAGCTACAGTCTCGGTCAGTGTGTTGAGGCCGGCACGGGGGCCGGGGTCGTCGCGGTCCGCGACTCCAAGGATCCTGCCGGGCCCCGGCTGCTGGTCAGCCCGGCCGCGTGGCGGGCATTCACCCGCAGCCTCCTCCATGACAGCAGCCGAGTTGTTCCCAGGGGCTGACCTTTCCACACTCGCCGGCCGTGACCGTGCCGTTCTTGCCGTGATGCATTACTGGGACGGTATTCCGTGTGACGTGCATGACCTGATCCGGGCGACTGGATGCTCCCGGAAGCGGTGTACTGCTGCTGCGGCCCGGCTGATCCGCGACGGCCTGGCCGAAAGGGTGTGTGGCCGGCATGGGCAGAAAATAAACCCCATCCACTACCGCATCACCGCAGCCGGATGTGAGGCACTGAACCGGGCCGTTGCGGAGGCTGAATGATGGCAGTTAACACGGCAACATCCCAGAAGGCCACTTACCGGCAGGTGTTCGCCGAACCCCAATTCCGGGCCTTGTGGGCCGGGCAGCTGGTCTCGATCACTGGTGACCAGTTCGCGAGGATCGCTCTGGCCGTCCTCGTGTACGGACGTACCGGCAGCCCGCTGCTGTCGGCTGCCGCGTTCGCTGTCACTCCCCTGGCCATGGGCGTTTCCGGTCTTTGCCTGTCCTGGGTAGCCGACCGGTTCCCACGCCACCTTGTCATGATCAGCAGCGACATCATCTGCCTGATCCTCGTCTTGGTCATGGCCGTCCCCGGCGTGCCGCCCGGCGTCCTCATCGCCTTGCTGTTTGCCGTCGGCATGGCCAGCGAACCGTTCCTCGACGCCCGGTCGGCGACGAACAGGAAAGTCCTCGGTGACCGGTTCACGCTCGGCAGTGCGATCACCCAGACCACCTACCAGGTTGCCCAGCTAGTGGGGTTCGGCGCCGGTGGCGTGATCGCCGGCGTCGCCGGCGTGCGGACGGCGCTGCTGATCGACGCGGCAACGTTCGCGGTATCGGCGCTGCTGGTCAGATACGGGGTCAAACCCCGGCCTGCGGCTGACAGCACAGCCCGGCCCGAACGGCCCGAACTCCTGGCCGGCCTGCGGGCCGTGTTCGCCTCCCCGCTGGCACGTACTGCCATGCTGCTCATGTGGCTCGCCGCGTTCTATGGCGTCACCGAGGGCGGCGTCATCGTGCCGCTGGCTCACCAGCTCGGCGGGGGTGCCCCCACGGCCGGATGGCTGCTCGCCGCCGTCACCGGCGCTACCGCCGCTGGGCTGGCCCTCTACGCCCGGCTCGCCGGGGGCAAACGGGCCTCCAGCTATGCCGCCATCCTCGCCATGGGCGCGTGTGCGCTGCTGCTGCTGTTCTTGCTGCCCGTCTCCCTGGCCGGCACGGTCATCATCCTGACTGCTTCGTGCCTGTGCATCGGGTACCAGCCGGTGGCAGTGAATGCGCTGATAACCGCCGTCCCTGACGAGCATCGTGGCCAGGCCATGGGTGCCTACGGGGCGGGGATGTACTTCGGGCAGGGACTGCTGTTCATCGTCGCCGGGGCGGTCGCGCAGCACGTGCACCCGTCGCTGGTCATAGCCGCGTGTGGTGGGGTGGGTGCGGTGGCTGCGGTTCCGCTGGTGTTCGCCTGGCGGAAAGCAGCCGCGGCACCTGCCGGCAGGTGAGCAGCACGGCCAGGGCGCTGAGCAGAACCCCGGTGACCGCGCCGGCCCGTTCGGGTATGGCGGCGGCGGCGAAGACCAGCCCGGCGGCGTAGCCGCCGATCCACCATCCCGCTGACGGCCACCCTTCGGCGGCCAGCCGGATCAGCGCCGCCACGTACGGGACGACGGGGATGGCGATGGCCATGGCGATGAGGTTGCTGGTGATACTCAAATAACTGTCCCGGGGTTGACGGTGTATGAGGTCAGGTGCGCTGCCCGCTGCGGTGCCACCACGAGATGATGCAGAGGATGACAAGCCCGGTGGTGGCGGCGTCGACAGCCGAGTTGTCGCCGCTGACCGCGCCGATGAGCAGCATCGCGATGTAGACAATCCAGGTGAACCGCATCCAGCGGCGGACCCAGGGTGGCCGGGCCTGCCAGAAGCCTGGCAGCAGCACCCGCACGACCACCGCCGCCCACACCGGCGGGTACAGGAGGGTGGCGGTGAACATCACCCAGTCGAATCGCGGTGTCATAGGAGGTCGATCAGTGCCTGGTCGGGGATGATGATGTCGCCGCGGACGGGCCGGCCACCGGCGTACCGGGCGGCGATGGCTTCCACCTTGCCGTAGATGCTGCGGGGCAGGCCGATGGCGATGGCGTGCCAGAACCGGCCCAGGTGCATGCCGGGCTCGGGCTGTTCGACGCACGGGTGCCAGCGTGCCCAGCCGAGGGGGCAGCTCGCCTGCCGGACAAGATTGATCACCTCTTCCGGGGTCAGGCTGGGATCCGCATCTGGCATGGTTCCCCCCTGGCCGTGGCGGCGCGGAGCCGCTGGGTGACTTCACCGATGTCGGTGCCAGGGAACCGGACCTCGATCAGCCACCCGGTGCCGCCGGGGTAGAGTTCGGGCGCGGACTGGTATTCCCAGCCGTCCCGCCACGGATAGGGCGCGGGTTCCCCGGTCACCTGCCAGTTCCGGGCCCGCCGGGTGAGGTCGTCGCTGAGATCAGGAGCGCCGGCCAGGTCACGCTGGAGAACCGCGTTCATGAACGGGGTGGCGTGCCGGTGGTGGAAGAACGTGATCTCCGTTTTGCTGGTGAGCAGGCCATGCTGGCAGCAGGACACCGTGACGATGCCCTGCCGCCAGCATTCGCCGATCAGGCCGGCGATCCCCTCATCGATGGGGATGGGCTGGTTGCCGAGCCACGGGCGGACGGGCTCGGCAGGGGTGACCAGCCGGGTGGCATGCCGCGGTGGTGGCTGCTTCACCCGGCTGGCTCCACCAGCTGCAGTTTCCCGTCCACCGCCGCCAGGCGCGCCTTGCGGGCTTTCGCCGGGCTGCTTTCGGCCCAGGCCAGGCACCGGTCCCGTATTTCCCGGGTGGGGAACCAGCCGGGAAAGTCTTCTGGCGTGCAGCCGCCACCTTTTGGGTCGAGCGCCCAGTTGCGTATCGCCTTGGCCAGGTCGGCGTTGCGTTTCCCTGCCGCGGCCATCAGCGGATGGTCCGCGCCGGGTGTGTCCTTGGTGCCTGGTTTGGCCCCGGTCTGCGGTTTGGCCGGCTCTCCAGCCGCGCTGGCGGCCGGGACGGGGTGGCGTGGCGGCTGGTGGGTGGGCAACCGGGCCACGTCCGGGTTGCTGCTGTAGAAGTCCTCGATGATCACGGCGGGGGTGCGGCCATGCCGGGGGATGTCGTTCTCGCTGTACCGGCCGGTGGTCAGCGCCCACGCCTTGATCTGCGCGTTGCGTTCGGTCACCGCGGCTTTCCCCGCAGCTTTAGACGCCTGCGGCGGCGTGTCCTGCGGCGTGCCCAGCGGCGGTGGCCCGCTGGCTTTCTTCCCGCGGCCGGGGCCGCGGACGGGCCGGGCAACCTCCCGGAACGGCAGGAGCGCCTTGCCGTACTCCTCGCGGCTGTCCGGGCCGAAATCGGCTGCGTACCACCGGCCTTCCACGTAGAAGTAGACGGTGTAGACACCGTCGGTGACTTCCTGCCCGGTGCGGGACTTGATCAGGTCGTCAAAGAACTGGATCAGGTGACGTTCACCCATGGTGTGTTTCCTTGCCTTGTCTGGTTGTCACGCATGGTGCACGGGCCGGCCATGTGCGCCGGGCCGAGTTCGGGATCGCCGGTCTGCCAGTGACACCGGCCGCAGTAGCCTTCCCGGACGTCCTCTGGGTGGGCGCTCCACTGGCCGCAGCAGGGGCAGACGAACACCGGCGGGTCAGCGAACATCAGATGCTGACGTCATCGGGCAGGGCGCTGGCGATCAGCCGGAGCCGGGCGACCACCTTCCGGTACAAGTCCTCAAACTGCTCGGCGTCCCACCAGACGGCATTCTGGCCGTCCTCCCCTGCGGTGCGCCGCAGGAACACCGCGAGCGCCTGCCGCAGCGGCATCAGCGGGTCACGCCCGACATAGGCGGCGAGGAAGCCGTCTTCCAGATCCCGGTCTGGTATCTCGCGGGGCTCGTCCCCGCGTTTCTGCAGCCTCATCCGGCCAGCACCCCCCCGTCCTGGTGCTGCAGGACGGTGGCGGCCATGTCCTGCATCATCTGCCCGACCGGGCTTTCATCCACCCGCCGGGCGTATTCCAGCCGGCAGGTACTCCTGGTGACGTTCGCCCCCTTCGGCGACTTGAACCCAGGCGGGTCCTCATAGTGCCAGTTGGCGTGCGGGTCGAGGTAGCCGCCGATCTTGGACAGCCGCCACCGCTGCTTGCCGCACCGGGAACACGTTTCGGTTTCGGTGACGCGGCCATCGGGCTGCGCGAAGTAGCTGACACCGCGGGGACGTTTGCCCTTCCGCAGGTCGTAGTCGGGCCACTTGTGCTTTATCCGGCAGGACAGGTAGTCGTCATCGAGGGCGTGCAGCCAGTCCTGCCCTTCGCCGGTGAGTTCGGCAACAGGCTCGTCTTTTACCAGAGCAAGCCGTCGCCCGGGTGGGTGAGGGTGACGCCGTCTACGTGTGGCAGTTGCTGTGGGCATGGTGGGCTGTTCCTTCCTTGTGTCAGATGCTGTTTCCTGGTGAACCAGCCGGCGAGACCGGGCCCCGGCCACCAGGTCGTGGGGATGCCCGTGGTGTGCGCGAGCAGCCCGCAATGCTGTGTCCCGTGGGTGGGATGCCGCAGCCCCCGCGGCGGTTTGCGGCATCCCGTGATGGTGCACGCGCCCGCGAACGCCAGGCACTCATCCGGGCGGGTGTGCACCATCTCCACGTTCCGCAGGATCGGGCCCCGCGGCCCCGAACCCGCCGCAGCGGGGTGGAACTCCAGCCGCCACCCGGATTCGGCGGCGACCTGCGCGGCGAGCCAGTCAAGCCCCGGCAGGGCGTATTTCTGCGGGCGTGGCATATGCACAGCCCGCATCCACGGCACGTATTCCCCCAATTGCGGGTCAATGGGGTCACACTGCCCATTCACCAGAGTGATCACATGCTCTGGCGGGCACCGGCCGGCGGCGAGCGTGAACGCCTGCCAGATCGCATCGATGTCGGTCCATGAACGCGACCCGGTGACCAGGATCCGGTAATGACCGGCCACAGCCCCCGCCTTCGTAGGTGGCGTCTGCCAGCCGGAATATCCACCGGCCACCGGGAAGCGCCGGCGTGTCATCAGCGCACAGGCGGCACAGGAAAACCTTGATCCGCCGCAACGGCCGGCCCTGCCAGTCATAAACGACCACATGGGTGGCCGGTGCCGTTTTGCACGCTTCGCAGGTGAGCATTTCCTGCGGGATCTCATGGGGGGTTAGCCGGCGTGGCAGGCCGGTGAATTCACGTACCGGATAGCACATCTGTTCGACTCATTTAAACGATGCCGGGTATTTCAGGACCGGTACACTCTCCCAACTCCGCCCCGGCCTGTCAACCAGTTGTGCCACATCTGGAAACAGCCCGTTCCGGCACTGGCACGTGGACGTGCCGAAGATGTCATGGGATACTGCCACCCGTGATCGGCGACGAGACCACGACCGGCGACGCAGGTGACCCCGACCTGCGGCGCTACCAGGCACGCCGCCTGGCCGCCGCTGGCGCCACCCGCCACCGCGACCGGGAAGAGACCATCCGGGCCGCCGCCGAGGCCGCTGACGACGATCTGAGGGCCGTCCTGGCCGAGGCCTACGCCATGGGGCTGTCCCACCGCGAACTCGCCGCCATCGTCGGCCGCTCCCACACCTGGATCCGCCGCCAGCTCACCGACAGCAACGCCAGCGACGACGGCACCACCGCCGCCTAGTCCTCGCCGCATCCCGCACACAGCAGCCCGCCACGCCCATCGGCGCGGGCCCGGTCCCCCCGGTGGATCACCACCACGCAGCCCGGCCCCGCGCACACCGTCTGGCACCGCGACGGCACCCACTGCCGGTACCCCGGCCCCCGGCAATGATGACACTCCCGGGCGGGCAGCCACCCCACCTCACAAAACTTTCCCGGCGTCCCCGGCAAGTGCTCCGGGAACTGCGCCCGGCACACGGGGCAGTTATCTGCTATCACGGCAGTCACGTGGTTATGCCGCAGTTTTTGCTGCATGCCCTTACCCTCCGTTCTCATGATTCACGGTTCCGCCGGGCCGGTCAGCCCGGCCACAATCTGCGCTTCCCGCGCCCGCTCAGCCAGCCGGGCCGCGATAAGCACATCCCGCACATCACCAACGGCAGGCACGCCATTGACCACCGGCTCCGGCAACGCCGCCGGCGTCGTATCCGCTTTCCCCGCCGACGGGGCGTAAAACAATTCAGCACCATCACGGATAGCGTCACGATTCACCAGGCCACCCCCCGTTTATTTTCCCCGCGGCTGCCGCCGGGCAGCCCGGTCCAGCCGGTCATAAACGTCCGCCACCTCAGCGGGCACCCGCCGCATCGGCGTCCGCTGGCGCACGTGCTCCAGCAGCACGATGAGGTCATCAACATCCACCGCGACAGCACGTGAGACACGCGGAAGCGGTGCCAGACGTTCAGCTTCCAGCGCCTGAACCGCACGCCGAAGTGCCGGGTTCACGGCACATCCCCGGCATCTTCGAGCGCGGAACGTGCCCGCGCCGCACCCCGCACAGCCACATCGGGGGCCGGCCGGCGTGCCCGGTCCAGCGGGTCACGGACGGCGTCCAGGAGTTCGGCGGGGGTGGCACCGGGACGCACCAGCAACCGTGCGGTGAACAGCACCACCTGCTCGAACGACCAGCCCCGCTGCCTGGCTGCGGCCATCGCCGGCACGAGCTGGTCCCGCCAGACCTGGCCGCGCATCGCCTCGGCCAGGTCCAGCAACTGTGGCGCCGCTGACGTGGGCATTTACGGCCTGCCCCCGTTCGGCAGGAACCGGGTGCGGGGGTCGTTTTCGCTGGCTATCGCCTTGCGGCAGTACGCGCCCGGGTTGGCCGGTGCCCGGCCACCGAGGATGGTCTCGATCACCCGCCGGGCCCACGTGTCGGTGATGTCCCACCCGGTGCGGTCGTGGATTGCCACCTGAATGTCCTTGATCAAATCCGGATCGGTTCGCGCGTTACGGTCTGCAGGGGATCCGACTACAGAAACCCCAGATCTATCTGGGATAGGGATAGGGGCGATCGGGGAGCGATCGGAGTCCGATCGCTCGGTCCGATCGGGGTCCGAGTCGCTCCCCGATCGGACCGAGCCCGGGGCGTGACCACACCACCAGCACCCGGGATCGCTGATCCCCCGGTTCGCATGCCACCGGATATGGTTGCCAAGTTTGCCGCCGAAAGACTTCTTCACCCCCGTCTCGGCACGCCGGGTGAGCACATTCACTTTCGTCTCCTGAAACTCCAGATAGTCATGGACCACCCAGCCGTCCCCGTCACGCGGGGCCGGGCACGTCTGCGATGGGCAGTCAAACCCGGAAACATGCCAGACTCCCCGGCTGACACATTCCGCAGCGAACCGGCCCGGGGCCCGCAACTGCGGGCGCACATCCCCCAGATCGGCTTTCTGGATAAACCCGTTCGTCAGGTTCCGGGAACACCAGAAAATCGCCGCCGTGTGCAGGCGGAACGCCGCATCCGACAGGCCGCTCACCTTCCGGTGGATCGGGTACTGGTCATCGAATGTAACCCACGGCATCAGATCCTCCCCGCCAGGACGATCAGACGGCCCGTGGCGTGATGATTCATAGGCGCCTCCCCGTTCCCTCGCTGGCGTGCAGGTAGTCATGCCGTTCTCCGTACCGTCTGACGTTCCCGTTCCGCGTGCACCCGGCCGGCCAGGACATGCAGCGCGAACGCCACCTGCTGCGGGACGCAGCCGTTGCCGAGCGCTTTCAGCTGGGCGTTGCGGGACAGGCCCGGCACATCGGTGACCCAGCCGTCCGGCAAGCCCATCAGCCACTCCACAAACCGCGGGCTCAGCCGTTCTCCAGTTCGTCCAGGCTCAGTTGGCCGGGGAACTGGCCGCCCGGTGACGGCCTCCCACCGGCGGATGGCGGGCCCGTAGTTTCCCCAGTTGACTGGGCTGCGTCCGTCAGCGTCGTCCCGTGGCCCCAGTCTGGGTTCCGGCCGCTGGAGGAATGGGAGTCCATCGCCGTCGGCGTCGGCAGGAAGTGCGTCACCGCGTCCGACAGCGGGATCGACCGTTTCGCCCCCGATTCCCGTTCCCCCCCCGGCGTCGCCGACACCCGGCCCCCGGTGCCCATCGACGCATCTGGGGTCGGCAGCAGCGCCGGGTCCTGGCCCAGCCACATTGCCGCGCTGGCCAGGTCGGAGTGGCCTCCCTCGCCCCGGGCCTGCCGCGGCCCGTGGTCCTTGCCTCCGCTCGTCCGTCTCTCCGGCAGCTTCCGCGGCCCACCCTGGCTGTCCGTCGCGTTCGGTGTCGGCAGGAGCTCGCACTCCACCTGGTCGGCCAGCGTCGGCCCGTGGCCGCCCTCCCGGCGTTTGTCTGGGTGCTGGCTCCCGCCGTTCACCGCAAGCTGGGCGGTTGGGGTTTTGAGCAGCTGC